ACGGAACCAGAGTATTTATAACAGCACGTAATTGACTGATGACGTACTGTTTTTATTTACCTCCGAAACGCAACTTAGCTTTCGTGGATAGCTACTCCCTACTTGCTGGGAAGAATACGTCTCACATGATATTATTATACCACAACCGTATTATTTTGTCAAGGGGCTAACCCCATTCCCATTCAATTTGTTCTTTAGTATATCCAAGTCTTTTTATGTCTGGGTCATTACAGAAGGATTCTGCTAATTCGTCGGTATCTTCTTCCTTTAAAAATTCTTCTTCATCCCTATAACCGAAAGAGTTCATATAGATAGAAATAGAATCTGGGAATATTTTACCTTTATATTCTCCGTCCATTTTGCTATAGTCGTCAGCTAAAATATCAGCATGTAGTCCTAATCCGTTCCAAACGTATAAAGCATCACCCATAGAAAATCTTAGATACCTAAATTCTTTGAGCAACTTAGCAAGTTCTTGTCTTGAAGGATTTTTAAAAACATCTATATTTGTTCCGCCATAATCTTTTCTCCAACCAAGAGGAGGTAATACTACACTTTTGTAGTACTCTTCTTTTAAACCGTGTTTTATATATAAGTTAAGTATCATACCACCTTTTTGTATCTTTTTGGGAGTATTACTAAAAGTCATGTTATCCCAGTCAGCTACATATTTTCCATCTTTTAGTTCTATAACTCCTCCGACAAGATATTTCCAATTTAACTTTTCTCCAGCTTTATTTAATTTATCTACAACGGGTTGGTGAAGAGCTGTTACATCCCAAACATAGACATCTTCATTTTCTAAATCTACAACAAATCTCATTCTAAATTTTTTATCAAAATATCCTCTATTATCTTTTATGTGATTTATATCTGATATAGTAGGATTTTTGAACACATCTGTTTCGTCATGTGTCCAAGGAAATTTATAGGAAGTTACATATTCTTCTTTTATTAATTTTAATATCTTATTAAACATTATCTTCTATCACTCACATCTACGATTAAAACTTTAGGTTTAACCCCTAGGATAAAAGCAGTATCTAATCTAGTATTACCCGACATAATTCTATACCCTCTGCTGAATTTTAGTACTATTGGGACAGGCATAGCTTCGTTGTTTTTAAATCCTTTTACTATCCTATTGACATCTCTTGGAAATTTATAGTGGCTCACAAGCTCTTTGAGGTCTTCTATAGAACTGGTTTGACTTCTATAATCTATTTTATCATCAAAGCTTTTATCTATCTCTACAAGTTTTCCTTCTTTAGCTTTCTTTATAAACTCTTTCTCGTTATCAAAGAGGCTCCAATTTTTAATATTTCTTATTTCATATTCCCAGTGATATTCCTGACTCAATTCTTTATCGTCAGGAAGTCTCCAAGAATTGTAGTCTAAGAAATTTTCTTTTATTATCTTTAGAATCTTCTTAAACATGTTATTTTCCAGTCATTCCTTTAACACGTTCTTCTATTTCATTATTAACCCAGTTAAAGTCTACTGTATTATATTTATCTAGTAATTTTCCGTTATAATGACTTAAATCCTTCAGTTTATCAAACTTAACTACTAAATCTTTTATGTCGTCAATATCTATTCCTTCTTTTATTTCTTTTATAGCATCTGTAAAAGATTCAGCCATTTCCATAAAAGCAGAATCGTTTTGAACTTGTTCTCCTTTTAATTCGTTTAATATATCAAATAAATCGTCATCATCAGCGTTTAAGTATTTTGTAGAGGAAACACCCTCTTCGGTATCTTCATAGTTGTCTTCTTCGTATATATAAGGCTCAACTAACTCTCTTAATTTATTTTCGTCGACACTACCAAAGTAGTGTTTTCCGCCAAGCACGTCTGTTATAGTATCTAGTAGACTAGGAGAGTATTCCTCATCCCTAATAGCTTCCTCTAAGTATTCCCTGAGTGAATCCAATTGATAAAATTCTGAATACTCTTCCCTAAAATTTTCATAATCTCCTCCAACCGACTCTCCCCTATTTCTGAGACCGTGTTCAAATAACCACTTACTTATTACATCCTCAGATATTTGTTCTGTTGCTTCTAGGATATATTCTCTTAGTTGGTTTTCTTTACTATCGTTAAGTTTTCCAGCCTGAGCTAGATATGTTAAAACTCCTATCTCTACTAGCATATTATCCAAGTCGAGGTAGTCTTCCAATAAACTTTCTGTAAGTTGTTTTAATTTTTTAAAATAGTTACTCATAAAAATGCTCTATTCCACTATGCTGAAAATAATAAATCCTGCCATCTTCACTTCTACCATATTGATAATCATTGGGGTATTTTTTCATGTCCAACAATACATTTTTATCTACATTACATTTACTAAAGAATTCTTCTTTAGTGATATCTTCCCCATAATAAGTAGCCTCATAATACCTCTTTTGGTCTTTTTTACATATACCAACACAGGTTTGAGTGAAATCTAATTTTTCTATTAAACTAATAATTTTTTTAAACATGTTACTTTCTCGAATATAATTCCCTAAGTTTTGATTCACCCCTCTTAGTGAGATAATATTTACCTTTCATATCTTTAGTTATGTACTGATTAGCTATAGCAGAATGAAGTTGCATTCTTATATCATTTATAGTTTTAAATCCTTCTTCTGGGCTTCTATGGGAGGCTATATTATAAAGGAGGGTTGTCATTCCTAAGCCTGTTCTATTTTTTGCAATATCCATAGGAATAACTGCTTCCCCCAAAATGTCTTCTGTTATTTTCTTTAATCTCTCAAGGGACATTATTCTCCTCCTCCGTCTCCACCATCCCCGTCTCCGTCATTATCATCATCCCCATAATGCCCTAAATAAGGGAATCCAATAATCCCCTTACGAGATTTTCTTTTCTTATGTTTTTTCTTTTTTCTCTTCTCGTCTATCTCTTGAGGAACTTCTACAGAATTACATAAAGCAATTATAGTATCAAAGGATTCTTTTTTTGAACTATATGCAATACCACTAGCTATCTCCTGAGCATGTTTCATATCCCTAGGAGTAGTATTTCCTATTTTTCCAGTACGTTCATATTTATCTAAAAGTTCTTTTATTATCACATCTTTAGATTTTCTTTTGTCTATCATTTTTACTTTCCTTACTAATTTAAACTAAAGCTTCTTGAGAGTAGGGCATTAGATTTTTTCTAGCATTTTTTATGTATAATTTGTCAGAAGAGATAAATGTTTCTAAATTTCCATATTTTTTACTTTTAATGAATATGGTAATCTTATCACTATCCATTAAATATTCATTTTTCATAATATTATTCTTCATCCTCTTTGTGTATAAAATTAGTAATAGAATATTTAACAGCAGATAATGTTTCGTCTGCAAAATATTCTTCATCAAAACCATCAAAACCATAATAAGGTTCACTGATTCTAATCATGTCCCCCTTATTCCTAGATTTAACATAGGAAGTTAGAAATCCATCATACTCCATGTCTTCATAACTACCAAAGTAATCTATAGTATCTTTTATATCGTCTAGGGTAAAATGGAAAATAAAATTATCGTCTTCACGAACTATATCGGGGAAATCATCTTTTATAGCACTCATTATTCCGTTGTAGGCTTCTGATTCAGTACCAGAGGTCTTAGCGTTTCTAGCACTACTGCTTATCTCGTCTAGCATTTCCTCTATATCATCAAATCCTGATTTCTCTTTAAGCTCTTCGAGGATATCATCGTCTCTTCTTTCATCAAAATAATTAATTATATCTTTCAGGGATAAATCAATTTTATACAGATACTCGTCTATGTTTGCATATCTTTCACTTTTTAAGTATTTTAGAGCATGTCCAATACTACTATCGTCTATATCTATATCGTAAAAAATGTTGGATTCTCCCGTCAATATTTCAGTGGCTGAGTCAGGGCTTACGTAATCTCCTCTTCCGCTTTCTGTAACGGTACTTTCTATGAACGAAGGGATATTTTCTTTATATGCTATTTTTTTAGTTTCTGGGTCGTATTGTAAATTACTATCAACACCTTGTACAAATTTATATATCTCTTCATCAGTATGTTCTTCTATCAGAAAGAACAATTGAGGAGCATGCTCTAGTATCTCTGGTTTTTCTTTAGTCAGATTAGCATAGAACATTTTAAGTGATGGGTTATAGTCTAAGAAATCCATAAGTTCTATACTACGGTCATCACTGTCCATAAAAGAACTTGTTTCAAAATGGAACTGATATTTATCTTCTGGGTCTTCTTTATTTATCATTATATACAAGGTTCCATTCCTTGTATAGTCGTCGTAGTATCCGCTATGTTTTCCACTAGCGGTACACCAAGCAGTTCCAGCCCCCAACTTACAAGATGCTTCATAGGAAGTAGGAGTCCAGACTTGCCACTTTTCATCTTCAAATAAAAGCTTGGCATCTTTCATGCCTTGCTTTTTTAATTCTCTTTGTTGTTGTCTGGCTGATAGTTCAGTATCTTCTCCAGATATTTGTTGTATAGCATTATACAAATCAGGAAGAGATTTAAATTGGAATATATCTTTGTTAGTAAATTTCTTTTTATTTTCTTCAAAAGTATTTAAATAATCTGTTACTTTATAGAAATCTTCTTCCTTTAAATTTCCTTTATTGTATATAGAAAGAATCCACCTACCGTAATTACCCAAATTCTCATTACCCCTATAGGTAGGGTCTAAGGCTATAAGCTTTCTAATCATATCTTCCTCTATGTTAGGAAAATATTTTTTAATCTCCGCAATACCCTCATATATTAATTTATCGACTAACTTTGTAATCTTATTAAAGTTCATATAACATACCCATCAAACATTTATCCTATTTATAATTTAAAAGAAATGTAGTAGAATTGTTCAAAAACTACTACATTTTATTTATTAAGTTTACAGCTACTATTTATGGGTTATTGTAGCTATCCTTAAGCCTCCATCAGTGGTAAGTCTCACATCATATACTTCAGGGTCTCCACCTTTTTTTAAATAGTCTTCTATGTAACCATTAACTTTCTCTTCTAATACATCTAATTGTAGGCTAGTTTGAAAAAATTTTACTCTCACTTTCTTTCTCCTTTTATAACTTTTGTTAAGTGTTTAATAAAGTCGTAAGTATCTTGTAAGAAATCTAAGGTTACTACTGGGAATAGTATTCCTTCATTTCCGTGTGCATCCGTTGTTCTGGCGAATACTTTCATCTCTTTACTTTCATCATCAATCTCGATGATGTAGCAGGAATCTTCGTAATATTTCATTAAGGTAAGTTACCTCCTGTTATTAATTGTCCCGAACAAGCCCAACCAGTTCCATTCTTCTGACAATCATTAGTGTAACCTTTTAAGTATATAGGGTAAGCATCGTTAGGAGAATCAACTCTATTAGCAACAATACCCGTAGATGTAATCCAGAAATAGAACACATCTTCTCCTGCAACACTTCTACCTTTAGCTCCATCTACGTTTACTATGATATCTCCACAAATATTATTCATGTGTTGTTGAGCGTAATCACAATTAGGGAATATCATTCTAGGCATTATGACTATACCATTAGCCAGAGCATACTTCTCATTATTAAATGTCTCTGGGAACATACTTCCGTCTTGTAATGATACATTTCTTAATCCAAGACTGTTATCATTACCTGAAGCTGTTTTAAGGACTATTAAGTATTTTTTTAAGAAATCACTATTTAGATTTTTTAAACTTCCGCCATTTTCGTTGGAAGCCAAACTTCCAGCATTACTTAATACACTAGCTATAACTTGAACCTGACTTCTTCTTTTAATGTCTCTTATTTTTGTTATTGTCGTGGGAATTGTTAAAGCACATACAACTCCTATAATAACTAGAACCAATAATGTCTCTGCTAAAGTAAATCCGCTTCTTCTTTTCATTTTATAATCTCCTTTTATTTAACCTTACTTAAATAGTATAGCAAAGAAAAAGGACTTTTTCAAGTCCTGAGTTACATAAGGTTAAGCTATTGTTACAATTAAATTAATTCTACTAACTTACTAAATCTATAGATGAATATTAAATCTTTAGGATTCTCTACTCCTTCAAAGTCGGGGAAATCTTTAAATAAATTTTTAATCTCCACTATCTGACTTCTACTAGGTATACCGTGGATAGAAAAACTTATAGTTACTTCGTAGTTTTCTTCTTCTGCATTAGTTATCTCTATGCCATGTTCTTTTAGTTTATCCTTGAGTTCGTCTACATATATTTTTAAGTAACCGTCTTCAAGTATACTTTTTAATTTCTTGTAGGACATCGGTTCTCCCCTATTTATTGAATACTTTAACGTCGTCGTCTTTTCCAGTTTTGAATGAATTGTCCGTTCTAGTTGATGTTACTATAGTTACTTCTATTTCATGTCTTCCTAATAAACTTAAGAATAGTCCGCTTGGAAATTGTCTTAAAAGTTGTTTATGTTGTCTATTCAAGTCAAGTAATTCCTTTTGTCTCATCGTGAAAGAATCTCTCGAAGAGGTAATAATATTTTGCAAGTTCTGAAAGGTTTTTGTATCTATGGTAGGACAACTCTCTTGAACCCAGTTCATAATAGCTTGACCAGAATCTTTACCCTTTCTTGCATCGGCATACCCTACGATAATTTCTTTAAGAGCATCTTTTTGACCCTGAGTTACCTGAGCCACTTGGCTAATCTTTTTCCACATATTATCATACTCACTAGAATTATCTTCTTGTTTAGTTTCAATAGCTGTTCTAAGGGTTACTTCTTGATTTGAATAATTTACAAACATGCTTCCGATAAAAAATACAGCCACTATAACTATAGTAATAATACCTAATAAAATTCTAACTAACATAATTTCTCCTTCTTTTAATTCTTTATATACTATAACATGATTTAATTTATTTTTAAAGTACTTGTTAAGAAATATTAATCTAGGTAATTCTCATGTCCTTTTTGAATTGCCTTTCTGGTTGTTTCATTATTTAAATAAACTAATCCACATCCAGAACAAACCATCCAAGGAATACATTTTAATTTTCTAGGCTTATGAGGTTCCCATTTTATCTTAGGTTGTTCATTCATTAATCTTTACCCGTATAAAAATATAAGGATGTTTCTATGGTAAAGGGTATTTCTAAGTTGAATAAAAACATATCGCAACATTTACACCCGTTTACATACCTAAACCAAAAGTCATCTACAGATATTGGTACAAGATATAATTTAAATTGAGCTTCCTTAAAGGGGATACTAATAGAAAACCCAAATAAACAATACTTAAATAAATATATTCTTAAAAAATCAAATATTTCCAGTTCAAACATCTTGTTACTCCGTTAGTTCTATCAAAGACCTTATTACTTCTATAGATATATCTCTATATTCTTCTGTATTTTTAGGGTTAAAACAATCAGCTACCAAATTTAATACTTTATTAAATTTTGAATAGGATTTCTCTCGTGTGTTGTCTATCATGTCTACAGGAATAAATAGTTTAGCAGAAGATTTAAAAGTAAATTCTATGCCAATCCACTCACTTTCTGAGTTTTCACTAAATTTACTTATCTTGATAACATATCCAGCTACTTCTTTAGTATCTATTATTCCGTTCCCTATTATATTTATTATCACAGCACAAGTTCTCTCATCATAGTGTATGTTGTTTTGACTCCTTTACATCTTAAGTATATTTCAAACTTATCATTTATATTAGTTGTAGAGTCATACCTATATTTTATAAATCCTACTCCAACACCATAAATAACACTAGAAGTGTGTTGAAGGAATAAAGGTACGTTATTATTTTTCAATACTACTAACACTTTAGAAGCAGGTTTATTAGCTTGTAGTGTCTTCATCAATTCTCTGGTATCTTTACCATACTCTTTTATCTTTTCTGCATTAGGTTTTTTCCAATCCTCTTTAAATAGAACTACATCAAAAGAATTATAAGCCTCAGAGGATATGTCTGAATTTTCCACGTATGGATTTATATAGGTAACTACATTACCTTCCCAGATAGATTCTTCGACTTTTAAAAATTCTATTAAAGAATATAATTCTAATTCTATGTTCATCCAATAAGTTCCCTCATAGCTACAAACTTAATCATGAACTCGCCATAACTTTTTATATCTTTGAATATTTTTAATTTACAACCATCTTTTATATTACTGTTTATAAAGTTTTCTGCATCCCAATTATTCATAGTATTCACTAATTCACAGTTATGGTCATAAGCTACATAACATAATGATGTTACGTTCTTAATAACGTAATAAGTTTCTTCGTCATATACCAAGTAGTAATAACTAGGGTTTATATCTTTTATTTTACGCATTGATTCTCCTAATAAAAATAGAGTTGTTGCCAACTCTGGGGAAAGGGAAAGGGATTTATTATCTTATTAATTCTTTCATCACTCTCTCTCTATTCACACAATCTTGATTATGGTATCTTTTGCTACTGTACCACATTCCTGTTTTTTCTTTGATATTAATACAACTGCTTCCTTTATCTATCCATTTTTTGCACCCATCACACACAAATGATTTTCTACTTTTCTTTACGTAGATTACCTGTCTTCCGTCAGTATCCATTAAAGTTTCTCTCCACATAATATACAATGATGATTCATTTGACAAGTGTAACAAACATTAGTAAAGCTAGTTTTAAATTTTTTCTTACATACTTTACATTTTATCTCTATAGCTTTATCTCTTTTTATCTCTTTGTCTTTACACTTAGAACACTTCATGATGTCTGCTTTCTTTTTTGTTATGTTATTAATATACCACAGCTTATTAATTTTTACAAGGGGTTTGTTAATAAATTGTTACATTATTCAACAAGTTCTATCATAGTTTTCCTAACACGGTTTAATTTTTCCATAGTGCTCTTAGCTCTTCTTTTTACTTTTGCCCTGTCGTACCCAGTAAAAGTTATAAATGTTTTATCTTTAGAAGCAATACTCTTATGTAATTCTATCTCTTCTATCTTTCTGATGTCTCTGGTTGGTACAAGTTTAGGGAAGTCTTCGTCTTCTTCTAGTTTTATCCCGTCTTTGTCTTCACTTGCTTTTATAGTACAAGGAACTCCTACAGAATAATCAGAGTATTCATCAGGTATAAAATATTCTACTCTAGCTATAGAAGGAATTTCCTCCTCTTCAAATTTAGCATTGTATTCATCTCTGAGTCTATTAGCTTCGTAGCCAGAGGTGAATACTCCAACAACCTCTATACTGCTGGCAGAGTAAGAACCGTAGTTAGATTTATAGCTACCCATAGTAATCCACATGTTACGAACATCTTCATGGATTAGATATAAAGTATAAATAAGATTATCTTTCATTATTCTACCAGCTCCTGCATTGTTTCATAGTGTGGAAAAGCATCTAAAAATATTTCAGAATGCCATATAATCATACTTACTAATTGTTCGTATTCTATTTTATTCATGAATTCTTCTTTAGCTTCTTCTAACATCTCTGCCTTATATAAAGCTCTTGACATCACGGGGGTTAAATTCGCTTCTGTTTCAAAAACCTTATCGGGGAGTAACTTAAGATTCTTAAAAACATCTTGAGCTATTAAATTAGCCGTAGCTTTAGTAGCCTCTCTACAACTGGCTACTTTCATTTGGGGATACCCTCCAACAAATCTTGTTCTTACCTTAACTTCCATACCCCATATATTACGCATTGCCATATCAATACCCATAACGTACTCAGAAGATTTTGTAGTTTTTACTATAGGCTTGGGAATATTATTTTTACCGTACAAGTTATTATTGTGAACGTGCCCTAATTTATTTAAGTGCATTCCAAAAGGCTTTTTACCCATATATTATTTCCTTTCTAAAATTAGTATAGCAAAGAAAAAGGACTTTTTCAAGTCCTAGGTCATGAGTATTAAATTATTGTTACAAATTATCCTTTAAATCTTTTTTCTTCTTTTAATTCATGTATCATATCGTATTTAAGCATTATATCTTTCCATTCTTCATTACCCTCAAACATTTCACATCCTATACCATGTCTTCCAGATAACATAAAACTCTCTGTTTCGTTATATGTGAAAGAACATACATAACAATAGGGAGTAGAAATGGATTTTCCGTTGTGCCACGGGTGCCCGCACACAAGTCTGTGGTGAGTACATTGACAACAACAGCCTATACAAGGTGCCCCTGTTGAAGGCTCGTAAGTATAGTGAGGAAATTTATCTATATTATATTTTTCTACACCCATAATCGTAATCTCGCTAAAGATTTTGGTAATAAACTTTCTTCTATAGGATAAATAACTATTCCTGTGAGAGTTCTACCATTAAATTCGGTAAATCCTTCATCAATAATGTCATTATATGCGATATTATTGTCTTCTAAAGTTTTTCTAAGATTGTTTAGTTTCTCCAAAGAAGAAACTTTTAATAATATTTTTCTTCTATATGATTCTTGCACCCACTTAGCGTGGTTATCCTTTGCACCAGACCAAATAAGGTCAGTTCCATGTCCAACTTGTATTCCCAACTTTGAGATGGACATATTTAAGTCTTCTCTTAATAAAAAATATGCTTTAACGACCATAAGATACTCCTAAAGACATTCTTTTATAAACATCATATCTTGGTATAATTTTGTAAGTTTTCTTCATATTTTATCCTATATGGGTTATTTAATCTACCTACGTACTCATGGGAGTAACATAATCTTCTGGTATCTAGTTTCATGTGATGCCATAAATCTTTTTTACTTTGTTTTTGAGACTTCTCCCTACTTTTTAAATTTGTGGAAGTGGGTCTCCACAAACTACTCGTTTGTCTATACTCCCCCATTCTTATATGAGCTGTTTTAGAAAAATATCTATATCCCTTATTTAGAAACATTTCTCCAATGCTATCAGAGAATCGGGTACCTATTCCCATTCCTTGATAATCAGGGAGAACTACCAATCTACTTTCTCTAAATTTATTCCTATTATCTCCTTCGTATAGAGGAGGAATTCTACTAGGTAAAGATAAATTACCAGAAAACACTATTTCTTGATTTCCCCACAATCCCACATAACACTTCGCTGCTATATTCATATCATTATTTAGATAATGATGTTTTGAGAACAAGTTCCAAGTTTTATAATCTGTCTCATATATGTCGATTTTGATTTGAGGTCTACATCGAAGTAACCTCCGTTCGGTTAGTTGTCCAGAATCAGTATCAAAAATCCAATCTGGGTCTAACCACTCCACTATATCTCTATGACAACTTGATATAGTTATGTTCTTTAAATTATTCTTCCTTATATACTTAGATATCGCAACAGAACAAGCCTTAGCTACATTTCTATCTACTACTGAAGTGAATTCATCTATAATAGCATTATCTCTTAAAGACATAGCTAACTCAGCCCTGAATTTTTCTCCATTAGATAAAACATAGTAAGGTTTTGTCCAAGAAGGTATGGTGTTTAGACCAACTGCTGATAATTTATCTATAGCTTCTTCAGGAGTATCAAAATGACTCGCAATACATCTATCATAATCCCACACACTATGGAGTTCTTTCCCGAATTCTCTAAGAAGCGTAGTCTTCCCACTACCCGAAGAACCCACTATTAAACCTACATTATAGTTATTATCGCTTAGATTAGGTTTTTCCCAACAATTAAATATATTAACACCACTAAATTCATAATCAAAACATTTCGATATTTTTTCAGTGTATTCATCAGTTTTAACAGTACATTTAACTTGTCTCACCGATTAACCTCTCTCATCAAACTCTTCAGTCATCTCTTCATAGAACTCACAATCTTCCATGGATTCTAATATCTCTTCACAAAATTGTTTTCTTTTGATACAGAAGAACTCTAAATCGAAGGAGTAACCTCCATTATCCGTACTTCCTTCTCCAATTGTTTTTAATTCAGAGTAGCTACAATTAGAACAATATTTTACTTCCAAACAATCTCTATCTCCACACATGAATATACTCCTTTTTAAAAACATTATACCATGAGATATTTAAAATGTCAAGCAATAAAAAAGTAGTTAAGTTTGTAGGGCAAACAGCTACATTTTTAACTACTATAAGAGAAAAGGCAAAAAATGTGTATACTTTTATTATACCACTATTTAGTTATTTGTCAAGTGATAATATTATTCTAATTCTATTAAAGTTATATCATAGTCTTTATTAGTCTTTTGAATTCTTATTTCGTAATCTGGCTGAGATTGCTTAATAGTGTCTAGCATATCTTTATTATTTAATTCCGCTTCAAAGTCAGGTTCATTTCTTTTATAGAGACTTTTGGCTACGTGAAAGGTATCCCCATCTACTCTGGTATAAACAAAATCAGTATCTCCCTTTGTATTTAAATAAAATACATTCTGCACTTCTGGAAATACATAATCTAGTCCTCGAGGAGGAACATCTGATTTTATATAATCTAATAGTTCTAAAATTCTTTTTAACATAGTTTACCCACCACTTCTCCAATACATTCTACCAATGTTTCTTCTCATTTAAAATATAAAAGAAACGTCATTTATCATGACGTTTCGATAACCCATTACACCTATAGTGTAAGTACTCATGGCACTTGGGAATTAGTCTTCCATTAGGTCTAATTGTTTGAGAATAGCTTTTATACTTTCATGACCTAATTTTAATTTTTGTTGTTTATTTCTCTTGTCTGTTAATATGTCTTTATATTTTTGGAATACTTTCATAACATCATTAAAGAATTCTTCAGACTCCTCGAAAGGCTTTTTAAAGTCTTCCATTATATCTTCTATCTTCTCTTCTTGGTTTTCGTCTAAATATATCTCATTGTATCTTAGATTCTCTTCCGCCATCCACTGTGCATTACTTTTTATACTTTCCCCAATATCTCCAAAGTCAGATTTTAATTCATAGTATTGAAAAGGAACCCATAAGTATTTAAGATAAGAACCATGAAAATCTTTTTTCTCATATCCTACTATATCTTCTATCTGTTTTATAGTTTCCGAACTTATAACACCATATCTATGTAGTAAATTAACTAAATCTCCGTGCATACTTGGATACAGAGTTAAGAAAGAATCGAGGGACTGTTCTCTCATATTAACATCAAAGAATTTTTTAACATAACTGGATATTTCTTCATTCTGAGTTAAAGACCTCCAGATAGATTCTTTAGTTTCGTCTGCATAAACAATATCTATAAAATCTGCTATATCACTATCCATCTCTTTCATCAGGTCAGACAACTGAACTTCTTGATAAACCCAATTATCTTTTACTTTGAAAGCATATCCAGTAAGTTTGTTCATCCCCTCGGATATAGCTTCACTAGAGGGGTTATCTACTAACATAAACAGTTCAGGGTGCTCTTCCAGATGTGCTTCTGCCACCTCGGAGAAGAAATCTTTAAGACCTTTATGTTCTGATAAAAACTCTAATAGATTTATCTTCCTATCATCTTTATCCATAAAGGAACCTGTTTCAAACTGAAATTGATATTTTTCAGAAGGGTTTTGATTATTTATTATTACGTATAGAATACCTTGTCCACTATAAGTATCATAATAAGACCTATCAGAAGTAGAAGCAGTACACCACCTAGTTCCAGAGCCTAGGTTACAAGATGCTTCATAACTGTTAGGATTCCAAACTTGCCACTCTTCGTCCTCATAAGCTTTTTCTGCCCTTTGAAAACCTTGTTTTTTAATTTGTCTTTGTCTTTGTTTATTAGATAAAGCTAGTTCTTGGTCTTGAACAGAATCCAATCCTACAGCTAAGTCGGGTAATGTCTTGAATTGGAATATATCTTTATTAGGAAATTTCTTTTTATTAGCTTCAAAATCATTTAAGTACTCAGTAACTTTATAGAAATCTTCTTCCTTTAAATTATTAGTAGTCCAAAGTTTTAATATCCATCTGGCATAATTTCCAGCGATATCTCCTCCTCTGTAGGTAGGGTCGAGATTAACAAGTTTCCAAAACAACCCATTATCAATAGCTGAATAGTACTTGTTGTACATATCAGATAAACCTTCATTCATGGATTCGTCTTGGGAATTATTCGAGTTAGTTATTTCTACAGTAGTATCGTTTTGAAAGGATACTTCTTTTACTCCTAATTTGAGAGCTATCTCTTTTATAAAATAGGAATCCATCAGTTGAGAGATAAATTTATTTTTAAATTCTTCTACATCTGAATCTGAATAGTAACCATCAACATCTAAAATTAAATCTTTTTTCCAATAATATAGATGCAATTGGATTCCTTCTAATCCTAATTGTTCCATTACGTCATGATGTAATGCTTTAGCATTCCACACGTAGTAGTCATTATCCCAGACTAACAGTCTAATAGCTCTATTCTTATAAAGCATATTCTTTATTAAATACAAATCTGGATTATGTTCTACTGGATAGAGTTCACCATCTACGTCAGCCTCAACGTAATCAAAGAATTCTTCAGTTACCTGTTTCAGTTTCTTCTTTTTCTTTTTATGTTTCTTAGGAGATTCTGGATAAATAGCAAGATTAGTAGCAGGAGGATATGATATTTCCACATCTCCCTTTAAGATACCCTCAACTATTTTTTTAACTTTATCCAAGCCCATTAATTATTCTCTTCCATCAATAAAAGATTTTAACTTGTTAATAAAGGGTTTTAATATTCTTCTTACTTCCTCGGAGTCAGAATCGGTACTCATAGAATAGTATAGACCGTCTTCTATCTCCTCTAATTCTTTTACTAAGTCAGACAACTCCGAGCTGTCTTCGTAGTTGTATCCCTCATTTACTATCTTTTGTATTTTTTTAAACGACATTTTAAAACCTCAAACTATTCTATTCTTAGTATACTCTTTTTTAATACGTTCCCTCATTATACCAAATTTGGATTCTCCAAGAGAGGATATCAGGGCATCTTGTATACCCCTTAAATAATATTTATTCTTTTCTGATTTATGCTCTCGATAATCATAGTATGCTTTTCTATATAAGCTTATTGCGGATTTATCCATAGCATCTCTAGTAGGAGTACCCTTATTTGATATCTCCTCGAACAGCTTTGTGTTTTCTACATTTTCCAATATCTTCTTGAACATTTTAATATCTCAGTATCATTACCGCTTGTTTTACTTTAGCATTAAAGTAATTTCTACAATACTCTTCTGCCATTTTTTCGTCATAATTTTTACAGGAGTAAATATTTAATGAAACCCTATTAAGATTATCAAAGGTGTGTATAGTTATATTAGATGTTTTTAAGAATAATACAGTGGAACATCCTTTAAGGTGCTCAAACTCTTCAGGTGTTTTATCAGGGTCTTGTACTGTGTATTCCCAAGTATGTATTTCTACCGAAGTCATATCTATGAAATCACATAAATCTTGGGTAAACTTCTCTACTCTGTCTTTATTGAAATCTTTTAAATTACAATTGTGTAAATCCAAAATTAATTCTTTTCCAAGTATCTCCCCCGAATTTATTTTATCTTGTATTTCCGACATTTTAGTATTCCCTCAACTAATGCTAAAAACAATAATTATCTATTTAAAATATAAATTAATCAATTGTTTTTTAACACTAATTTACTAATTCGTGCATGGTGCCAAATATCTCTACATCTTCTTTAGAGTATACATCTACTTCATAGACACTTCCCGTATTTCTACTAAGCCAAACTTTTATCCTACTTTTCCAACAGGGTCTAACTCTATCGTTTACTAAATTAATAACACTGCGGAAATAGTTGTATATATCATTTATGTTTTCAAATTCCCATACCCAATAGTTATTATTAGGCATAGTTTTAATAACTAAATAAGAATTCCCCAAAAAATTCCTAGATATTCTTATGTAATATTTATTTTCCGTAGCCTCATCTATGGAAGTTATTCTTTTCATTTTATTAATTCATCCATCATCTTTATACTGATTATCTCATCTATATTATCCAATTCAAATATTTTAATGTCATAGCTTCTTAATCTAAATCCATACTCAAAATATCCTATCTTACCCTTAAATACGTCTATCAGGAGACCTTCTGTTAAAATAGTATTATCCTGTCTGGGATTTCCGTAACGATATTCTCTCCATTTACTTTTCTTTCCTCCGCAGGTGTAAAAGAATCTATACTCAGGAAACTTGGAGAGAGAAGAATCCCAATGATGCACTCCAGTTTTCTTATAACAGTATACTTTAAGGGGATTTAATTTTTCAGGAGGGTCTATAAGTCTCATTATTGGATTAACTCCTGCATATACTTTCTAGCTTCCCTAAATTTATAGGATAATCTAAACCTATGGCACTTCTGGGCATTTCTTTCATATCTGGCATTATGGCAAGGCTCGGATTTACTTTCATTATGCTCACATATTCTACACGTCCTATAGATACATCTACTTGCATTACACTTAGCTTTTCCTCCGTTACAGTTTACACAACTCATCCTATAAGTTCCTTTATCATTAGATGATTTTTATATTCAGTATAGGTCATACATTCGTAAGATATTAATCCCCCATCTTCAGAGTAGACATCAATTACCTCTTGTATACTTGTGTATCGGGTATCGTGAAACTTACCTTGGTAATTGTACAAAACATACAAATATTTACTCCTACTCTTCTGTTTATAAATAGCAACATCGTCAGCTTCATCACTGCTGAACCAAGGAGCACGTACTCTTAATTTGTGATATACCGTCATGATGTTAATTCTTCCATAGTACCCATCGTCAATACATAGTCGTCCAATTCTTCTTCACTATCAAATTCAAATAGCTTTACCCTAGAATCGTATACCTGTTCCTCTACGAACCATCTTTCTAATTCAGAAATTCCAGAGAACTCAGTTCTTCTAAACTTATCTGGTTTCGTTTGTTGTTTATAGAATACTTTACCTTTCTTACTTATCTTATAAGTAGCCCAAGTATTACCGCTAAGTATTCTACTATCGGGGCAATATATTAAAGTATAGGAATTTAATTTTAGAAATCCTCTTATCTTTATTTCTTTCATGATATGAGTTCTCTCATAGTTTTATAGTTATCTACCGCTTCCCAGAATTCCTCTTTGGTTATTTTAGTCCAATTCCTTTTAGCCAACTCACTGGAACCTGTTGTAGTTAGAGTATAATATTTTTTAGTAAATATCTCATTGATATGATAGCTATGTGTTAGCCCCCAGTCATTTATTAAATGGACATATCCATAAGGGTCTCTGTAATACTCCGACATTATTTCCTCTTAATTGTAACCTATAGGTTACATTTTACTCTACTGATTGTAACCTATAGGTTACATTTTACTTTATTATCTATAGGTTATATTTATTATTTAAAAACATAATAGATAGGTTATAATTTTAAGATACCAACTCCTTCATCATAAAGTAACTATTGTAGTGAGACTCGTTTTCAAACTCTAATAAGTCCATGTGAGGTTTTTCATAATAAACATGAGCGTACCCAAAATGCTTAGTTAGATAAGAAACCAGATGATTTACTTTTAAGCAATGCCATCTACCCTTATCGTCTTTAAGATAGATACCGCTCTTATCTCTTTTTATAGCCAATTCTTTAAAGTCGTCATTTTTAAATAATGTGGTAGGGAAAGCTATAGCATAGAATTTACCTTCCTTGAATAGCTCACTAGGAATTTTATAATTCTTAGTTATGTTAGATAGTTTAATCTTTTTGACTTTATTAGTAATTTTACTCATTCCGTTAGTTCCCGTATATGTTTCCACTTAGCCATACTTTCGTCATCTATCGTAAGACAATCATAGGGACAATGTTCTACTGCCTTTATTATCTTTAGTTCATTACCTTCTATGTTCTGCTCCTTTATCTCTATCAAGAAGAAAGAACGAGGGCTATCTATTAGAAAAACTTCAGGACAATAATACTCACAATGCTTACATAGTTGGCATTCATCTCCTATGTATATTATCATCTGACAAGTTCTTCCATAACTTTGATTTTATCTATCTCTTGCTGAATCATAAAATCGGGCATGTCGTGAAGTTTCTGAAAATCTTCTCCGCATAGATTATAAATTCGTTCTATTATCTTGAATTTTATTGCATCGGAAGTTATCCTAGATACATGAGAGTATAGAAAGGCTGTGCTTATACAATTAAATATCTCTTCCTCGTAGGTCTTCTGAACTATCAATTTTAATAGTTCAGTTCGTAAAGGGTCTGAAATACAATCATCTGTAAAGAATTCAATATTTATACTACATTGAATTTCACCATGTATACTATTAGTTATTTCTATATCTATCCTTGGATTTATCATGTTTCTATTTCATTCTTAAAACTAGAATTATTCCTGTAACTGTGAATATTGAGAAGAAGGCATACGAGAATAAAAACAATCCTACGGAGTTTATTAATCCTGAGGATATTCCCCAGAATAGAGACATTATAGGAAAGGCTATAAGAGCAATAATAGTATACACTATTCCAACAATCTTATGGGTTCTTATCTCATTTTTTATTCTTATTATTAGTTGTTCCTTAGAAGACCACCCATTTCCTACAAACCCTTCCACACTTTTAGCTATGGACAGAATCTTAAAAGCTTTCTCTTCTATTTTCTTTTCGTCTACAATTTTGGATTTCAGAAATTCCATTATTTCTGCTATTTTTTGTACTACTATTAAAGATAGTTTAATCATTTTATTCTCCTTTTTAATTACCTACCTACATAATATCATAAATGTTATTATTTATCAAGTGTCTTCGAGATTAATTACTTAACTCTAACATGACTAAAATACTTTCTAGTTCATCTAAACTTTCAAATTCTTTTATTATATTACATCTCCAATCCTTTTTAATAGTTGATAACACGTCTTCTCTACTTTGACCCTCTAATAAAGTATTTGCTTCCTTATTTAAACCAACATCTAATGCTAAATAAACCTTGTTATCTTTAAATTCATAAACAACCATAGCATCATTTAACCAACCTGTTAGTAAATAGCTCATAGTGTCAATTCTTTCATTACATAGTATTTAAATATACATTCTTCAATTTCTTCCTTAGCTAGGAAAGACCAATCTATTAGTTGTTCCAAGCTTCGTTTACCATTACCACATTCAAGTAATTTATCTAGTCTTTCATCAGAAATACTCCAATTATTTTTACCTAAATAACACGACAATATCCCAGACCAAACATTTAATCTATAAAAGGACTTATAATTATAACCATTGTCAAATAAATAATATACGTAGTCTATAGGTTTCATAAAGTTAGTTCCAACATAGTAAGCATGATATTTACTCTATTCTCATCTTCTATTACTTCTCTTTTAATACCCTTTTTAGCCAGATATAACATATCATCATAAGATTTTACCCACATTCCATCATCCTGCAATTTTTTATTAGAATAACGCTCAAAGAATACATATTTACCTTTTTCGTAAAAATATGTAGTATGCTTGATTCCTTCTATTATTTCTATAGTAATAAATCTTCTCATTTTATCATCTTATTCAAATTATCTAACAAGGATTTTATAACTGGGTCTTCATCTCTTTCGTTATCATTTTCTTGAATTAATTCTTTCATCATATCTGTTTTCAGCTTGATATTCTTCTCCCTAATATCGATATAGATATTTATAACGAGGGGTACCCCAACACAAGCCAATGTCATTATTATATAAACAGCAACTCCTATTCCGAAAGCTTCCATCATCTCCAATACCACTCATCCCAGACTTCTGATTCGTCTTGTGTCAATTCATTCATCATTCTTCTCTTAAGCATATCATTTTTGTATTTTCTTTCTTGTATCCAAAAATTAAGCATACTTATTCCCACAGTAGTAAAACATACTACCCAAGCCCCTATATGAGCTTTTTCACTATGCAGAGAATTAAGATATGCTATTATGGTACAACTAATAACACATTGTATTAAATTACCGTATTTCTTTATTTTTTCAATTTGTTTTTCGTTGAAAGTTCGTAACATGTTTTAATTAATTCTAACTCCTTCTGTTTTTTCTCATAAAGGTATTTAATAAATTCCAGAGTATTTTTATCACTTGAAACTATGTTGACGTGAATACCAAATCCATCCGAACAAAATGGTTCGTAGTCATAAACCACATAACTATTGTATTTACTTTTCCATTCAACTTTTTCTATACTTGCATTTTCTTGACCCACTAGATTAATCAAATCATCAAGAACTTTCTTATCGGGCACTTCAATTTCTAAACTATGTGTCATTTAAATACCTCTTATCTCATATACCTTTTTGAATATAAGATATAGGATACGAAAGAATAGCTCCTACTATATGAGGTATCGTTGCGTATCCCCTACCTATTTATAATACTACCATAAAAAGAGAGAGCCGTCAAGACTCTCACTGTAAATATTAAATTATTGTTACAATTTATTTTAATGTGGCTATTCGGGAACCATCACTGAAACCAAATTTCTTTTCTTCATTATTCTTAGTTGCTTCTTCGACTTGTCTTTTCTCTGCCTTCTCCGCAAAGAAAATCATTTCGTCTAACAACTGTTCCGCATATCCTCCCTCTTTAGCCTCTAGTAGCCACTTTGAAATTTTCTTATCATAAGCTTCAATCTCGCTGGAAGCTCTGAATTCTAATATTCCTTTTAGAAAATCCGACAATTCCAATCTCCTTTAACTATTAATCTGTTTCAATTCTTTTGGAGGATTTTTAAGAGTCTCCAGTTTTGTACTGTATCTGTTGAAGGGGTGAGAACGAAACACAGTCTTACCTTCTTTAAGTTCTTCCACATTATCTATCTTAGTGAATCTTGTCCAAGTACCATCACTATTTTCATAGATAACCATGTCGTCGAGATTTTCTTCTAATCTTGATTTTTCTTCTCCGAGTTTATCCATCTCATCTTTTATTTGTTTTAATCTTTCAACTTTATCTTTCATGTTCTTCCTCTACTTTTTTGTAGGGTTTGCTTCCGAGCATCTTATGAAATAACCAAGGAGCTAGACCCCAAGGTAAACTTATTTTATAAAATTCACAAAAGTCCCAAATATATGACCAGATATTATTCTTAAAAGTAAACATTAATCTCTTAATATTCCTATAATATCTCTTTCAGTAATAATCTTATATGGTTTATGGTCTACTTTTATTTCAACACCAGCCATTCTATTAAATACAACTGTATCTCCTACCGAGACTTCAGGTTCAATTCTAGCACCATTGCTAAGAACTAGACCAGTTCCTACAGCTATAACTTTAGCTTTCTGAGTTGTTTCTCTTTTATTTGTAGATTCTGGTAGAACAATTCCACCTTGGGAGACAGCTTCGCCATCAAAAGGTTCAATAATAATTCTATCACCTATTGGTTGTAATTCTGACATAGTAATTTCCTTTCATACTAATATACTTCTACATTATACCATTTTGTGATTCTATTGTCAATCCTATAATTCTTCTATCTTTAGTTTAAATTTTTCTTCAAACCAATCAGCAAATATTCTTCTATGACAAAATTTATTCTTACCCTCATAGCAAAGAAAAAGATAAAGAGTTTTCTCCTTGTGCATTTGTTTTATTATATTTAATACTGCTCTGCCATCAGTAGAAGTTTCAAAATATTTTTCAATTCCTTTTATATACATTTCTTTAAATTTATCTTTATTTATTGCTTCTGCTTTATGTAGATTAAATAAGGTTTCAGAAGGGTATAAACAGGGAAGTTTCCTAGCTTTATCTGTAATTTCTCCTCTAGGGAAAGTCCTAGAAATTATAAATAATATTGTTTCTTTTGGAAATTTTCTCCAGTTAGCGTAATAGGATGTACAGATAGTCATGGATTAGTCCTTATGAAATTTATTACAATTACCACAATATTTATGTTGTACGTCCATTGGATGATAAGAAGTTTTATTGCAGATTAGACAAGTTATCCTAGGCATAAATCTTAGGGTAGAACCTGCCATATCTATGAAATATGTTTTTTTATTTTCCACAGCTCTTCTCCTAGGAATATTATATATCCACGATATTAGATATAAAAATGATATAGAAAATATTAATAAGAATAGTATAAAACTAGATATCATGATACTAACTCCCTTAATGTCATATAAGATAAGAAATGGTCTTCATCTATTTCCTCTAACGACGTATAGGCTGATTTCATTGGTATACCAGAATGCTCCCAACTATGTTTAACTTCGTCCCAAAAGTATAGAAATCCAGTTGGAGAAGTCCTATAATAGGAGGAGCCTAAATTAGTTGTATATTTAAAATATTTAGCCACTCACAAGTTCTCTCATTATTTTTAATTTTTCTATATCATGAGTATTGTCTATTATTTTATAACCCATGTGAACTTCTAAAAAATTTCTTTTACCATAATTTTTAATATCACCGTTATGATTAATTATATACCAACCATTAGATGTATAGTTTCCAGTATAACTACTTACATTACATTTAATTAACCTAGCTAAATAATTTCCTTCTATCTTAATTATCATGACTTTACCATCTGGGTCATGAACTAAGTAGAAAGGTTTTCTTCTAAGACTTTCATCAGGCATTTATATCACCTACTAATTCTTTCATAGCATGATAAGCTCGTATCTCATCTTTACACTGTTCTCTTGTAAGTTCTACAACGTGTCTATCTCCGAGAGGAGGAACACTATGAAAAGAAGTACACCAGCCGTTTAAATCATAACGATACATCATAGTATCAAATATCTTAGGATACTTTTCTCGGTCGTCTGGATAAATCATATAATATTCCCAGATACCCCAGATGGTACAATATCTTTTACAGAATCTAACTCTGTCCATCTTTTTTCTTTCTAGTTCTTTTAGGCTTAGGAGGATTATCTCTTTTCCAAAGATACTCTGACAAAGAATAATAATCTCTACAGTATACTTGGTCTGGGTCTATTTCTTTCTTTTCACAATCTTTTATAAATTCTTTAATACAATTTTCATAAAATTGAAATTCTCTGGGATATTTCTCTTGTTTATATCTAAACATTTCTATGTGGGTGGGAATTTTAACATCTATTGGTTTTGCATCCATTATTATTTCCACTTCGACTATTTCTAGTTCATCTGCTTTGTAATAATGAGTAGGAGTAGCATAGTCAGCATTATACCACTCAGTAGAGTTATGTCTTACCCATTCTGCATGTTCAGGAGTCATAGACATCCAACAATTTATATTGTCATTATCCACTTCTAGGATATATTGAAATTCTCCACAGAAATCTCCTCCTTCGTTAGAGGATAATCTTACTTTTAAGAATTCGTTCTTAGCTTTATGTCTTAATCTATATTCTTTCACGGTTCCTGCCAATCTTCACAAAACTCTTGTTCTGGGTCAGTAACATTGTCGCCCACAGAACAAGTACCATCTAAATAGTATTTACAATTTTTACAACAAAGTTTCATACTATTCCTTGTAAGTAATAAAGAAAGTTACGATATAGGAGTTAGCTTGATTGTAAGGAGATTTAATTCCTTCTATATTACTTTGTATTCCCAGTATCGATTCCTCTGGGATATTAAATCTAGTTAATATTTCGTTCAAAGTCTCCGTAAGATTTTCATTATTAACATGATTCTTTACATTTACCGCTTCTTTTACAACTTTAATCACAGGGTCTCCTCTATTAATTCACTCATAACTCTTTGTACATCACGTTTTTCATATTGAGATGCTTTGATATCTACTACCTCATCGAGAATTCCATACATCCACATTTCATTAAACAAGTCTAATCCATAATAATCGAGCTGGTATCTCATAGCTTCTGCTATGTGTTCTTTTTCTCTTGGAGGAAGAGTTTTATAATCTTCAGAGAAACTATTCATATTACTTATTGTGATTAACGGTAACACTATAACTAAACATCTCCGATAGAACAAACATTGCTAAGAAGGGATGTAAGTTAAAATAATGGAATAGTCCATTTACTGTTAAACCATTAAAACTTAAAGTACTGTCAAATGCTATTATCAACAATAAGATAAACATTTTTACTCCTTTTAATTAGTACTCTCTATAGTATAATAGCTACGATACTAAATGTCAATACTAAAACTATAAATATTAAGATAAGTGAAGCTATAATTTTAGCAGGTTTATTTTCTATTCTATAATCTTCCTCTTCTACCACAATATGTCCTCTGACCTCCTCGGCATGTTTTCTTTTTTGTTCCAATATATCTAAATGTTTTTGTTCTAACTTATAAGTAGTTACAAAATATCTAGTATCACCTTTGCCCTTACAGACAATAACAATATCCTTGTTTCTACATTTAACTTTATATATTCTAGTTGTCTTACCAAATCTATTTATTAATTCGGCATTCCCAGTATCAATCTGGGAGAACATATCATCAATGTCTAATTTAGATAAATTGATTCCGTGTCTTCCTTGAAATCGATTCATAAGGTGAAGAAGTCGATTTCTTTGGGGGGTCTTATCCTTATTAGCGAATAAGTACTGTGAATTTGTTTTTCTCTTGTTGCTCATGATACCAACTCTTTCATATATAAAAATCTACCTATTTCTTTCAAGCTGTTAGCTCCCTTATCATTTTTACAGAATCTATAAAGATTAGACATTCTTCTTCTGTTATTTCATTAACATACATATCGGGAATATAATTAGATATAGTCTTTTCAATATTATTTATAAAACACCACTCTTCATATTTAAAGTTGTAAAAATAAAGAAACTTATTATCTCCATATAATTTATAGAAGACTTCAGGATTCGCTTTACTTTTAAAATATTTTATATGACTCATCCGATTAGTTCATTCATAGCTAATAAACTGTCTATCTCTTCTTCTGTTATTTCATACATATCGTCGTTATCTATTAAACTGTTTATAAAACATTTATACAAGTCTTTACTAACTTCATTGTTGTATATTTCAATACCACATCTTTTACCTTTGACATAATATCCAACACCGACCCATTCGTCTGTTTTGGGATTAAAGACTATAGCCACTTTACTATTCGTGGCAGGTTCATAATAGAATTTACTGTTAAACTCGTCCCTTTTAGGAATATGATTAAGTTTTATCATTATCTTCTCCAAATAAATATCTTATTGGAATTTTAACAGCATCCGCTATACCTTCACGTATTTTATTTAATTGACTGAGTTCAAAAAAGTTTTCTTCTTTAGGTTTGGATACTAATTCTACCATTACAAGAACAGCTTCTATTTCCTCTTCGGTTAGTTCAAAAGTAGTCAATGGATTAGCTTGTAAAAAATTTACAAACTCGTAATCCATATAAGATGACCTACACCATTCACCGTCTTTAAGAATACATATTGTATTAGAAGTACGAAAGTTAGCCCCACATCTTCTATAGAAGACGGGACTATCTTCATCATTGTTATATACACTTTTATAATATTTATATTCTTCCATTAAATTTAGTTCTCATCTTATTATTCAGAATCCAATTCTTTTCTTACTTTTTCTACCAAGGGTTTAACCAAGTGATACACTCCCATCTTCTTAGCCATTGATTCTAATTCACTTACTAAAACTCGGATAACTCTTTCTAACTTTTCTACGTTCATCCTATTAACTCCATCATACTTTGTTGTACTATACATTCTTCTTCAGTTATAAGCTCTGAGGTATAACTAGAATGATAATGTTTATTATATCCAGCCTCTGCTAATAAGTCAAACAAATTATACCACTCAAAACAAATAGCCCATTGTTTACCCGTCCATACACGAAATATACTTTTATGGATAGTTGGGGTATATTGTATTAATTTAATCTTATTTATTTTATAATCTACCATAGTAACTTTAAAATATTTAACCACAGACATTAGTTGCTACCTAATAATTTTATTAAAAATAACATTCCTACAATACATGCCATCATACCCAACATCTGTAATGGTACTAAGATTAATGCTTCCATTTATTCTTTCTCCAATTCTTTTGTTATATTTTCTAAGAGTTCTGAGTCCTCTATATTAAACACATTTCTTTTAGGGTCGAGATTAGAAATTATTTGTCCGACTCTCAGATAGGGATGCTTGCGTTTGTACTGTCTCAATTTATTGAACAGTTCGTCTATCTTCTCTTCATTGAATCTAAAGTTGTAATCTTCTTCGTGTTTTTTCATTCTTCACAAGCTCCGTTTTCCCAGTCGGCTATTATTAGTTTACTTCCAACTTTATTTTTGACACAAGTACTTGTATGAGATTCTGTATAGACATCTTTATCGGTAGCTATAACACAGTAATCTCCATCTAGGAAAGAACGACCATAGGTTATAGACTTAACAATTTCTGGATAAGTTCTTTCTTTTAATATTAGACATTCTTTAGGCACGTGCTCTATCCCGTAACCTATTAACATAAAGATTAATAGAAAAAATATTAACCCAAGTATAACACTAGCTCCACTGTCATCATTTCCGATATTTCTTTTAATTCCCATAGTATTTCTCCTTTTATATAATCATAGCATAATTATAACAATAAGTAAAGTATTTATTAAGATTAATTTACAAGTTCCTCCATACTACGGACAGCAACCATTTCGTCTTCAGACATTTCAAATACCATGAAATCGTTCCAGAACCAATAGAAATTCCCTAGAGTTTTACTTCTTTCAAAGTCGTGGGGCTTATCAAAAGTTTCACTAAGGTTTACATAGTGTTTTTGTTCTTTTCCAGTTATAAAAATATTTTTATAAAAGCCATGTTTATGTTGGACGTAATAGTATTTATCGTCCCGCATGTCATACTTATAACCTTTTTCTTTACTGTCGTCAGAATATATTCTTATCATGAAGTTAGCTCCTGCATAGCTAAATAAGCAAAGTATTCTTCTTCTGTAGCTTCCCTGTATTGACCATAATAGTGTTTTAATAATTCTTCTAGGGTATAGCTGTTACTTTTATGTAAGTAACCTATTTCATTTGCATAGTAGAGTCTGCCATCCTTTTCAACATAAAATTCAAAATATCTGGCACCTTCATCAATAGGGAAGTCTTCTCTTATCCTAGCATATCTCATGATATTAATTCTCTCATCATTAATAAAGAACGTAACTCTTCTTCTGGATTATCCGTTTCTGGTTCGTAAAGAACTCCCTCATATTTTTGACATTCGTGTGGATGATTACTGTCATGAAGATAGCATTCCCAATTGTCTTCATTTATAAATTTGAAAGTTCCTGTCTGATGCCAAATACCATTATAGTCTCTCTTAGACTCTATTTGATAAGAAACTAATTTGAGTCTTTTTATTAAGATGGCTTTTTCAAACTCTTCATACAAAAGATAATATGTTTTATTATAATCAAAGCTCCAAGCCTTTCTTAATAAGTCATCTATCTTTTTCATTTTGTAAGTTCTTTCATATATCTTCCTAAGTCTACTTTAGCATTTATCTCTTCAGAAGTCAATCCCCTATCAATAAGTTCTTTTTCTATAATCTCATAGTAACATTCTAAATCATAGTACTCTCTATTCATATAAGAACTCATACCAGATAACTCATTATCTATCCAAACTAAATCAGATAATAAACTATCACTTGTCTGTTCTTCTATGTCTTGTAACATATTAGGCACCTATAAGTTCTTCCATAGCATGAAGACTTCTTAGAGCATCCTCGAATTTACAATATATTCTAGGAAGAGTCTTTATAAAATTAAAAACCTCAGACCCAGCTAAACTTGGATGACTAAAAGCATAATCCCAACTATTCATATACCTGTCATTATTTCTACCAGTATAATATTCTATATTTTTACCATAAGAATCAAACCTAACTAGGTAATTTTTATCTTTAATGTTAGCTAGAATATACTCTTCTCCAAGACCTAATTTTCTAGCAATATCATGTTCACATTCTACCCTATAGTATATATTCCAAATGTTATTAATGCCAGATAACCATTCATCTAATTCTTTAGAAGTCTTGTTAGGTTTATAAATATTATCCATAGTACTGTCCCTATCGATAGAAGTATCAGAGACATTACCCTCTTTATCATATAAATAATGAGATGCAATAGCAGAGAACTCAAGACCTTTTTCATTCTTAATTAATTCGTAGTATTCTTGGTCTACTGTGTATATGTTATGTACTACACGAGAACTTTTCATTAGTTAGTAAGCTCCAACATCATGTATGTCCGACCAATGTATAGTAGCTTCGATGGGTTCCTCATATTCTTCTTCGTTATTAATCATAGCTTATCTCCTTAGCGTATTAACTCTGTCATGGTTATTATTTTAGTACAGTCTTCTTCTGTTATTTCTTGTACCTGATTTACTTTTACCAATCTTTTTATTTTATCTGATATCCTATCATAAGGAACCGACTCTGCAAGAACTGTCCAATTATTTCTTTTATAATCATACATATAGGTATAGTCATCTTCATCTACTTTATATAAGTAGTATCCAAATTCTAAATGGAAACTATTTCTTGGTTCTTTATAATATCTCATAATTTTAGTATAACAAAAATAGAGAAGGCAGTCAATACCTTCTCTTTAATAATTAATATAATGTTACAAACTTTGGAGGAAGCACAATAAGCTAATTTTAGTAAAACACAATAAGCTAATAAAAAATGGAGCGGGTAGGGAGAATCGAACTCCCTTCATCAGCTTGGAAGGCTGAGGCACAACCTATATACCATACCCGCTTAATAATACAGGTGAGAGGATTTGAACCTCCACGCTTTTTAAGGCACGAGTGTCTAAAACTCGCATGTCTACCATTCCAACACACCTGCATAATATATAAATGGCTGAGGAGATAGGAATCGAACCCATATTCACTGAGTCAAAGTCAGGTGTCCTGCCGTTAGACGACTCCTCAATAATTAAAAATGGCTCCCTCGGCAGGACTCGAACCTACAGCCATTCGATTAACAGTCGAACGCTCTACCATTGAGCTACGAGGGAATAAAAAGCCCTTTGTCAGATTTGAACTGACAACCTTCATCTTACAAGGATGTTGCTCTACCATTGAGCTAAAAGGGCAAGTGGGTGGAAGGACGGGACTCGAACCCGCTTTGCTTCGTTCACAGCGAAGGATATTACCCATATATGACCGACCACATGGCGGAACTATGGGGATTTGAACCCCAGACTTCTCGCAGACAACGAGTAGTTTTACCCCTAAACTATAGTTCCAAATATATAGATACTGAGAGACTCGAACTCCCGACTTCCTCCGTGTAAGAGAGGCACTCTACCGACTGAGTTAAGTATCCATGGTCTAGGTGGAGGGACTTGAACCCCCGACTCCCTACGTCCAAGGTAGGATTTCTACCAACTGAATTACACCTAGATTATAATTAATGGTGTTTCCTAGAAGAGTCGAACTTCTGTCTAACGCTTATGAGGCGACCGCTCTGCCGTTGAGCTAAGGAAACATGGTAGCAGGAGTTGGATTTGAACCAACGACCCCCAGCTTATGAGACTGGTGAGCTAACCAGACTGCTCTATCCTGCGATAATAAGTACCTGATTGGATTTGAACCAACGACTACAGAGGTTGCAACTCTGCCCCTTAGACCACTTGGGTACAGGTACATGGTGGGAGTAGTAGGTACCGAGCCTACCTCTGGTGCTTTTCAGGCACCCGCTAATCCATCTCAGCTATTCTCCCATAATGGTGGAGCTTGGGAGAGTCGAACTCCCGACAAATGGTTGCAAACCAATCGTTTTACCACTAAACTAAAGCCCCATAATGGGAGGAGTTACCCTCCCCGACTTCTAGGCTACGAGAGCCATTTTACGTCCGAAGTCTAAAGACACTGTGTTGTTTCCGTTTGTTGTTTTTTGCTATTTTTAAAGAGAATGCCCTCTTACTTGCGAGTTTATCCCTACCTACCACGTCTAAACCTGGCGACCCCATGGTGGAATCGGTGGGAATCGAACCCACGTCCGCAACAGACATCAATAAACCTTCTACAAGTTTAGTCCTATTTGTAAGAGTTAGACTTCTCATTTAAGTTTTCAAGGTGCAATAAAAAGAGGTTCTTTTTGTGAGAACCTCTTGAAGAATTTTTTCTTTTATCGTTGGAGCCTATTAAACTCCTCCGTCAGAGGTTCTTGTTCTCATGCCTGTGCAATCCACGCTATGTCCTTCAAAATTAATTGACGGATTCGCTATGGTATAGTTTTGTTGTAGCATGAGTTCCATTTTATTTTCTTTCTGACCCGTTAAGGATATCATCTTTTCTAATTTGAGTCCTAAGTATTTGTTACTCGGTATGAACTTAGGGATAACCGAAGATAGTTTTTAGTTGCATAGCTATCATAACAACAAATATTTGATTTTCTAATTATAATATAAAGTAGTGTAGAAAAAACTATTATATTTTTTCTTTACCCTATGTAAACATTATACCATGAGATGAATTCTTTGTCAAGTGTTTAAATTAAATTTCTTTTATGGTAACTCCGAAAGATTTTAATTCTTCTATTAATTCCTTATAAGACCATTTGTATTTTTTATACAATGCTGATTTTTTATATTCTTTAGGATATAAAATTATTTCTTTTATATAATCTTTAAAGTTTTCTATTCCTCCCTCATCATCTTTGAAGCTTATTCTTTCTTCAGACTCTTTAGCTTCTGGGTTGGGAGATATTCCTCTCTGGGTATAATAATATTCTATCGGATATATCTTATATTTTTCCGATAACTTATCTCCATCCACTACTATTGTACATTCTAGGGGAATATTGTACACATAACCTTTTTTAAAATTTTTATTTCTCGTAAAAGAAATAGAGTAATTATGAGTGTCCATAGACCATTGAGATTTTAATTTATTATCTCTGAGAATTAAAATAAGATTATTTAACCAAGTGTAGTGATATAAAGTTCCTACCTGTTTGGCTTCGTCTAATTCTTCTGTTATCTTTTTAATTTTCTTTAAACTCATAGGACTTCCTCGGCTTGAACAGTTGCTTCTCTTCCTAAGTTATCTGTTAATTTTCTTATATTACTATTTTTCTTAAACTGTTTAGTAAATTTATTAATTTCTTTCCAATCCGATTCTCTGTCATTATCCAGATTTTCTCTTCCGATATCGAGTCTTATATTTATACCACCGTAAGGATTAACTCTCAAAATACCGTAGTAGCCTCCTCCATATAATTCTGGTAATTCATTTTCTACTTCGTGGTGAAGGATATTAGAATCCCATACGAATAACCCAGAGTTGTTTAGTATAAATCTAAAACTGTCATACTTTCCACCCCTACCCTCTTTCCACAATTTTTGAAGCTCTGAGTAGGAAGGATTTTTAAATATCTCAACATAAGCATCTTCGTCGGTTACTAAACGCTCTGCACTAATAGTTATACCTTTATAAAATTCTTCTGTTATCTTTTTAATTTTCTTTAAACTCATAACCAAGACCCTACCACTACTTCATTTATCCCCGCTCTTTTTAAACTCTGATACATGTGGGTTTTTAAAAATTGTTCTTTAACATACTTGGTATTTTCTTCAGTACCACTACCCCAAGGAGTCAGCATGGGAGCATTTATGTTGTAGAATTCATTAGCAGACCCGTAATAAATATAAACACAAGGTTCTTTAACTTCCTTATAACCTGTATTAGAAGTTGAGAAAACTATCCCAAGTAAATCTAATTTGATATCAAATTCATTTCCTAACTTAGCATGTTTAATAGCACTACTATGAATCATTTTATCCGCATCCCATAAGATATAATCCTCGGAAGAATTCATAGAAAATCTAAGATTACCTCTTTTAGATTCTTTAATAAGCCTTGCTATTTCTGGATAAGAACTATTTTTATACACATCTACTTCTAGTTTTCTATTAACCAGACTCTGTGGATTATACCAAGTTGCAGTAGCTACGTAGTCTTCATCTACTACTTCTTCTTCCCAATCCTCATCTCCATATTCCATATTTTTTATTTTAGTGTTATGTATAAAGAAGGATTCTCTAAATTCGTCTTCGTTAGAATCATCCTCTTCGTCTAAGAAGATAGCAGATAGATTATCCTCTTCCTTGTATATTATAATTCTAGTATAATCTCTTAACTTTAATATTTTTTCAATAAAAGGATGAACGGCTTTTGTAGCTAACCAAACATAATAATCATCCGTACTTTCTGGAGATGCTGGAATTAGTGCTCTAAGCTCTCTTCTTCCTTCAGAATCAGGTTCTGCCATCTTAAGCAATTTCATTATTTCAAAATAATTTGAATTCTTATAGACATCCATGGGAGGATGTTCTATTGAAGTAAAATAATCTTCGTTTTCTATTCTTGCTACATTTTCTTTAACATTAAATATAATATAATTAACTATACCATCTTCCAATATTTTAGCTGAATCAAACCCCTCTATGCCTAAATTTGGAATAGTGTCTAAAAATTGTTCCGTAATTTCCCAAGAGTTTCCAGAATTTGCAATTATGGAAGGGTCTTGTATATCTATAAATTGAGATAAATATTCGTCGTCCTCTTCTCCGTATGCGTAAGGGTCTGTTATCTCTCCAACAGTATCCTTTAACATCCTAAAATGTTCAGGATTAGTTATGTCAAAAGTTCTTCCTAAGTCAACTTTGTATTTTTTAACATTTCCTTTTTTACTATATAACTTCGCAAAATCATAATTAGTGGAGAAATAATTTCCCACTCCAAACTCGTCGTCAAAATCAGAACCTCTAAATAAAAGAACAGGATTGTTCTCCATCTTTTCCACTATCTTTTTAATTTTCTTTAAACTCATTAAATATATTTTCCAATAGTAATCTATTTAAAATATAAATTAATCATGTTTATATTTCTCATTTAAGTCTTTGAATAATTCTTCTCCATCTAACACAGCTTTGCCCTGAGTGAGTTCGTCCTCGGCTTCATTAAGCTTGTTAAATAAATCTTCTATACTTTCACATCTCGTGAGGTTGATTCCGTTCTCCACTTCAAACATGGCTTCCAATGTTTCAGCATTAGGTTCATGAGAACTATACTCTAAAGAGGCACTTGGATATTCTTCATCGTCATCTGTTTTAATATAATAGTTATCTATGTCTTTAGCATCTACTTCTATCTCGGAAACATAGTAGAAATCATAATCTCCATAATCATCCGTCTGAGAATACATCTCACATAACCTATCGGCATGTTCTTTATTACTAAATGCTTCTACAGTATAATCCCCGTCCATACCCAGATTGTGCATTACAACATAAACTTTACTCATTGTTCCTCCTAATTATAAAAATAAGAGCTATCTTCCTCTTTCGTTATCTAGCACTTAATAAGTATATACTACCGTCGTAGCTTTCCTTACTGAGCTTGCGTAATCACTTTGGACTACGGAATCATAAACCGATTCTACGATACCCAAAGAAATAGCGGGTTTATCACTACTTGTCGCTCTTATGTGTTATCTGTATTAAAGGAGTTCCTGTCAGGACACCTAAGCCCATAAACAGTATTCCTAACCCTGCAAAGAAACCAAACAGTTCCATTATTTCTCCTTGTGATTTATTGTTATAGTTATTCCACCATGGATGCAAAGACCAAAAGCTAAAACTATTAAAGCTAGTCCCGCAAAGGCTCCGAATAAATCCATATTGTTTCTCCTTATTTAAAGAATACTTCTGTATTCTACGGGTATTCCTTGTTTCATTGCTAAGTCTATTCCGTAATTCATACCCTTAGATATACCTCTATCCGTATATACTACAGATTTATTTGCTACTACTCTCCAAGCCAAACCCGCATCAATACCCATTTGTCTTTCTTCTGGGATATTGTCATCTAGGATGCTATCTTGAGTATATAACAAATGACTCGCTATAGGAGATTCGCCTCTAAGTAGAGAGTCTCTAACAGCTAGTCTTGCATACTTTATATTTTCTTGTAACTCTTCTTCGGTCTTACCAGCGAAGGGGGATTCAACTATTACTAAATCCACTTAGTTTCTCCTTTATAAAAATAAACTTGTCTGAGATACTGTAGGGAATTCCACCCTAATGTCCGCTACTTAAACATCTTCTAAAAGAGACGACCAACTTGTATGGCATACTAACTACTCTTAGAATCAAACGCATGATTTCCCAGACAAGCTAAACTTCTACCTCCTGTATATAGAATGCTAAAGTTCTGTCAGGGTGTTTCTGTTCAGAGTACTTCTGCATGTAACTAGAACATTCTATGGCTTTCTCTTTGGTATTGAATTCATCTAACTGAATATCTTCTCCGTCTTCTCGTATCAATCTGACACGATATCTCTTATTAGATGGTTCGATTCCTGCTAACTCAGGAAGATTCTCTGCTATCATTCTCTCGGCATCTGCCCTTAATTCTGGAGGCAGATACTCCTTAAGTTCGTTTAATTTAGTGAATAGATGTATTCTATAAGCATCACTATCTTGAGGTTCCATTGTCATTTATTATCCCTTTACTAATTTAGTGATTCCTTTTTTATCATTTTCTTTGTTGTACCTGATTAAATCATGTACGCTTATTAAAGTAACTACGTCTTGTCTTCCACGTCTATTGTATAGTTTATACAAAGCTTGTTCAGGATAATCTACGTAAACATCGTAGTTGCATTTAGTTTCTATATACTCTCTTAAGAGTTCAGTTTTAACAAGCATGAAACCTTCTCCAGTTTCAAAAGCTATGTATTCTGATTTACCATAGACCCAACCAAAGTCTCCATTGACATTGGTTAATTCTATCCAGAGGAAATTACTTTGTACATCATAATCTTTTCTACTTATTTTCTTTTCGGCTTTAACATCGAGTGAGGTGTAGAAGGAACCTTTCTTTACATAGAAATCTATGTGGTCAAACATGTTCTCTTCTCTAGTTGCATTGGTAACTGTAAACCCTAGGTTTACAGCTAATTCCTTAAACTTAGTTTCGGCAGTTACACCAGAGACTCTTGATTGGTCTTGAACTCTCATGTCTATCTCCTACTTTACTTATACATATAATTATAATAGCATAAGACAGAAAAGAATTCAAGTGTATGTTAAGTTATATTAAACTAAGTCCATAATTAATCATAGATAACTTAGCGTTAGCATAAGCTGTAGAGTATTGTTGATTAGCTAACGGATAACCTCCGTTAGTTTGTATAGAGTTAGAATAAGCTTGCCACGCTTGAGAAGTAGCACAAGCATTATAAGCTTCTACTGCATAATCAAATCCATTGTTGTCTGTAGCATACCCGTGAGTTATTACAGGATAAGCATTACTATAACAAATATTAGAAGCATTCTCAGCACAGTACGCAGAGTTAATGGAAGTATTAGAGTTAGCCTCAGCTAAAATAGTATTATATATTTTAACTTGGTCGTCTGCGAAATTTAATACTGAGTGTGGATTTATATCTTCATTAATAACTGCCTTAGCTACATCCGCTGCCATGTTAGAACCTGTTGACTTAGTAGCACAAATAGAAGCGTTCTCTGGAGTTGGGTTATTCAGATAAGCTATAGCAGAAGCTAGAGCTTCAGAAGGTCTCCCGTCATTAGGATAAGCACTGGTGAAATTATTTATACACTGTTGAGATGCAAAGATTCCATATTGTATCTTCTGACTATGAGTAAGTTGTCTTAATACTAAAAAGTTAGCCCAATCGTATTGATGTTCGGATAATAGTTCAGTTATAAGTGTTGAAGAATCTATCTGGGTTTGTACTCCAAAATAAGTTACAGCCCATGTATAAAATTCTTTGGAAGCCTCATTATCTTTAAGCCATTGTAATGTTATTTGCATTTACTCTCCTTTGGTTCGTTATCAGTTATCTCGGTGAGTTCTCTCATCATAAGAGCTTTAGTCTCCCATTCTCTGAATTGCTCTTCGGTCATTATCTGATAGTCTTGGTGTTCTATATAAAATTCTAAGAAGTAAGATTCTGGATTACAACCCGCTAAATCACTTCCAACATAAGTTTGTATTACATCCCCGTCTTCGTATCTTAATAGATAATGTCCACTATCAGGACTTGTTAAATATACTTTATTCATGTAGTTAATTCCCTCATCATGTTTAAGGTAATAAGTTCTTTGTAATCATCTATCTGATATATTCTCTCTTTACAGGGAGCAATTAGTTTACTTATATATTCTAATTTAGTTTCATAAGTATTAGCGTATACAGGAAGAATTTTATGTTTATCATCAGATAAGTCTATTAGTATTATATCAACTTTATAACCTTTTTGCAAGTCGTCAGTTACCAAGCATATTCCATTACCTTCCCTGAAGTAAGCATACTCTTTAGAAGGGTCATAGTTCTGTAAGAACTGTTCAAAGGTATATTCTATCATTCCGTCAACTCCCTCAACGTCTTTTTAATTTCCAGAAATTCCGTAGCTTTTTTCTGGGAATCAAATTCATATATCTCCCAGATATTCCTTAAGTCCCTATACTGCATTAAGGAACCTTCCATGTCATGTAGGGAGGAATGTGTTTCATATTGATTTTCTTTATCCAACCAGTAGGTAGAAGATATTTCATATTCTATCCAAGGATAATCTTCTTTATTCCATTTACTTCTATTGGGACAGTGCATATAGCCACAAATAAATTTTCCATCCTTCTCGTCGTATTCAAGAACGATATATACTTTCTTAGGATTTATATTTGTTTTAATCTCAAACCTAGTCAACTTACCAGCTCTCTTAGGTATCTTATTCTTTCTACTTCTTCTTTATTCTCTAACAGGGTTACACTATTTATATTAAAGAACTCATTACGATAATCAGAGTCGTAAAACTTATGAACTATTTTATAACCGCTTCTTATAAACTCTTGTCCTCTTCTGTTAGTATATAAGTATTTTGAATGACGACTCCTTTTCATAATCTGGTCGATACTTGTAATCTTAATCATCTAATCCACCAGTTCCATCATCATTAGCACTCTGGTCATTTCTTCTTTTTCTTCGGGAGAACATTCCCACACATTAGTTATGTATCTATTATTTATGTGCATCTTTAGATTTGCTTCATCCCTTCCTCCTCGACAAGAATGCTTAGAGGGATTCTTAGATACGTAAGTAAATCTCCAAATATCAAACATGGCTTTCTCGGCTCTTTCAAATGTATAATAGCCGATAATCCCATCATCTTCTTTAGAGAAATATAATTTATTATAATCAAATTTATTTATATAATCTATCTTTCTCACTTAGCTTGCTAACTCCAGCATCATTAATCTTTTATTTATCTCATCTTGATTTATAGAATAGCTTATAGTATATAAGGAGGGTTTACATAACTGTTCATATACATCTCTTATACTATAAAAGAGGATAGCTATCTCAAGGAGTCCAGTGTTAGTAATGACATAATGCTTTACTCCACTACCTTCTTTGATATAGACATGTTCGCCACTACAGCTTCGGATATATATTTTAGTTATGTCATTCCAATTATATAACTTAGCCACTACTCTTCTATCCCTTGAAATAAATCCATTATTGATATCTTATACTCTCCCATAGCTTCTATGAGTTTTGGGTCTAAAGTATCAGGAGTGTTCTCATCTATAATAGCGTAAAGTTTTACCCAATCTACTTTAAGATTGGTCGAGATAGCAGTTTGTAAAAACACTATAGTAGCTTGAGAAGCTGCTCTGAGATAGTTGAATTCGGTTCCGTTTTCACACCCCATCATCATATCATAAGACAGAGCTTTGATTAAATCAATAACCCCTTCATATACTTCTCGTTTATTTTGTTCCATGATTATCTCCATTCATTATCATATTTAAAAAATCATAAGGCTTATATAACTTCATTATATCAAATGTTCTATCTTTGTCAAGCCCTGTATATTTCTTTTCTTGTATTGGTCTGGGTGCTATTAATATTTTCATTCTACTAATTCCTCCATTAGCCACTGAGAGAGCATTCTCTCATCAGTTACTATTTCTAATTCATCACGAGAGTTCTCTGCTTTTTTAATTAGTCCTGCTTCGTCAGATACGAAAAAAGAACGTAACCAGTTACCGTCATGTTCACAATCTGGCTCTCTATAGAATTCTACGCAGTCATCATCTGTTATTCTGTAATAAAGAAAACTTCCATAGACTAAACTATTATACAAATCCTCATTACGGTTTATATTATGAAAAATGTATTTATAGTATTTCATCCTACTAACTCCGTGAGTACCATGTGTTTAACTAAGTGTTCTTTCAATTCTGACAGAGAATCAAATTCTATTATACCTGTTGCTTTCTCTACGTCTTCACTTGTCGGTTTACTATTTACCATATAACTTTCTATGTCGTAACACCAATCGGCTACATTACTTTTGAAGTTCTTTCTTTGTTTAATTCTAACACTCCCATCAGAAAAGTCAAGCTCGTAAAGTTTAAAATCATCTTTTCTTTTCATATATAATTTGAAATCGGGAAGCAATAGATAAACTTTAGATGGATTAGCATCCCAGATATTTTCTCCGTCTACATATCTGTAAGTCTTAATCATGACGAAAGTTCCTCTATCATAAGATGCTTATTAATCTCGTCCATCATCTCTTCGTAAGAATTAAACTGCTTTAGTATTTTATATTTATATAGATTTTCTGAAATAAGATAACCGTCTCTTATTCTTTCCTCGCTGTAGGTTCTTTCTAACTCATTAGACTTCCCAAATCTAAAGGCATAAGATTTATATGTTTCTTTACAAGCAAAAGACCCTCCCAATGAAGATACAAAATCATCATTTAAATAAGGTTCTACTTGTACATAATATTTAGTCATTGATTAACTCTTCCATAACATACTTGGATAGAAATATATTTTCTCCTTTATCTAACATGGGTTTAAAACGCTCTTTGCAATCTTCAAAAGAATCAAATAATAATTTTATAACAGGTTTTGAATTTGTGTAAAGTCTTATTAAATCATAGAATAAATCTGACCTATTAGTATTTATACGCTCCCATCTTTGAGATTTCAAAGTATGAATGTATCTGGGATAAACTCCTATCATGCTAAAATCTTCTCTACAAGAATATCTTATAGGCATTAATCCAGTAAACTTCTTATTAAACACTTCTACAAAATAACTCATGCTAGAATAAAAGATACTGTTATCCAAGCGTTCCTTTTCTATCATAGGTTTTATAGTAAGTTCGTACCAAACATCTTGGAACTTTAACTTCTGTACAAGTAGCTCATGTCTATTCATGATACAAGCTCCCTCATATATAGAAAGGATTCCACCTGTTCTTTACTATATTCTTTCATCTTATCTAACAGAACATTTTCGTTTTCCGTGAACCATTTCTTCTGATGAAAGGAATACCAAAGTACTCTATTATTAGAATTTATTTTATATATTAAAGGTTTATCTACATCTAGTCTTGTAGCAAAATATCTCATCTTACCAACTCCTTAAGCATAAAAGGAGCCAAAGCTTTTCCTTCGGATATTTCTTTAACGATGTAATCCTGCTCTTCCCAATGTAACAAAACCTCTTCAGCAGGATACCAAGATTTCATCCATAAAGGATTATAGCAATTGTCATAAAAATGAATAGAGTTCTCTTCCGAGATACTGTAAACTTTTAAAAGCTCATTACCACTCTTACTAATTACTTCGTAATACTTCATGATACTAACTCCAGCATAGATAACTCAGCTTCTATTTCTGACTCGTGTAGTATCTTTATTTCGTAATCAGTACTTGCTTCAACTAACAAAGCTTTCTCTGTCGGTATAATAGATTCAGTCCATTTACCTTCTCTGAAAGAATAGTAAGATACTCTGGTACCTCTGCCTCTTATCCTATAAACAGAACAAAGACTTGGTTGCCTTTCATTTCCAGTATATGTAAATTTATAATACTTATACTTACTAGCCATTGATAACCTCGTAGTTTCTTATTGATTGCATGTCCCTAGCTCTGAATAAAGCTTTATGTCCGTTCTTATACTCAATCAATTTGTATAACCCGCCTCTAGTACCTTCACAGTAGTAATAGAATTTAGATTCTCCTTGTTTGAAAACATTAGGATATTCTTGTTGAACATCTACTACATGTGTTACTTTTACTTTAAGCATTAATATCTCCTTGATTAACTATATAGTTAGATTACCATAGCTAAGACAAGAAGTCAATGGTATGTAAATATATTGTTACACTTTCTTAACTATTACCTGTAAGTTATCCCAAGCATCTCCCAGACTATGCACTCTATACATATCCTGACTATTTCCTATCAAAAATATTTGAACATCTCCATCATCATGAAGGTCTTTTAAATAATCTTTAAGTTCATAAACTTTCATTTAGGATACTCCTTTATATTGTTACACTTTATGTACTTCTATTATAGTAGAGAATACTCCGTCATCTACAGAAACATTATCCCTAGAGGCTAATTCTTTTATAAGTGCTTCTTTAGAAAATAGTTTAAGTATTTCTATCTTATCTTCTTTAATCATTTCTTCCTTAATATTTTTTGACATAAGTTATGATTTATTAATAGTTTTCGACTTGGCTTAATCTTTTTCGACTTTATCTATCTTATCAAGTAGCTATGTTTAAGAAGTCTTTTTAATTCCAAACAATGATACTTAAGATAATTAAGTTCCGATTCCCTATCAATATCTTTATAGGTTTTAATAAAGTAGCTTCTCATCTTTATAAATCCTAGTAGGTGTCCGACTTCTCCACAATGATTTTGTTTATTCTTACTTATCTCTCTGAGTTCTACACTGCTCCCAGACTTAGTTCCATTCTGAGTACTCATCGTTTCTTCCCTTGTACTAAATTAAAACAATAGTCCAATATTCTTTCATTAGTGTCATTGACTCTATATCCCATCACAACACCGCTATCCCCTATAAAGAAATCAGTAGGATATTTTATCTCTTCATTTAAGAATATCTTTACTTCTTTTTTAACAACTATATTTCCGTGTCTAGGTTTAGCAACGTACTCAAACATTTTTAGTTTCTTCCTTTTCTTTATTCTCGTGATGTTCTACGTAGAATCTATAAAACTCCTTTAAAAAATAGAATCCACACATAAGACAAAGGATGCCCCAGAAATATTCACCTGATTTTAAATCGTTGAATCCAATATATAAATCCATGAAAGATAAAAATAAAAGAAAAACTTGTACTCCAGTCATTTAATTATTCACATACCTTTCCCTATCAGATTGTATTTGTCTTCTTACAATCTTAAGGTCTTCTTCATCACCTGTTATTCTAATACGATAATCTTCAAAGAATAAACCAGAGTCTTTCTCATATTCTACCCTTACATTATCATATTTAAAATCTAAAGCTCTTAAGTAACTTCCAAAGTTAGCAAGCTTAGTACATTCAACAGTAAATTTTAATACAGCCTCTGCCATTAATTTCTCCTTGTATATTCATCATATACTATATTGAATTATACTACAAGTGTTTGTAACTAAACTGTTACTAATTCTTTTCTTCTGAGTCGAGAAACAATTCCTAAAAGTCCTTGATGTAGTAAAACATGTTCGTCATGAGACATTATTTGTAAGTTAGAAATATGATTATTAGACTTATTTAAATCTCTATGATGTACCTCATATCCATCGGGAATTTCAATATCCATTGCTAAGAAGAGTAATCTGTGTTCTAGGATTAAGAAACTTCCTTCGTCTCCTTTGTACCTAACTAACACATACCCGTTATGAGTAATTTTTCTTTCTCCTTCTCTAAATACTTTCTTAACTAGCTCTTTGTCTCTAGTAAGTCTTTTAATACTTGCCATTAAAATCTCCTGTCAGTTCATTTAACATCTTTACCGTTTCATAATTCATAACCTTATAATCTGTTGTGGAATGATATCTTTTCATTTCTTGAAGATACACATAGGCTAACTCTTCAGTAGGAACAGTATAATCTATTTGTTCTTCGGTTGCTTCTCCAGTACAACAGATATACCAATGATTAGGATTTCTGTCTCGTTGTCCTTGAAATGCTACGCAATACATTTTCTTCTCCTTATGTATATACTTAGCATAACAAAAAGAAGACTATATTTCAAGTCTTCTTCTATTACTTTGTTACAATTATTTACAGACTATACTATGCTTGTAATTTGTCCGTCTACTACTGTTATTGTTTTGCCATCTACCGTTGTAAAGCTACCATTAATAGCATTCTTAGTTACGCAATTGTTAAGAGCATCTTTAACTGAAGTTCCAGAAACTGAAGAATCGTTTGCTAATGCTGAAGCATGACTCATCAAGTCTACGTTACCAGAGTTAAGAACTATCACGTTAGCTGGATTTTCTGGGGCAGATACTACATCATAGTTAAGATAAGCTGTAGCTCCATCAGAAGTTAAGCTTCCCCAAGTATGACAAGTATGTATTTCTAACCAACAATTATTTATAACTGAGACATTGTTTAAACCAGAGTTAGCAATGTTTCTTGTACCAGAATCTCCATAAACTGGGTCAGGAACTTCTAAACCTACATCATCTATTACAACATTTCCGTATACCATAGAGTCTCTTACTATCATGTGGGAAGAATGTTGTGTAAGATTTCCACTAATTAAACAATCATTGGTAATTTGAAGGTAGTCAACTGTTCCTCTAAAATTAGATACTATACTATCAGCCCACATATCTGCTAACCAAACTGAAACTCCATTTACTACTCCCGCAGGTTTATCAAAAGTAATTGTTCCTTTGATAGTGATATCCCTTATCTCTAATCTACCACCAGTACTGAATGTACAAAGATGAGTTCCTGTTACTTTAGTAGTTTCTTTTGATTCACCTTTTAAACATACATAAGGTTTGAATGCTAAGTTTTCTGTGTAAGCTCCTGCTTTTATTTCTAACATATATTTCTTGGAGTTGCTTGCATCAGAGATAGAATCAATAGCAGATTGAATTGTCTTAAATGGTTTCATTTGAGAACCATCTTCTGTGTAAGAATCGGTTCTTGTGTTGTCTACGAATTTAACTTCTGTAACGGGGATTACTATTAAAGCATCTAGTACAGCACGGTTAGTATGAGCTATAGCTGTATGGTCATACGTTGTTTCGTGTGTAGTCATGACCCCATTAACAAAAGTAGCATCTACGGAAGAACCTTGTAGACTTACTACTTCAGTTTGAATAGTTTGAACTGCTTCATTCATTTCTGATATAGTATCTTTAAAGGCTTGTGGAGTTAATTGTTCTGCATCACGAGGAACAGGTATAGATAAATCTACTGTAGCTCCTAATAATACCAAGGTATCAAAGGGGGCTATTGCTGATATTATCTGTACTTCTGTATAACCTATTGGAGCATTTACAGTAGTTAAAGGTGCTACTGTAAAGTTAGCAAGCTCGGATATAATAACTTGGGAGCTTCCCGTATTTTGAATTTGAAGTGCCATTTTTTAATTCCTTATATTTTATTACTCACTTAAAATATAAAATAATTGTATAGTAGACAATTTAATCCATTAATTCCTTCATAATTTATTTCATTTTGTCAACTCATCTATAAATTTATCTACCACATCTCTTTTTCTTTGTTTCCATACGGCTATCATATATCTATACATAAACCAAGGAAATATTACAAATACTATTAAAAGAATGTATCTTTCATTCTCATAAATATCAAAGACATCTCTAAATACTAGATAGTCCCAAAGCTCATTACAAAAAGAAGGAGGAGAGTATATTCTTATAAAAATTAAAAATGCTATGAAATTAAAAGTACAGTATAATACAAAGACAAGTAGCATTATAAGTAGTATAGCAAATACTTCTTTCATTAGTCAGTAAGCTCTTTCATTAAATCAGCAGTTATAAACTTAATATTAAATTGTTCTAAATCTTTAGAACAAGTCATCTTCCCATCTATAATTGCTTTCTGTATCTTACGTGTATATATTTCAAGATGCACTGGACATAAATCTATGTGTTCCCAATCGGAAGTATATCTATCATAGTCCAAAGATTCTCCATGATAAAGTTGTATCTTTCTAACATATTCTATTTCATTACATTTATCACATCGTCTTATACTAACCATATCAATCTCCTGTTAATTCTTTAAACACATCTAATTCTTGTTTCTTAATACAATAATCTATCAGAACCATATAGTCGTCTATCTCTTCAATAAACTTATAAGTAAAGACTATTAAACTTCCACAGTCGGAACAAGTATGAGTAGTACTTAATTTATCTAGGGTTCCTTTAACATAATAGGGTTGTCTACAAATAGGACAGGTACTAATAAATCCATAAGACCTCATACTCAAAAAGAACTTTGTAATGATACCGATTATGTTCATGCTACTAATTCCCACATTGTTCTTACAGTATCTATATCTTCTGTTATCCTAGTTACTATAAGATGAGGATAAACTTTATTATCAAATATTGTAGGCTTATCTAATTCAAAATCATGAGAGACTCTTCCATCTATCCACAATCCTTTTTCCATATCCCTAACTAAGACTTCGAGCACGTTAGGAACTCCTCTGCCTAGCATACCCTTTGTTTGTAGGTATCCAGAAGAAGTTTTAATTATGAAAAAGTAAACAGGGTCAGTCTCCGTGTAACTATCAAAAGCACAAGGGTTCTTCACCATCCATACATCTTCTATTTTAATTACTGTCATACTACAAGTTCTCTCATTACTCTGTACGCTTCTATTTTCTCTATGTATTCTTGTACCTTGTCTTTATCTATTTCAAAGATACCTTGAGATATCATATAGTGAGTTTGAGCTTTGATACCTTCCATACTCATAGGTTGGAAACAATCCCATTTACCATGATAGTTTAGTTCATAGGTCTTATCATTATAAGACTTAAACACTCTAACTTTTATTATAGAATCGGGGAAGCATAATTCATAGTATCTAATCTTTGTCAAGTTACAAGCTCCCTCATATATTTAAAAGTCTTGAAGTCTTCTTGGTTTAAATCAGTAAAGGCATAAGTAACAGAACCACCGTTGTAATAATCTATACCGAATACATGTTTCACTGGTAAATCATCATCGTAGTATACAGTCTGCCAAATCTGGTCTCTATTATTTGTCTGACCATAGTTTAATCTTATAGCTTCTAAGTTTGGCTTGGGGTTAGTTATATGCACTATAACATCCCCTTGTATATAATTTACCATTCCGTATCCTAAAGCACCATTGACAGGAACCAACTGATTGAATCCGTCATCCATAAGATAATTTTTAGTCAGTACTCCTTCATGGCTGAAAATTACACTCAGGGTATTTTCTCTTATGTTTCCTAGGGTCTCTATGCAGAAATCACTTATCATGCTACTAACTCCTGCATCATTAGAAACTTATCAACATTGTCTACTATCTCAATTACTTTAAGTAAGTCTCTGGCTTTTATACAGGATTCGTCCCCTTCTACAGATAGTATCATCCTACCATTTTTCATAACCTTCTTAACTTCTAGTTCAGTTTTGTTATCGAAGTTACCGTCAGTGTATATACGCAAGGACACTATAAAGATATCTCCGTTCCAGATATTATCACACATCCAGATACTGGGACGAAAGCTAGTGTTAGCCTCAATAAGATTCTCTATCTCGTGAATATGTTTATATCTCTTATTAGTATTTGCTTTCCCAAAATCTTTATAGGTATCTAAAAGCTTACTGTGTAGTTGTCTTAACTTCTTGTCATACCAAGGATGTAAGTTTCCTTTCCTATCTGTTACGTAGGTAGGTAACTCTTCTTCTTTCTCTTCAGTTACACTTTCTCCTATAAATAGATTCTTAATATATTCTATTAAAGAAAAGTGTTCATTACAACAAGGACATTTCAACTTACAAGTTCCCTCATCATTACATATTTATCTATCTCTGCTAAGTATTGTTCTTTAGTTCTGTACTCTTTTATTATATCGTTATAGAATTTCTCATGATTAGTTGTATAAGAAGTTTGTAACCTATTACCAACTACAGTAAGAATCTTTCCTCTCTGTAAGTCATGAGAGTTACATACGAAAGAATAAGCGAAGGCTCCTTGGATAAATCCTTCAGTTTCCCAATACATAAAGGAACACTCGGGGGAATTATAATCAGTGTTAAGACACTTTGATATTTTAAAGTACCTTGACTTATTCATAGCGTTAATTCTTTCATAGTTAATATTTTATCTATTTCTTCTGGGTCAAATATTATAGAGAGTACTTGGAAACCTCCATCATTTTTATCTCCAGAACATAGAACTCTTTTTAAAGCTTCTGTTAAATCCTCTTCATAACATTCATAGTCAAATCCATCATTCAGATAAGTACATCTTAATTGATTACCTTTCTGATAGTAGTAGTGTTCATTAATCTTTCCACTCCTTCTTGTCTTTACTATGATTCTTTCTATCATGATACTAGCTCTTTCATCATAACATACTTTTCTATTTCTTGCAAGTACTCTTCTTCAGAATTATATTCTTCTAAGTAACTATGAACTGTAGTAGTTGTTCCGTAGGCTCCTCGTTCCACTAACTGTACTGCATCTATTGTTTCACATCTTTTAGCTACTGTATGTGTACATTTACAATGAACTTGTCTTTCAAAATCATATACATAAAGTATATCCCCTATTATATAAATCATAGATATACCACCAGAACAATGCTTATCTCTCCAAGACATTAGAGGTAACTTGTAATACTGAATCATTCTACAAGCTCCTTTAGCGTTCTATACTTAGTAAGACATCTCTGTAATCCTTTCTTGGTTCTGAATTCATATATGTTCCACTGTCGTACTCCTTCACTATAGGATAGACTGTCGGCTATGTCATCTACCCAATCCCACAACCAATCATGGCTTGTGTAATCACATCCTTCTAGTATTAAGTCTTCCCCCAGATTATACCTTATATAATCTCCATATCCATCCTCATCTCGTTCTTGTACTTCGTAAGCAAAGAACCTATCATCCACTTCTGGTATTAAGGGAACAGCAAGATAGAATCTATCGGGTCTTATGTTACATACAAGTTTCTCTATCTGTTTCATGATACGAGTTCCTGCATCATTAAGTAATTATCAACCTCACAGTTTTCTATCTCGTAGAAAATATCTGGAAACAACATAACATCTTTATCTATAACAAGGTCATGGAATATTAACAGGTTCTTGTGTACCTCTGCTGTAGAAGATACTCCCCATCTTATAAACTTTAATACTGTATATTTAGGGTTACTGAGGCTAGTACCTAAAGGATAATATAGATAGTGCTTCCCTGTTATACACTTATAGGTTCTCTTTAGTTGATTCATTCTACTAATTCCTCTATCATTAGTTCATTTTGAAACCGACCCCAAGTTATTTCTTCTATAGGATTACCCTTGCTTTTAATCCAGTTGAAGAATTCTAACTGAGTATTGTGTCTTGTTGTATACCATGATTTACTAACCTTGTCCCAAACTTCTAGTATGTACTTGTCTGGTTCTTTATAAGTAAGAATGTTATGTTTTCTATAATAAACATAAACAGTCTTATCTTCTGATTTTATAGACGGGTCGGTATAATTCCAGTTACGGAATTCTACTTTGAAATAAATATCTTTCATTCAATAAGCTCCACCAAGGATGCTCTAAGACTTTCCAAATCAGATAGGCTATTGGACTCTGCTATTATAGTATGACCTCTGCTTTTTATGAACTCTGGAAAGAGTAAAATATAGTTCTTCTGTGCTATAGTCCAGTTGGCTATATCGTTATATCTGAAGTAGAAGTAAACGTCGTCATTAAATTCATTATTAACATCAGGAACTACTTTGTAGATAAAGTACAAAGGCTTAGTAGAGTGAAGTACACTCTTAACTAAACAATAGAAAGATGGTCTTAAAGGTTTTGCTCTCATGATATTAATTCCTTCATTGCAAGGGAAGCTTCAAATTCTTCTGTAGGAATTTGTTCTATCTTATATTGGAAAGCCTCAGCTACTCTTATCATTTCAGCCTCATCTATGAAAGAAACAGTAGACCAACAATCTTTATAGTTACCATCATAATAGCTAATAAGATTATTGTCTCTTACTCTATAGATGTCATCCGTATTGTTATCTGTATTTGTAACTCTAAAATATTTAGTCATAAAATAAGTTCTTCCATTATTAAGGTTGCTTCAAATTCATCTGAGGTAAGTTCGGTTAAGATATAACTTTCTGGATATCTACTAGCACAGTCTATACAAGAGTCTGCGTTAAGTATGGAGGTTCTATCCCACCAGCCTCTTTTCTTATTATATATCTGTGCTTTATCATTGTCAACACATTTATAATAATCTGTTACATTTGTATACTTCTTATAAACTTTAAAGTATCTTATCACTTAGTTAATTCCTCCATGAATAAGAACTTATCTAATTCCTCTTCGGAGTCTAATTCCCAGAGAGACATATCGTGAGACAGATAATTCCATGTAACAAACCACTTATGTAAATCCATCCGAAGAGTAGAATCTGTAGCTTCAGAAGTATGCCATATCTTTCTATTCCTAGTACTGGTAAGCTTCTTATAATTGAAGTTACCTATAGGAATAAACACATGTAAGTTCTCAGTAATAAAAGTTTCTCCAAGATGTACTACGTATATCTTATCATGTTCTATTTTAAAAGTATGGTGTATGTTGCCTAAGTTTCTCATGCCACTAACTCACTCATCATTCTTACAGACCTTCTGTAGTCGTTGACAGTTTCAAAGTCTACTTCTTTATAGGAATCTCCTATAAATTGAATAAGAGATTCTTCACTCTTGAAATGTAAATCATTAACTGCATTGTTTGTTTTCCACATGTGGTTTTCAAAATAGTTATATTCAGCAAACCACGTATTAATTTGTTTGTAGCAGTAAGTAGTTATGTAAGATTTATTATCTGGATTAATATAATATCTCAAGACACTAACTCCTCTATCATTCTCTCAGAGAGATATTCTTTTTCGTCTAAGAGATATATTTTTCTGAACATATATTCATAATAAGACCTGTTAGATGTTCTTAGGTCAGCATTTATTAGATTACATATATCAGCATGGAAGTTGATATTGTATAGTAGTTCTAGGAACTGGTCTATCTCTTTCGCACTAGAAGTTCTAAAGTCTATGTATACTTTCTTCTGTCTGTTGAAAGTACTTGTTATGACCCAGTATCTTTTTATACTCCAAAAGAACCATCTTATTATAAAATGATTATGCTTTTTAAATACTGAAAAGATATTAAAGATACTTGACCTGTTACCTACTTCTATCATGACACTAATTCTTTCATTACTGAGTATTTACTTATTTCTTTTAGATACTCTTCCTCTGTTTCATATATTTCCAGTATTGGGAAATTAAAGGTTCTATTAGTTCTCGACAACCAAACATGTAGACAGTCTCCTTTTATGTAGGAACAAGTCTGTCTTATCTTAGAACATCTATGCTCTCCTTTTACAAAGTTATAACCACGGTCTTGGTCTCCGTCCAGAGTTATAAAAGAAACTCCCGCAGAAGTAAAATGTTTATTAGGGAGTCCTTGCATTTTTAAATACATCTTCATCCGACAAGTTCCTGCATAAATAAAAAGTTATCAAGTTCTTCTTTAGTTACTTCTTTTATACCTAAGAATCTTTTATCATGTTGAGCACCTCCCAGATACCAATCCGTCGTTACCCATTCTTTGGATTTAACCATGAGTTCTTTCCATCTCCAGTATCTCTTATGAACTCCTATTTTAAAGTATCTATATCTAGGGGTACTTCTATACCCATCAAACAATGTTAGATAATAACGGTACTTCATTCGACAAGTTCCTGCATAGTTATATATCTTAAGGCTTTCTCTCCTGAAATTATATGACCAGCCACTCCGCCTACGGACAAGTTCCACTCTCCATTATACCAGTACTCTAATCTTTTTTCAATATAATCGTACCGATATATTAAGGGATTGTAAAATTCTTCTGTAGATATATGATACTGATATCTCATGCTATTAATTCCTTCATACAAAGATAAGCATCTATTTCTTCTGGGTCAGTAATTAAAGTACAACTTCTACCATAATCTTTAAAATAAGATAGGTCTTCCAATTTAGCACTAGGATTATAGTAGGAGAAGATAAGCTTCTTACCTCCTATATAATAGTATTCTATCTTATTATCCCAACCATAAAAGAATAAAGTAGATTTGGTATCTGTTGAATTAATAACTAAAAGTCTACTTAGAGTCATACTGTTAGTTCCTTCATGAATTCTAAGGTGCCATAGTCTTCTGCTTCTGCCAGTACTTCGTAACCGTACTCAAGAAAATATTGTTCTGGTTTAAGTCCTAACCTTCTAGGTAACGTAAGCCAACCATAATCTTTCCTATGAATGTCATAGTAATAATTATAAGTGCCGTCTCCGTTTAGTCCAAGAGTTAATCTACATATAGATATATCTAAGTTATTTTTAATATACTTATAACTGTCCTTGACAAGATAGAATCTCTTACCAGATTCTTCATAAGCTTTTAGCTTTCCTTGTTCATCTTCTGCTATAAAAACTTTCTTCATATCAACCTTCTTAAGATATTAATTCATTTAAGTATACTAACTTCTGATATTCTTCCATAGACTCTAGCTTATAAATATCATACGTGTCAAACAGAACGCTTACTTTTTCTGGAGTGTCGGATAAGTGTGCAAATTGCCAAACAGTGTACTTATCTAAAAACCTATGCTGTTCTTTCCTTTTATGAAACACGTAGAAGATAGGACTGTCCGTACAAGTTACAGCTTCAGATAATGATTCCATGTTATCTAATTGTATCATCCGATGAGTTCCTTCATACACTTAAGCTTTGTCTTCTCTTCCTCAGACTCTATCTCGTAGATATCATATATGTCAAAGAATCCAGAGTAGCCTTGAAGGAATGTACCCATGCCATCTGTCAGTCTGTAAGAAGTCCATTTCATTATTCTCTTCTTATTAGTTATGCTTATCCAATTGTCTTTCTTCCTGACAGTGTAGTAGTGTTTCTTATATTTGATATCAGCCTTATTAAATATTTGTATCATGTTGTAAGTTCCTTTACATACTTGAGAGTATTAAGAAATCTTTTAACTGCTCTAAGGGATTTAAACTCGTAGATAGAATTCCAATTCTCTATCGTAAGATGATATCTGTCGTAAATCTGACCAGACCAGTTCCTGAAAGTATCGAAGCTTTCCTTACAATAGTATGTATAGATGTTTAAATCTAAAGTAATTTCATTACAAATAAAAGTACGTTCTCCAACCTTATGATACAACTCTCCAGCAGAAGAATATCCCTCTGGGTTATTTCTTAGTACCAGATATAACCTGTCCTCTTTAATATTAATCTTAGGAATAAACTCTTTCACGATATTAACTCCAGCATACTGTCTAATGAATCTCTCACTTCATCAACTTCTTTCGTACTATCTATTTCGTATATAGAATAGTCTCCATGTCCATAGTTCTTTCCATGATTGAATAAATGTAACAGTTGACTATCGTTGAACTTATGACGATTGTTATTCACTGGTGTGTTAGCATGCCATACGAGATAATGTAAGAATGTTCTTATTACATTAGTAGGCTTATATCCTTTATAAGAACGATAAGTATACACATATACTTTATCTCTGTTCAGTTCTTTTATAGGTAATTCTAATAATCTTATCATGATACTAATTCTTTCATCATTATAATAGTATTTGCTTCCTCCTCTGTTATCTCTACCATAGTATCCCTCCATATATTAATGCTACTAAGGCTCTCCACATTAGGGAAATGGGTTTCTCTCCACCTTACCTCCCCCTCTATTTTCTCACAAACTTCTACATTTCTGATTCCTCCCGAGTTCCATCTAAAGAATCCAAAAGGGAAAGTTATATTTGATTTAAAATATCTTACCATGATACTAATTCTACCATAAACTCTTTTGTTTGTCTAGCCACAGTTTCTTTTTCTATTACATCAGCTATAGCACTCGTGATAGCTTTAGGAAGACTATCTCTATGACTCTGTTCCATTCTGGGACTGTAGTATAATCTATCCCAACTACGTACTTCATTGAACAAGTACTCCATAGTGTAAGTACCTTTTCTTCTATCGACAAGTCTTAAGTTGTGTACTCTCAGTTCGTTACCTTTATTAAATAGATAATACCTACTCGTCTCGGCTATAAGATTGTATTCGTTTGACATAGTAATCTCCTAGCTAACTTTAGATAAGTATCTTATATGGAACTTCTGGATGTTATATCCTCCAGCATAGATAGCTTGAGTTACCAGAGTTCTTTCTAATCCAAAGGGTTTCTTAATCTTAAATGTTCCTACCAAGTTTCCTTTACTTAATGCTATGTCGACAGTTTGTACTTCATTTATTTCTACACCGTCGAAATGTTTAAGAGCGGACTGAAGTAACTTGTATCTTGAATTAAGTATTGATTCGGTAACAGTCATGTCAATAAATCTATCAAGTTGTTTTCTGTTATGTGCTTCTATTAATTCTTTGTTAGGCTCCCCATAGCAACCATGAGTTCTTCTTCCGTCATGCTTCTTTATACCTAGTTGTTGTAAAGTATACCAACATGATTTATAGAACTCTTTATTGAAATGACTTATCTTTAATTGTAGCAATTGAAAATCATGCGGGGAATAATACTCAGAAGTATTTAAGAACTCTCTGTACTTTAATTCCCAGTAAGCTTTTATGTCTTGAGCCATCTCATCTTCTTTAACTTTAAAAGAAGAAGTCATCTTCTCGATAAGCTCTTCGTTCAATTGTTTCTTAGTCTTATCTATTTTATTAGAAAGCTTTTCATTGTTTCTTCTTATATCGTCTAACATAATAAACTCCTATCGCTTAACCTCATAATATAAATATATCATGAATGCAGTAGGAGTTCAAGTGCATAGATTAATCTTTGTTACATTAGTTTACAAGTTCTTGTATAGTAAGTATTCTAGTTATCTCATCTTCATCTGTTATTATTTTGAGACCCACAGGAAATTCATCTATTATATCTTCTAGGCTTAAACCCATAGTATGTATAGGACATAAGTATTCTTTCTTGTCATTTAAATATCTATAATGAATATTACTCTCACCATAAAAGTATAAACGAGAAAGAGCAGGGTTATAAGGAATATCTACTATAAGTCTTTCAAGCATTAGTTTACTAACTCCTTCAAGACAAGAGCACCGTTGAATTCGTCCTCAGTTAGTTCTTCTACTATGTTTAATTTATCATATAAGTCCTGTATGTAATCACAGTAGGCTCCAGTATACTTATCGTAATGTTGAAATAAAACATATCCTTTGGGAACAGCTAACTGATGAGGACAGAATTTAACATACTCGAAAAGATTAGACGGGGTTATAAACTTAAAGTATCTGGGTTTAGTATATTCAAGATACCAATCTAAACTCATCCTTTTATTCTTTCCGCCAGTTCTATTATCTCTTTATTAAATTCGTTCTTACATTCTCCAGAACAGATATGGAGTTTGGCTCTGCTTATATGGAAAGTTATCCAGTCGTTATCTTTAATAGTATCTATTATATCTTGAGGGCATGGCTCGTGAGGAGTCTCTATGTGTTTACCACACTGGTCGCAATAGATTCTATACAGATATTCGTCATCGTCAAAAACTATCATAGTTATATTTGTCCCATCTTCTTCAGGTTCTCGTCAGACTGTCTCTTGTCTTTAAGTCCCGTTCCTATAAACACTTGTGCTCCATAGGTTTCATCGTAGCCTATGAATAGCAATTCTCTTTTCTTTAAGTCTTCTTGTTTTGACATTAGTTTATTAACTCCTTCATGCACTTGTATATCTCTGCTTCTTCTTCAGTAACCTTCTGGAATTCCTTTGGATTATTTGTACAACCGTGGTCTAACAGTTCTCTTAATTCCACTTCTGACACATCACTCCACATAGTAACAGAGAATCCGTTGAAGTAGAATTGTTTCTTGGTAGCTACATCTCTTATCGCCCATGCTCCTCTACGACAATCGTGGAACAACTCGTCATAATAAACTTCTACTATACTATCGTTAATCTTATAGTACATTAGTTTACCAACTCCTGTAGCATTATGATTGAATCTATCTTGTCTTCTGAGTTCAACATCTCTTTTACTTCCTCAGTTATATCTTCATCGTTAAGGAACTTCTCCAATGAATTATAGTAATAGAATCTTAAGTTGTCGTATAGATTACTACGTATCCTAGAAATTATAAAAGCATCATTAGAGTTGGGGTAACTATAGTAATCAGAATCATCACCAGATACAATATTAAATCCTCCTGATTTAGAAAAGGTTATCTTCCACACTTTACCTCCTTTCCAATAAGAACCTTCTTTGTGTATTACAGAAAAAGTTTCATTTGTATTATAAAGTTCTTTAATCTTATTATAGCATATTATTACTAAAGCATCAAGTAGTTTGTAACTAAATCTTATCTTATTAGCTTCTTCTTTTATTAACTCAGGATTATCAATCGCATCTTTAAGCATACCTCGTAGAGAACTATGGCTTCTACAGTTCTCTTCTATTAAAAGTATATCTGCTATTACTTCTGAGTTAGTGTAATTCATTAACAGTTCCTAGTTTCCATATTAAATATTTTCTATATTGATTTATAGTTTCTTGTAGAGGTAAGACCGTATTAGTTTCAACAGTACATTTATATTCTTTACTGTATCTGAAAGGAGCTTTGTCTGGAACTTTTAAAGTAGAGTCTCCCAGCTTACTTAGTTCTCCTAAGATATACTGGTACTTTAATTTAGTAGGGTCTTTTAGTTTAACAGTATCTTTGCAGTGGGATAGTAATCTTAGTCCGTACTTATTAATCCACTGTGGATTTTCTTTTATGAACTTTTGAAACTCCTTACCTTGAGGAATCTTTTTGTCCAGTAAACTATCTAATTCTTTACCACCTAAGACTGAACTTATCATCTGACAGAGTTCTTTTAACATGGTATGACAATAAGCAGGTTTCATATTATTTATAAGTATCTCCGCAGATTCTACGGGGAACTCAGATAAAATATATAATTGCATATTTACTTTCCTTAACGATACGTTCTTATAGACTTTGGTACAGATAATTTATCCCTTAATGATTCAATAACTAAAAATTCTTGTTTAGTGTACTCTCTTCGAGATACCGTTCTATTTAAAAGAATTTCAATAAATAGTTTTTCTTCTGGATTTAAAACCATATTCATCATCTCTCCTTAGTTTACAAGTTCTTCCATAACTTTAGATGCGTTCATTATACTATCGACTTCTGCTCTTCTACGAGAACAATCAAAACATCCTACGTAAGTTATTCTACAGTAGACTTTAACTATAGCTGTAACAACTCCGTCTATGTTTTCGTATGTTAGTATATTGCTTGTACTGGCTTGGTCGTATTCTATATTAACACAAGCATAACCAGCACTGAAATCTTTAACGTGGTTTCTTAACTCTTCATTATATAAACTGGAATGATAGTAAACATTGGGTACTACTAAATCTCTGAAGGTAATTTCATTATCTGTCTTAGCAATACATTGTACTGAAGTTCCTCTTGATGGAATGCGTTCTCTCTTTTTTCTTGGGGTCATACTTTTACCAGAACATTTAAAACCTATCATAGTGTTCTCCTTACTTAATACAACTGAGGGATTATTGGTTCTTTAACCACTTCAACTTCGGTAGCTTTATAATCGAAGTTACAGAGCATGCCTGTGAAATGAGATTCTACATTCTGTGCATACTTAATCTGACCATAAGCAACTGAGTTCTTGTTCTCTAAATAATCTGGGTTAGCTTTCTTGTGGTCTTCTATGTATTTTCTAAGTCTTTTAATTTCTTCAGAGATGCTTTCTTTTGTAAAGATGATTGCTTTTACTGTCATAGTGTTCTCCTTGTCTTAACCTTATATATTTAGTATAACAAAAGAGGCACCATAAGTCTAGTGTCTCTTTTATATTTATTAAGTTATTGTTACAATAAATGCGTAGAGGGAACAGGGGATACGCATCCGTGCACTGCCTACGTATCTCGTCGGATATTAATTAATACCCTTCAAGTTCCCAAACGCTTTATCTACAAGTATATCCTATAACTCTTCCGAGCTGGTCAGTGATTGGAACATAGCCTCCTTGTTCTAAGATGTATGTTGTTCCATAAAGATGAGGTACTACACATCCCGTCGGTTGGTATACTTGAACTGGGACAGGATAATAGTTGGTCTGGGGATAATAAGCTTGAGGTTGTTGTGCTCCTATGATTGTAGTAGGTGCATAGTTAAGGGATAGGGAATTCCCCCTAGCATAAGAAGCCTGAGTAAATCCTAACACTATAAGTAAACTAAGTATTATTCTTTTCATCTATATCTCCTTATATAATTCTTTGAAGTTACTTGTATAATTCTTTTGTTTACTATCCTCTTCATCTAATTTTATTTTATGTTCCTCGTAGATAGGGGATAAAGTATCCTGTATAGTTTTCAGAAGAGTATACAGTTCGGGGGCACCTAGTTTAGTATCTTTAATAGATATATAATTTTTATTAGCATAGATGTTGAATATCTTTTTATTGCCTTTATAAACTGTTAGCTCCTCGTACATGTCTTCCCTACTAAAAGGATTCCCTCTTTTAGCATGTACCCTGATTTTATTATAGCCTTCTATATTTAAATCTACATAATAGTTATTCTCACCATCCCAATAGCCATTTACATTTATATACTTATTAGCACATAAGCAATATACCGTGTAGTTGATATCGTTTAGCTGTTCATATACTTTCTCTTCAATAGTAACTTCAGGTTGAGTTTCTTTTTTCTTAAATATATTAAACATTTAATGACTCCTCTCTATATCTTCGGTAACTCTGTTGGTTACAGTTTTATATCCAGTAACTATTCCTAAGAATGTAAGAGGCATCCTAGTTTCTTCTAGTTGTAAGAATCCTTTGCAATCATTCTTTTTATTTATATGTATGCAAGTTGTATCCCTTTCAATATCTCTTACAGGTCTTTCTAACGGGCTACCCTTTCTATTACACTCTTCTTTTATTATAACATCAGAGTTGATACAATGATAATCATCGTCGTGTATATGAACATAGTTATCATGTATCCTATAACAGTATGCACATTCTTTACAATAAACTTTATCTGCCATGTTACTTATCCAATCATACTTAATTGTAAAACTGATAATACTCTTTTGTTATTTAAAGTATACAGATGATAATCGTTAGTATATTTAGAGTGAAGTAAGTAGAATCTTTCTCCCTTACTATTCTCGATTATCTTTTTGAAGATGACAAACTCATGGTCGACAACTTCACATTCTTCTATGAATTTATATATCTTTCCTTTTATCTTGTACTTCATTTACTAACCGCCAATACGAAACAACCGCAGGAGTTATAAACTTCTATACCTTTGAAGCTTTCGTTTTCGTATTCAGAGAAGTAATCTCTGCTACTTCCTACGAACCAAGCTCCTACTATTCCTAAAGTATTTTTAGAATAACCGCTTCCTTTTATTTCAACTCTTTTGAAAGAAGAGTCAGCACACGATACTACACAATCTTGCATACCATCGAAGTCGGAATCGTTTCTTATATAAAGATTATCCAAGTTCTTTTTGACAAATGATTTAACTGTAGCTAATGTTATTTTCTTAGTTGTCATATTCATCTCCTTGTCTTAACCTTATATAATTATATTACCATACATGGTTAGACAATACAAGTGTTATGTAACTAAACTGTTACAAACTTATTCTATACTTACTGGTTCCAAATGCCGTAATAGTATAACCAAGAAGTTTCAAACACTTAAAGGTTTCACTTGCTAAAGGATTCTCTAACTGTACCTCAATAGTATCCTTACCAGAATTAATAGTCTTCTCTAATTCCCATAACAAATATCTGAGTTCGTTCCGATGTAGGTTTGCTCTTACTATATTAGTGATAGCTTCTTGTCTGAAGAGTACGGGAGGTTCCTTTGCATAGCTACTCTCGTAGAATTCTTTTCCGTATACTTTATCTAACTCCTGAGTACACTCATAGTCTTTGTATATAGTATTCCAACTATATAACTCAGGATGTTTATTCATATAGAAATATGCACCGTGTTTATATAACTTAGCCATTATGTTTTCCTTTCGGTTTCTTTAATTCAATTACTTTTCCACATGCTTCACAGTAGAAACAATCTTTTATTATAGTTGTCCTAGCAACATTACCACACTTACAATTCATCAGTGCATTCTCCTGAATCTATTAAGTCGGTAGCTACTCTTCCGTAATGTCCTTGCAACTGCCATACTAATTTACTATCTATTAAATCTTGGAACAGTTCTACTATCTCTTCGTTATCAAGTTCGCCTTGTTCATAAGCAATGATTCTATCTACATAATCTGCCATTAGTTACTAAGCTCCTCTAACTTCTTATTAATCTTTTCTTGTACTCTTTCTTTACTATCATTGGAATTATTAATCTGAATTACTTTAAATCCTTTATTGCAAAGTTCTTTATTAATCTTAGATAGGTACTCAGATGTATATTCAAAATTCCTAGCTTCTTTCTTTCCGTACTTCTCTATGAACTCAACACCGTTGATTACAGAAACATAACCAGATAAATCTTTAATACCGAAATTAATTAGTAGCATCCATCTGTCTCTAAGGGAGATTGTTATTCCAGCTTTTCTTAAGTCTTCTAATGTTTTTAAACTCATAAAGTATCTCCTACTGCTTAACCTTATATAATAAGGTTATCATATCTCATATATGAATACAAGTGTTTGTAAAGTTATTGTTACAACTTATTGATTTGTTCTTTTAGTTTCTGGAAACAGGATTTACATAAGTCGAAAGTATATTCACCAGTAGGATTAATACTTATAGAATAAGATATAGTGTTCTCACATTCATAAACATTACAGATACATCTAGGATAATCGTTACGAGTTACTTTCATAATACTACCCTTCGGTGTCTATGTAGAATGCTAATCTGTCTATTACTTTCTTGATTGCTCTTCTCATATCATCTTCTTGTCTATGTCCATACTCATTACTGAACTGGGTCAGGTCTTTCTTTAAAGCAACTAAATCTTTTTCTAACATGATTTTATGTCCTTATCTATATAATAACTTATATAATTATATTATCATATAACGTATTAAAATATAATGGGTCTATCTATATTTGTTAAGTTATTGTTACAAGATACTTTTTCTTTCTTATACGTTCCTCTTTTCTTTCCAGTGCCTTTATTCTTTTTACTATCTCCCGCAGGAACAGAAAAGATATCTCGGATATTAGCTATAATCTCTCTAGCTATCACTTCATCTACTTTAACATCTACTTCCACAGCATCCAAGAACTCAGTAACCATTTGAACTTTAGTCTTGTAACTTCTACCAAACATCTTTTCTTTATTCTCTTGATAATGTTTTTTACTATAAGCCTTAGAATATTCTTTATATTTCTCAGAAGTTCTTTGATACTCAAGACACCTAGCCTGAGCCTTCTTTCTTTTGTCTTCCATAGTATCTACTTGTTCTTTAAGAGTTTTAATCTGTTCTTTCATGATATTTACTGTAGCTTTATCTTTGCCTATATTATCTAAAACATCAACTTTCTCTTGTAGTATTTCAATAAGTCCTAATAAGTTCCTAGATGTAACCGTTCTTTTGTCAGCCATAACTATCTCCTTTTAAAATTATCTATACACAGTTACTTCCCATTAAGGGAGAATACCTACGCTCCCAGTAACTCTCCATCCTTCTTATGAATCTTGTATCCCTTCGGATGGTTCTACTTAATTTGTGCATAACCCTATTTTCTATCTGTCTTATTCTTTCCCTACCTACCCCAAGAAGTTTACCTGTTCCTTCTAAAGTTTCTTCCGAATAGTAACGAAATTCTATAACCTTTTTTTCTTTAGAAGATAGTTCATTAAATAACTTATTAATATAAATTATTGCTTCTTTCTTTTCTATCTCATAATCTAAATCAATTACTGAAGTATCGTATCTAATGTTATTCAATATTATTCTATCTATCTCGAATAGTATATCTTCGTGAGTGTAAATTTTATAGTGGTACACCTGTCTTCTTAAGTATCTAAGAGTTTCGTACTCTTTTTGGTTACTAGTGTGGCAGGGAATCTTATTATAAATTCTTACAAACTTAAGTAAGTCATCAATACTATCTGCGAGTTTACCATTCTTATTTATACAATATTTTTTCATAATCTTATATCAATCCCTGTATCTTTAAAATTAACGGAACCAAACTTGTTATGTCTAATAGAATCATTCCAAGTAATACATATAATAAAGATAGGTCGGATAAATTCTTGGAAGCAGGAATAATTATAAATAGATTTGCTAATATCAATAATACTATTGCAAAATACATGTATATATCTCCTTTTAAAGTTCGTCATTTTTCTTAAGAGCCGCAAGGTTCTTAACCAAATATTCTTAAAGTCCTATAATCATTATAATGGTATTTAATATCTTGGTATATCTTATCTCCTTCAGAAGTTTTTGATTTATGGGTAATAGTTTTAATAGTATCTTCTTTAATATACATAGCTTCTACTGAAGGACTGACAATTATATTAACTTCTTTATTCTTAAGTTTAGGAACTATGCCTTCTTGTTTTTCTATTTCATTTACTACTTGTTTTAATTCTGTCAAACTTAAATACATATATGTCTCCTTATCTATTTCGGTACTAATAATTAATATAGCATGTATGAAATAAGAAGTCAACATATTGTTAAAATTTATTAAGCTAAAGGTTTACTAGCGAATTAAACATATTGAATATAAAGAAAAAGCTTGATACCTTGACTATTGGTCAGCGGGTGGCAAGCTTACAGGAAATAGATTATGGAGATAAATCAAAAGAAAATGTGGGATTTTGTATCAACACGTCCCTGAAACCCCACGAAAATCGAGCCGTGGAATAGGAAGCTACAAATCTACCACGCACCGTTTCAATCCTTGACCCAGTGGCTAACCTGTTGGTAGTACTCTAAAGTTTTAAGTACCCGCTACCTCGGAGCACTGTTCACATATAATAGTCAAGCTTCCTTATATTCTATTACATGCCGTTATGTATATAGTTATTGTTTTAAAGAAACTAATAGAACTGATAAACTATTAGAGTGAGTGTATTAGCAATAAAGGTAATTCTCAGTTTTTAATTACAGGTTTATTTTTTCTATACTTAGATATTAATTTCTTATGACTTGTTATTATTCCTCTTCTAATCTTATTGATATGTTACATATATCGGGCTCCCAATCTGGCGGATGAAGTTCACATCCCTCGTCCCATAAGTCTCCTACATGTTGTTTACATACATGAGAGTATCTATCATAGATAGCTCTTATGCCGTCAGGAGGATATACGATAGTATAGTCTGCATCTTTGCTACAAGGTATATGACAGCAAAAGTTATTCCCAGAAGGATTATAACAGATAGAACGGTTTCCCGTTATCCTATCTACTAATCCATACCAGTAAAAACTTATATACGCTAATATCTTTTTCATTAAATTATATTGAATTTCTTAAGTATGTTATATAAATTATGAGGATTAGTTTGAGAAGAGTTTATATCATGTAATACTTTACAATGGAATAAAGCATCTGTTACTACCTCAGAACAGTAGAGAAATTTCTCCGATTCTTTTGTTTTAATCTTTGAATTAATACCGTGAAGTCCCGATACAAATGCTTGATAGAAATCATAAGGTCTTCCATTTACATCAGTAACAAAAGCTCTGAAAGCATTCGCATCAAATCTTTCTCTAGCACTTGCAGTTAGGGGGGAAGCAATCTTTACTCTGTGTTCTATTTAATGCTTCTGACAATGGAACTATTCTCACTCCACTTGTTTGAGCTTCTAACATATTTTCTGAATCAACTGCAATACCTACGTGAGTATATTTAGACCAAGTAAATATTCTAATGATTTGTCCCATTAAATCAGCAGGTTCAAAAAATACTACATCTCCTGCTTGAAGCTTTGGAAATTGTTTTTGTTTCTTACTGAATAACATAATTTATTCTCCTATTGTTTATAATATTTATGTAGCATTGATTATAGTTTCATAAGACAATTGAACTTTGGTAGGGTCTAATGCTTGGAAGTTACCCCTATCCTCAAAAGCAAATTCAACATTATCTACTGTGTATGTAACCTTTACTCCATGTATGTCTGTTATAGATATTAAGTCTCCCGCTCTTGGTAATAAAACCACAGTTAAGTTCTCTGCTATTACGGTTCCACCTACTACTAATTTCATCATATATTATTCTCCTTTAATTAATATTATATGTCCCAACTTATTTCCAGTACTCTGTCAGTCTCTGTTGTTTTCTGTATGGTTACTTTATACCCTGCTTCTTGATAGTATGATACTACCTCGTCCGATAATGAAATAGGAATCTCATCTACTTTAATACTAAGCTTACCGTAGTGTACCCTTCCGTTTACCTTGTTATCTACTATGGATATAATAGAATCCAATGTTTCTTTACGAACTTCCTTAGCGGATTTTGTCATCTAGTCCTCCTTATAATTTGATAGCATTACATCATAATCGCTGAAAGCGTATGAGAGTTTTACTATCAAATCCCATGCTTCATCGGAAGGAGCTACGTCCTTTGATTCAAAGAAGTCCAGTATCTTTAATAGAGCTACTGCTTCTGTATTTGTTTCCAGTGTTATCTTAATAGGTTGAAATGACAATCCTTCTTGTTCTATCTTCATCTTACTAACTCCTCTAATACTTCAGCAGAAACTTGAGGTAGTTTATAATTAGGGTCTTCTAATTCCCTAATCATTCTTCCAAAATTAGTTATCTCTTTAATAGAATTTCTTATAGAAGATTTAATACTTGTATAAGCAATGGTAAATTCTGGATACAAATCTCTATATCCATTACAGTCGCTATATGTAATTCCCCATAAAAAATTAGATATGTCCATTGGTAACTTAGCATTAAGTAAAGTGTTCTTAATAACTCTTTGATATAGTCTTGGGAAATCATTAGATTTCTTCGAGTCTATTATCTTTTGGAAATCTCTAAGTGTATAAATTTTCATACTGGTTTATATTCCTCCACATCTTTATAAATTATATGTTTAAATCTATCTTGAATAATCCTAGGATTATTAGGAAGTTGTTTAAGTATCTCCACAGCATCAGGAAAGATATGATTAGACGGTATTACAATTTCAGTTCCGTTTGCTATCATGTAACAATTATCATCTATGATTATATGAGAATAGTTATTATTAAATTGTACATAAGATATAGTTTCATAACTAGACTTACCTAATCTGCTAGGATTAAGAGATAAAACTTTTATCCTAATTGGATTAAAATCTATCATTTATTTATCTTTCTTAAAGTATTTTAAATATATTCTTAATAATTCTTTTTGGTCGTCTTCCATCATATCCCTGCTACAACGTGAACAAACCTTATGATGTTTCTCATAAAGTTCAACAACTCTTTTGCAATCTATATAGAAAGAATATAATTTACCTATATCCATTACTTTTATTTCCTATGGTACTTTGAATTTCCTGAACCGCCTTTAGGAGGAATTGGATTATCGGTAGTCCTCTTACCTCCAGTATATCCTCTAGGATAATTTTCTATAAATAGTATATAGAAACCCACACAACCTAATACAAATATCAGAGGATAAATATTAATCAATGAATCAACATTCATCCTATCTTGTCCTAGGAGGTTTAGTATCAGCAGGTATCTCTCCTCTGCCTTCATGACATCTACTTCTGATAAGAGGTCTCACATCTTGAGAAGGGTCATACTCATTCTTACTTTGTTTTTTAATCTTAGTAGCAAGTAAAGCATCAACACATTCAACAAGAACCTTTACGGTATTTTCCAGTTGAGTTATTCTATTTAACATGTTTTTATCATTGAGGGGAGAACCCTTACCAACCGTCAAATTTGTAAAAGAATTTATACTGGACACATCTGGATAAGGACAAGTTCCTAAGAGTTGACATCTTACTCCATTGAAGTTACCACAACCATCACACTTATTCATTATTAAATTCCTTTTTGTTTCTTCTCTAACTTCTTAAGTCTTCTCTCCGCTTTCCTCTTCTCGGTTCTAAATCCTCTGGGGTCAGACTTCCTCCAACTCTCCATGAAAGCAAAAGTATCTTGGGACATAGTTTCTTCCCGATTATTCCCAGAGTATTTGTTCAACAAAGTATCAAGAACTTGTTCTGTTGTATCTTTATTAATACTTTCCATATTTACTATTATAACCTCTTCCATTAGATTTGTCAACTGCTGTGATAAACATTTCTTTTAACTTAGGGTTATTTGTTTTTCTTATTAAAAGTTCTTTAAAACATACTTCTAATATATCTCTTCTACTTTGTTCAAAATTATTCATGTTAATTTCCTTTAATTGTTTTAATAACATCGAGTCTCTGTTGATAAGCTTTAATCATAGTTTCAATCAATTCAATACCCGTATCTAAATTTTGTTCATCTAGGGTAAGCTGTTTCAATTCATCGGTATCAGCTTTGTCTCTATACAATGTTTTAACTTTAATAGCTAAATCTTGTAACGAGTCCATCACGTCGTCATTACTCTTAGCAGCTTTATTGTACAGGTTAATTTTATTCTTGGGAACTTTTCTATCCAGCAGGTATTTAATTACTGGGGCTAACAATACAATTATTTTTACTACATCTATTTTCATACTATCTCCTTACCTATTTAATACCTTAGCTAAATCATCTAACTCATCATACCATTCATTGTTTATATAATTCTTGGTTAAGTTCTCTAAGTCTTTAAGATTCTTATCTGAAACATTATCCATACTTGAGTTATCTTTAGAGAGTCTGACTTGAAATCTCCAGTAATCTTTTATAGGTAACATTTTTCTTAATATGTATTCTGTAGTATCTGATTGACCATCGGATACTAAATCAAATAGACCAGTAGCCCAATCCAACATATTATATTTCTTAATCTTATTTGGGTCTACGTATTCATATAAGGAACCAGTACCCAAAGATACTAATATTATCTCTTCATTAGGATACTTCTTCTGTGCTTCCGTATAAGCACACAGGGCTGGATTATTTGCAAATACTCCCCCGTCAACACAGAGCATATCATTTAACACAAATGACTCAAAGAAGGTAGGAGCTGCTGAAGTGGCTCTCGCTATCTGAGATAATAAAACATTAGAATATCTCTTATCTTCTTTAGTGAAGAATACTGCTTGCTTAGAGAGGATATCGTAAGTTGTTACCAGTAATCCCTTATCGGGTCTGGTATCTCCTAGTTTAACTCCTTTAAAGATATCATTAAGAACTCCATCTATATCTGCTGAAGGATATTTTATAGCATCAAGTGGGTTAAGTTTTAACTTCCCTTTAAATATTTTATGTATGGGTTCTTTGGTATAAAAATTATATATATCGTCCATACTCATACCCGTAGATAAAAGTAAAGATATAATGCCTCCTGTAGAAGTTCCAGCAAAGAAATCAAAACTTTGTTGTATGGGTTTATCTAAAAGATTGTTTTCCAGATATCTCAACAGAACTATTGGAATTAATCCTTTACATCCTCCCCCATCTATAGATAATATTTTCTTCATTATATAACTCCTAAGTTAATTTAATTACAGATAGTATATCTTTCCATACCACATTTAAAACTATATTTTCATTAGGAGGAGCAATATATACATAGTCAAATTCCGCTTCTGTTTTAATAACATAGGTTCCTACAGTCTCCGAAAAATCTCCCAGTAATATTCTTCCATTACCTAATACATAATCAAACACTTCCTGTTTCATATCTAATAATGTTTGAGCATCCACAGGAACAACAGTTACAAAATTAGTTCCCGTAAATTCAAAAGTTTTATCAACATCATCATGTATAGTTATACTAAAATTAAATATCATATTATTTTCCTATGCTGGTTTCTGTAATACAATCCAACCACTGCCGTCGGGATTTGCGAATAACTCACAAGCTCTTCCTCCAGATACAGAAAGTATATTAGAGTTATCTATAGTTTGTCCTGAAGTAGAATAGAAGTATACAGTTCTATTTCCTATATTCTTTATGTAATAAACTCTTTCTGGACAATTAAGTACATTAGGCAAATAAGCATTGATACTGTGGTCTGTGTCAAAAATCCATACAGTAGCTGAAGCATCCAAAGTTATATTACTGGAACCAGTTACCTTATGTGATTTTATGGAACCAGTACCGTCCTGACCTATCACGGGTAAAGAATTCATTAGTTCATCTAATCTGGTAGGAGATTGATTAAGGGAAGTTATGTACGTTTTCCAGTTCTCCCATTCGGTGGAAGTTATATCTACCATATCTGGATATCCTATCACTATATCATTAGCTCCGTCTACCCTCAACACTTTAAAATAGGGAGTTACTTTTAACTTAGCATCTATTTCCATAGATGTTTTATTAGCATTATATATATCCGTAAGGTCTGGAACAGTAGGCTCTGGGTCTTCTAAATTCCATGAATGGATATAAGTATTCCCAGCACTATCAACCTTAAGAATAACATCCTTCTTAAAATCTATCTTTCTCCCAAGTTTCTTTTCTATACTAGAAGCAAAATCCATTATAAGCCTCTCCCTTCCACAGTTAATATCTCTAATCTATAATCTGTTAAGCTCAGAGTGCTAAGACTACTGTTATAAACTTCCACTGCAAGAGTATCTCCCTTAGTTAATCTGGTTATAACATTACAGGAGGTTAATAAATCTTCCGTAGAGAGTAACCCCGCCATAGAGACATTAGTATCAAAATCTATTATGGCACCATTCTTTCTTACCGTTACTTCAAACTTATAATTACTAGAAACATTATTTAAAGTTCCCACAAAGTTCACAGCTACAAATTGTACCTTCTTAGAAGTAAAAGTATTAGTTACAAACTCTACATCTTTATCTTCTACTTCAGTAAAATTGACAGAAGTGAATACCCTTGATTGAATACTCTGAGAAGTTCCTGTAGCATAAACATAAGAGTCTGGATAATTAGACCACAGGGTATGGTCGAGAGTATTCCATAGGTCAAGTAACTGTTGGTAGGTAGGCTTAGTGGGAGAAACTATATTCCATTCCTCTATACAAAATCCATCTGGGTCTGAGTCTCCATCCCAATCTTGACAGATTATAACTTCTGAATTATAATCTACCTCCCTGCCAACATAAGCATCTACTGCTTCTCTATAATTAAAACTCATTAATATATTTCCTACCTTAATTTAATAATACTAAGTATTTGATTTCCATCCAAGTTTCTATTGTTACTGCCATCAGTATGTCTAGCATAAATTTCTAAAGTATCATTTGCAACAACATCTATCGGAAAAGATATATTAACACATACTAATCCTCCAGTAGCTCCTCCTCCGCTATTTTCTAAAGCGTGTATATAAGTACTGCCATTCTTATAAATGTAAAGATACAACAATCTATCATTACCAAAACCAGTTCCAGAAAAGGAAGCAGATACTAATACCGTTTGGGTGGATAAGCTAGTGAAAGTACTGCTTGAAAATTCAGATAAAGTATCCGTTACTTCAGTTGGAAATAATACTTTAGTGTATACTCCTCCTTGAATAGCTTGGGTAGACGTATTCTTTACAAGTACTTTAGATGCTGGAAGAGAATCTATACTAGACCAACTTGTATCAGTTCCGTCCGTTGTAAGAATCTTAGAAGTGTTCCCAGTTTGAGATGGTAGTAAATTGTTCAAAGAAGTATTTTTATTGGATACATCATTGAGATTATTACCTCCAAGAAGTATCTTAGAAAAAACTCCTCCAAAGTTTTTCCCTTCCAAGGTTCCACTATTACTTTGAATAGTTACCTTGTTACTAGACTTACCTAATGAAAATATGCTTCTCAGAGTGCCTTCTATATTTAGAAAGTCGCTCATGTAATCTCCTTTTTATATATGTTTATATTAAATACTATTTTTACATACTAATATTATTTTATCACAAGTTAAGATGAATGTCAATAGTCTAGTTGAAAATATCTGTATCTTCAATCATAGTGTCTATCTTACCACATGTATCAAGACCTTCTTCATATACTACTGTATCTAACAGTCCCACAGTAAACCTAGAAGTATCTTTAAATAACAATTTATATCTTCCCGATAACTTTGAAGCTAGTTTATATAATCTTTTTAATTCTAATTCATATTTATCTTTAGACATATAATTCCCCTTTTATCAGTCCAAATAACTCCATCTAAAACCCCCACATGTTTTCCTTTTCCCTTTACATACTTTAACTATGCTTGTGATATCTAAATTATAGAAAAGAGATGCTTCCGTAATATTATTAAAAACAACATTAGTATCTAAGTTAATAACCTTCTTGGAAGTTCTTCCCTTACTCTTCTCCCCTATTTTCCTTTTGTGCTCCTCTGAGAGCTTCTTTCCTATGTTAGCTTGTCTAGTTTTCTCTATAGATTCAGGAGACATCTTCTTTCCTAGGTTTCCTAATCTAATCTTTTCTTTATGCTCCTCAGATAACTTTCTACCAAGTGTATGAGTATTTCCTAAGTTAGCTTGTCTTATCTTTTCTTTATGTTCCTCAGATAACTTATTACCCAGAGCATATTTATTTCTCTTACTCTTCTCCCCTATTTTCCTTTTATGTTCTTCAGACAATACATGTCCCAAGGTATGAGTATTCCCTTTTAACTTCTCACTCATTTTCTTCTTAGTTTCTTCCGATAGTATTTTACCCAAATTAGCTTGTCTTAATTTTTCTTTAGTTTCTTCCGATAGTATTTTACCCAAATTAGCTTGTCTAGTTTTCTCTATAGATTCAGGAGACATCTTCTTTCCTAGGTTTCCTAATCTAATCTTTTCTATAACATCTTGTGGAAGCTTCCTTCCCCTCAAAGCTATACTGTTTGCTCTGCCGATTCTTATTCTAGTTTCCTTAGATAATTTTATTCCCAGATTACTTCCTGCTGTAGGATTGAAATTATAACAATCTTCTCCAAAAAATAAATCTAACCAATGCTGTTCTCTTTCTAACAGTTTCTTTTTAACTTCTTCCAAGCTCTCTAACTTTTCTACATACTCTATAATTTCCCATTTGAAGTTTTCTCCCCCATGTAAATTATACGCATATTGTAAATATCTATTAGTATGGTTATTTTTAGAGAGTAAGTAAAAATGCTGTCTCTTACGATTATCTAAATTTACTGAACTTCCGATATATACTTTATTATTCCCTCTATTAGTTATTTTATAGATACCTGCTTTTTTCATTATACTTGTTCCTCAATGTATTTATATATCTATAATATAAATACAAGCGTTATTATATGTCAATTCCTTTTCTAATAGGCACAGTATTCAAAACAGCTCCGCAATTGGGACAGTAATTAGACCTGAACTCAAAACTTCTCTTACAAGTAGAACATGTCTTCTCGAAATAGTGCTTAACACAACGTAAGTCCGTCATAAGGTCTGCTATATCTTTAACTTTATCATACAGTGGTTCAGACCACATCCTCCCAGTTAGAACTATTTCTAGGTCTGGTCTTTCCTCCTTCATAGTTCTTATGAACTCAAAGAAAGTTTTCTGAGATATCAATGATAGGTTTAGAGCTCCTAGTATCTCATCCAACACTAACATGTTGTAAGGTTCAAAGTATTCTTCTATGTGGTCTTGTGCTATTATATTCTTCTTAGTCTTACCAGTGTTTATATCATCTACCATAGAGAGCCAAGCCTCTCTTACAAGTACTTTATCCTCTTCATCTTTATTATGTTCCAGTATTACTTTATAGGGAACAGTATCGTGAGATTGTATAATAGTTATATTATTCTTAAACATCCTGCAAGATTTAAGTTCTCCGTAAACCCTATCCACTGAGGAGTCCCCCTTCATGAATTGAGTTATCAAAACATTCCAGTCCTGACCCATAGCTCTCATCACTAAACCAAATGCACTTGTAGTCTTTCCTTTACCACTCCCAGTGTACACTTGTATCAAACCTGATTTATTTATCATTAATCTTTCGACTTCTTTCTTTTCTCTAAACTTTTTTGCATACTTTTAATTCTAGGGTTAGCTTCAAACAACTCACAGAAATCCTGAGTTGGAATCTTTTCCCTAATAGGAATACAATATTCTCCCAACTGGAGTGCGGATATCAAAGGACACTTAGCTAAGTGTTTACAGAATCTACACTTGTCTTCATCATCGAAGAATACTATGGGACCTCCATTACCCTCATCATAACTTAGGTACATAGAACCTCCTTTAATATTTATAGATTAAATCTGCATTCCTTCATCCAAGTCTACCATGACTACTCCATGATATACAATCAGAGATTTAGGATTGTCCCCTAAGATACCAGCGTAATCTTGTAATCTATCTGTACTAACTTTTCTTAATAACCATATATAAAAACATAAAGGCATACATAATAATATGAATGTCTTAAGCTTTAATAAAAAATTCTTTAACTTATTCATACTTAGTTTTAATCTCCTCTATTAATTTCTCTAACTTAATTCTTGTCAGAGATTCTTTCTTTAATCTTTTAGCTATGCCTTCTATGTTCTTAATTATGTTTAAGAACAATAGCATATTATTGTTTATTGGTTTCTTATTACATAATACATCAAGGAAAGCATCAGTTAAATAATAATGTTTCTTTCCTCCCCTACTGATAAATATCTTATTGTAATCATCTAACTTTAACATATACCCATCTGGTAATATTATATGGGGTATCTCTCCTCGTCTCAAGGCTCTCAAATCCTTACGGTTTATCATCTTCATCCTGCTCCAATTTTAGTCTAATAAGAATCAACGCTTCTTCTTCATCTATCTCTTCAAATGAATTAGCCTTCTTCCAATTGGATTTAAAATAACAGAGCCAGTCTATCTGATGCCTACAAAAGATATTCCTCTTGGGGATATAAAACAGGTGCTCCTCGTAATCTATCTCCCCTAACAGATTAACATCTTCATCCAGCAGGTATGATTTACCCACTTTAATTTCTTCTAGGATTTCTTCAGGATTTAAAACCATTCGTCTCTCCCACTTAACAAGATATCTTAAAACTTAATGTTCTTTATAAATCATTTCATAAAAGTCATCTATCTCTTTATCATAATCCGTTTCTTTGATTAGTTCTAAACATTTATTGAATAGATTTACTTTATCTATTCTTATTGTTAAAAGGTGCATGAAGAAACCCAACTTCGATTCATCTGCTGAAAAGATTGTTTCCATCTTAAAGTTCTCTAGGTTACTGGGTTCTTTTCTGGTAACATGAACCGATGTTCTACTATGCCATCTTAACACTTCAAAGCTGATATTCAACTCCTCACAAAGTTCAATAGCATAGTAGTATTCATATTCATCATCTAAACATAGAACTGTTTCTTTTATCATAGTATCCCTTTAGACAACTTAGTACTCTGATTATATCATCTATCGATATAAATGTCAATATCCTTTTTTAGAATCGTAGTCCCAATTGTTCATGTACCAATTTTAAATATTCCATAGAAGCTTCAGGAGTTTCCAACTCTTGAAGAATCTTAAGGGTACTTATACTTTCAGAAGGATTCCTCTTCTTAAAATTAGATATCAAATTGTCTAAGTTAGATAAATCACAAATCTTATTAATAACTCTATCCATATTATTATATGCTTCAGGAACAAACACTTCCTTAGCAGGAGTTACCTTTAGCTGATTCAAGGATACAATACCCTTGTCAATAACAGCATAGGTTATAATATCTCTAACTAGATTATATCCATCGGCAGTGTTCCTCATGAAGGAACCCATACGATAGACATTAGTAGTTTCAGTTACTATAGTTGAGTACGGAGAATGGTCGTGTCCTAAGAAGACATACTGATAACTCTTTAAGTTACCCATAGATAAACTTTCTTTAGGGGCTAAGTTATTATCTAAATAGAAATGTCCCAATAATATATTTGATTTTTTCTCGGGAAGTTTTAACTCTGGAACCACGGAAGCCACATCATAAGATACACCTTCTAATTCAAAAGATTCTAAATGTAAATCTATAACATCGGAGTTCATTAGAGTTCCCATGTCTGTCTTATCTAAGTTAAGAGTTCTATAGGAAGCATCATGGTTCCCTAATATAGAGTGTAATCTTCCCTTATAAGGTTTTAATCTTTTAATTAATTTATTACAGTATTCTGTAGACACTGAAGAGCTATGAAATAAATCTCCAAGTATTATTACATACTTATATAATTTTAATATGGATTCTAATTTATCTATACAAGTAGTAGGGTAGTCATCCATTCTACTTTTTGGTTTAGTGTCGGAGGCATGAAGGTCTCCTATTATAGCTGTCGCCATTATTCCTCCATTAAATCTTTTACGCTGTTGGTTATCTCTGTTATGGTTGCTCTAAATAGATATCTTCTCTTTTTATTTACTTTGTTATAACTATGTAAATAATTAAGTTCTATCCATAAAGAATCTAATAACTCTAAATTACTTGGATTAAATAAAAATTTATTACAGTATTCAACTATCTCTATTAACTGTTGCCTATCTGATAAACATAATTCTTCAAAGTAAGTTTCATTTAAACTGGATAACTTTTCTTTGATACAAATTATCTTGTGCCTGTAATCAAGCATTAGGAACCTCTTCAACTCTCCCATCGCTAATCCTATAAATCTTATTAGCATACATCAGAAACCTAGGGTCGTGAGTTACTATCGATATTCTTAATCCTTTCTCTTGACAGATTCTACCTAGAAAAGTAAAAAAATTAGGAAGATACTCAGTAGAGATATAAGAATACTTTTCATCTACTTCTAAAAATTCTTTACCCTTATTCACTAATGCAAAGATATTAAGTATAGCGGAGATGACAGACCTAACCCCGTTGCCACATCCGTTCTTGAGAGATACTTCAAAATCATTATCTAAGTCTTTGAGTTTAAAAGACAATCCTTTGGTTCCTCTTTTATCTTCTAGCTCTATTGCTATCTCATAACTCTTATCATAGAATATAAATCTAAGAGCGGAATTTATAAGCTCCTTCAAGAATCCTATGCTTTTATCATATAGAATATCCTGACTCTTCTTGTAATAGATAGCAGATTCTCTAATTGTTTCTAAGTCCCTACTTTCTTCTTCTATCTCTTTTTTGGTTGAAAAGATATTACTTTCTATATTACTTACTCGAGATTTAAGAGACCCGTACCTTCTAACTCTATAATCGAGAGACAGTAAAATATTGTCATCCATATTAAATATTATCCTCTATCTCTCTGAGTTGGGGTTCAGAAGAGTTCATGTAGTTCTGAACTTGGTCTAAGAAGGATTCTACTTCTGGTTTCCTACTATCCCTAAGTGCTACCACTTTCTTCCAATCCTTCAAATCTTCAAAATTATATTTCTTTACTAAACTACTTGCTTCTTTAACTTTCATATTCTTTACAGCTTCTATTTTAGATTGTCTTAATTGAAAAGCTTCGTAGTTCTTTTTAATAGCTTCTGCTTCTCTGATATCCATCTATACTTTCTCCTTTATAGTTTGTCCACATAACGGGCAGGTATCCATAGAATCTAACTGTTCCTTTAGTTCTACCAAGTTCTTTTTAACTTCTTTCTCTTCATCAGATATATCTTTAACTTCTTTTAGAATACTAATTAAATTTTCACAATCCCTATCGAGTTCTTGATATTGTTTCACAATATTAAAATCAAACTTAGGGTCTTCTGGAATATCTATGGACAAAGATTTATTTAAATCTACCAGCTTGTTAGCATCTTTATCTAGCTCGGTATAACTATTAACAATATTGAAATCGAACTCTTTATGAAGTATTTCTTTATTCACTATTGACATACAATCTTCTAAGACTTTAACATTTTTATCTAGCTCGGTATAACTATTAACAATATTGAAATCGAACTCTTTTCTTTCAATCTTAGATATGTCAGATATAATTCTAAGACATGATACAATACTATTACAATCATTGTCCAGTCCTTTGTATTCCTGAAGCATGAATTGTAACTTATCCCTCATAGTCAATAAGTCTTCCTCACTATAAGAGTTTATGAAAGAGTTTATCTTACTAAGTCTCTCCTCGTTTATAGCAAGTTTATTATTCATATCGGCTATCTTACGTTTAGCTTCTGACTCATCTTCCTTTATCTTCTTCATGACAGCCGTGGAATCATTCTCGTTCATAGCAAAAATATCTTCAAATAATTTATATACTTGAGAGTCTGTTCTATCAAATGGGAATAAAGAAGACCATTCATCTTGTATATTTATTATACTTCCATCTTCATCAAGATAAAAATCATTATCTGGAACTAGCTCGAATAAATCTGTTCTTCCTACTTTCTGATGAACTATTCCATCTATCTCATATATAGATTCTTTGGGAGTTCTAGTCCACTTAACTTTCATTCTGTCCGTCTCTATCTCCACTTCAGCTTTGTCTTTGCCATGTTTAATGAAAGATTTAGCCTCTGGAGGATTCTTTAGTAGAGAATAGATAGCTCTTATAGTTGATGTCTTACCAGAGTTAGAGGGTCCTATTATAGCTGTGATGCCTACAGGAAATTCTAATTCAGCTTCAGCGATAAGTTGAAAGTTCTTTATTTTTAATTTCATATATCTTTCCTAATTACTATAGCATAATTAATATTATATCATATCTTAATAAAAAAAGCTAGAGGTTTTTCTCTAGCTCTTAAAAATTTTAATATGATTTATTCTTTTGGTACCTTTATAAAAGGAGTTTCTTTAGCAACACCAAGTATATAGTCTTTTAATTCCTGTTCATCTATTCCGCCATTCAAAGCTTTCTCTATCATATAAGATACAAGTAGAGCATCCTCTTGGTTATATACTTCTGCTACTATCTCATCCACTCCGTCTTTAGTTACAACTAATTTGTAATTCTTCTTAAACTGTATTATTCTTACTTTACTCATCTTCTTCTACTATATCCTCCTCTGTTTTCTCATGTACTAATGTGTAAGCTCCATCATTTTTTAAGAACTCATCTAGCTCTGCAAAGTTATCTTTAACCCATTTATATAAAGACTTCATACCACAGAGACTCCACTCTCCCCCCGCTGGGTTAGGAATGATTTCAGTTTTCCAATAAGCTCCCGCTGATTTAATATATCCTTTACTTTTCAACAGGTCTACTAAGAAATAAATATTAGAAACACCCTTAGTAAATATCAAAGGAAATACTATTGGAATCTTAGAAAATCCTTTCCTGTTCTTATCTGCCTTAGCAGAGATATAGCATCCAACTGGTACGTCTTTCTCTCCTTCTAATGTTATCCTCTTCTCCATCATATCGGCTCCTCCAGTTCTACCACTGTCTTTCTTTAAAGATATGATAACGTCTGGTTGATAGTGTAGAGCCTTGCAACCTGCCGATTTAGTTTTCTTGTCGTAGGGACCTTTCGCTTCTATATTAGCTCTCTCTTGATTTACCAAGAAAGTTGTAATACCCGCTTTCCTTAACAGTACCCTAAACTTCTGTAAGAAGGATGTCATAGCCTTTGCCTGTCCACACATCATGGGGTCTATGACTGACCTAGTTAATACAGAGAGAGCTAACACATTAGTAATACTATCTATAATGACCACATCGTAAGCAGGAACATCTTGTTTAACTAATCCCTCTAATATCTTTTCTAAATGTCCTACGGTCTGTAACTCATCTACGAAATTAAATAACCCCTTATCTATATAAGGTAGCATTCCTTGGGATTCAATCATGTTAGCTAAACCAGCTTCCACGTCTATGAAGAGAACTTTCTTACCATACTGTTCCATCAATCTTCTAGCCATGTGTAGTACTAAAGTAGTCTTACCTAAACCTTCTGGAGAATATATCATAATCATATCTCCCTCTCGGATACCTCCAGATAACAATATATCCATGGGGATAATTCCAGTAGGAACTACTTCGTCTTCTCTGGCTTCTGCATTAACATATTTCTTCAAGAAGTCATCAAAGGATAACTTCATATTTATTCCAGCTAAATCCGTGTCTTCTTTCTTCTTGGCTTGTTTCTTTGGTGCCATTTTATGTCCTCCCGTTGTTTTATGATACACTTGTCGCAAAATCTCGTGCCATACGTTTGGCATCCTCTAGGGTAGATGCTACCCATTCTCCTCTTCCTTTTGTATAATGAGGACAACTATCTTCATTACATTCTATTCGGGTATCCCTACAAAGTAATCTACTTGTCCCATCATCTATTCCGTAATCTTCTACTAAATCAGAGCAAGCTCCCCAGACACTTCCATACCTATAATCTTCAAAGTTATCTGGAATATAGTGAGCATCTCCTTTCTTACAAGTAGAACCTATTCCAAATCCAAAGATAGCTCTATGACTCCACCCATACCACTTCTGTTCTTTAGTAGAGAATCCTACACTACAAACTTTATTCTCTGGCTTAGATGTTTGGAACTCTGAGTCTATAGAGTACCTATCCATCTTGATAGCTAACTCTACAGCATCATCTATGTACTTACCATCTTTGTTGTAAGCCCAAACCATTATGATATCCTTACAACCTTCTGCGGAACATCTAACTAATCGGATATCAAAGTTATCAAACTCTATTATTCTTATTAACTCTTCTTCCATATATTATCTCCTAATATATAGATTCCCTCTTCTTTGTTAAATTTTAGACATCCTCTATTTATTAAATCCTTCACACAATAATTTAAAGAGGCATGGGCTTTGTTATGACAAGAAGCATTTCTACACAGGTACAAGTTATCTAGCTCATTATCACTATTGTCCATATTAATATGATGAACTACCTCCTCCATACTCAGGATTCTTCCTAAATCTTCTTCTATCACAAGACGGTGTTGTGCCACATAACCTTTTCTATTATTAATATGATTAGGAGAATACTGAAGAATACTTCCAGAGGTTTTATATTTAAGACCCTTTACTTGCTTTCCCCTCATTAGTTCTTTTTTGCATTCTTTGCTACATACTGTAGCAATTTCTCTTTTTCCTAATATGTGAACTCTAAAACATTCCTTACCACAAAAAATGCAAGAAGATTTATAAAAATAGTTGTATCCTATATCTCCTTTTTTATTGATATGATATTTTTTGTACAAACCGTTATCACAAAGAATGTACTCTCCTAATACTTCAAGTCTCCTCTTCAAATTAAATTCATTGTAGCATTTACGAGAGCATGTTTTAGAATCAATGCTACTGGGTCTAACATAATAATTCTTACCACAAACAATACAACTATTCCACAATTCCAAACTCCTTTGTATGTTTAAATAGATAATCTGCTAGTAGTAAAGATTCTGCTCTTCCGTCATGTTTCTTTAATTTAATACAATCTTTTGATTCTGGATACATCTCCCTAACTAAAGAGATAGACTTGCCTTTATCACTATCAAGATTATAGTATGTCTTCCATTTCCTAGGAGAGACTTTATGTAAATTGAAGTTTGAATTTTGAACGGAGGCTACCACTAGCCCATAATTATATCCGAAAGTAAATACTGATACTACTCCCTGTCCTGGCATAGAAGCCACTTTTTCTATAAGTACTTCGGTTTTTTCTACTGCATAGACATTTATAATATCTCGTAACTTGACGGTATCCACTTCTCTGATGAATATCTCTTCCCTCTTCATTTTGGAGATATTCATTTTCTTCTTCCCAGTAGAAGTAGATTTTATAGGAATATCCACTACTAGTTCAACGACTCCATTCCTAATTACGGATATCCCTCCTTGGAAGCCTGGGTCTATACCAATAAAGAACTTGTCTTTCATAATGTTTCTCCTAGAGATAAGAGGTTAAAATTAACCTCTTATCTCTATTCTTATAAATCCTACTCGGTATAAAAATCATCTACATCTTGAATAATCTCAGATAAGTCGAGACCTTCTAACTCAGTAGAGCTAGGGAGTTGTACCGTTTGAACAGGTGCCTGAGTAGGAACAACTTGTGCTGGCTGGGGTAAAGGTGCCAAGTTCACAACAGGTGCTATCTGTTGTGGAGGTAATGATAATCCCACAACCCCAGCTACCGTTTGTTGTTGCTGTACTTGAGGTTGAGCCACTGGCTGAGGTAATGCTTCTACTTGAGGAGATGCTAATACTTCCTGAGATTTAGAAACATTTTGTAAGATAGCGTTTCTTAGTTTGTCCCCATTCAAATCTTTACCTAAAGAAGGTCTAATTAATTCCCTGTAACTGATTAAGAAGTTCTTAGCCTGTTCTACTAGCTGAGGATTCTTTGCAATATCAAATCCTCCCTTAACTTTAATCTTAGGAGAAACTCTTTTAAATCTACCTTCTCCTTCTGAAGTTCCTTTGATACGTAATATCTTAGAAGGGATAGTAGCAGGGTCTACTTCACTGTCTTCTAATTCATCCAACAATGCTTTATAATCTTTCTCCGTTAATTCTAATCTTACAAAAGATACAGGTAGTTGAAAATTGTTTTTGTCAACAGTAGTAAAAACCATTGCTGGTAATACATACTTACTAGATGGATAGGACTTTGTAGTTTCTTCACTTAGTACCCCTTGACTTATTAAGTCCTCTAGTACTTTACAACAATCTCCCTTGATGCGTATTCCGTCATCGTCTGTTGATGTGGTACAATGAATAGAGCCAACTCCCTTTACAAAGTGTGTCTTTGGATTCAAAAAGAAATCCTCATCTACGCTAAGTATGTTTACAAATTTAATCTCATCGTCCACCAAATCCATTTTCTTAATAATGTTAGATTGTTTTGGGGCTTCTCCGAATTTTACCATTCTGTTTAATCCTCCTCAGAATTTAATAACTCTACTATGCTCGGTAAAAATATATCGTTAAATATTTTATTACTGGCTTTATCTGTCATCCGTAATGTTTTGCTTTTAGGAATATAGTCATCACAAATATTTATTTCTATGTTCCCTTTGACTAATGAAGCACTTATCTTTTTATACTTAGATAAATATAACCTATCTGTATTTCTACAAACCTCCTTCATGTTCTTTAAAATTATATACAATAGTAAGTGAACATCTCTCTTATTTAAATATATTCCTAACTCAGCTAGGTCATTGCATATACCTGTATATAAATCATCAGCTTTCAAGTCTAATACCTGCGTGTATCAGGATTTGCCATTTGTTTAATTTTTAACAAGTCCGCCAAGGTTCTAGCCCTTTGAGAAAAAGTATATACATGGTTCTTATATTCTTCTAACATGGAATTAACTTCCTCATAAGCTTTCTTGGATTGAACTTGTTCTGATACAGTTCCTCCTTTTTTTACTTTATCCTTAATAAGACTGGACAAATTGTATAGAATGGAAACAATGTAACTAGCATTATATTGTAGCTCTAAGCTAACATTTATCCTACTTTCATACTCTGTTATAGACAAGTTTAAATTTTCTAAGTCGTCTCTGTTATCCGCTAACACAGTCTTGAATACATTTATACTATTTCCTAAGTCTGTCCTTAGCCTAGATATTCCTTCCCAACTCATTCACAAATCTCCTTTAAAAATTTTACTCTACCTAAATCTTCCTCTCCCAAATTCTGGTAAGCAAGTATCAAGGAGTAATATCTGTTTTTTAATTCTTTACTTCTCGTTGAAGATATTATAGATAATATAATTCCTATGTCCAACTTAGAAGTTATGAGTAAATTATTTAAATTAAGATTACTTATATTGTCCATTATAAATTCTTTTCCCAAATTAGGGTTAGTAGAGATACCGTCCCAAGTTAAATAGTCTTTAAAAGAATTTATAAACTTCTCTGGTAAATTAGGCAAATAAGATATATCTAACCAAGAATGTTCTCCAAATTTATGTTCTACTTCAAGTATAACATCTTCTTTGGATTGGATACCTAACATATAATTATTTATTAATGAATCGTACTTACTAGAAATATTTATCATGTCCATAATAAAACCCATCCTTATAATACATTATATCATTAATGTAAATAAATGTCAACTACAAAATCATGCTGTTTATAAATTCTCGAGTAATTATACAATCGTCTGGCTTCTTATCAATCCTAAAGTTCCAATCCATAGCCCTGCAATGGGACATTCTATTATTTTTTGAGCTAAAATCCTGACCCTCACAAGCTAATACCAATCCTAGGTATTCAGTATTCAATGTAGGATTACCTTGTTCATCTATTACTGTCATCTTTCTTCTCAAAGAATCAGTTATTCCAGAGATAGTTCCAATCCATTGTTCAGTTAAAGATTCATCTTCTTCCTCAACATAACAAGAAACTTTGATGCCTCCTATTAAATTCTGTACTGCTAGGGCTGAATTCTTTTTAGGAAGTATGGAACCTGAGATAAAACAATCTATATCTTCATTCTTACTTCCAGATAGTGTTCTCTTCATCTTAACTTGAACATGTCTCTTACGAGAAGTAGTAGCATAGTATTGCTCGTTAAGATTCTTTAGTACTATCCCTTCTCCCCCGTTAGCTACTATCCCATCAAAGAATTCTTGTTTATTTATTATAGTACTTTCTGGTAACTCAAAAGGAGTTATCCCTTCAATCTTTTTCATAAAGCTAGTTAATAGTTGTCTGCGTTGTCTGAGTGTTTTAGGTTTAAGGTCTTGGTTATCAAACTCCAACATATCAAACACACAAAACTTCAAAGGATTCCCATCCATCTGAATCTCTATAGCTCTTTCTGCATGGGAACCTAAGATAGAAACAGTGGCATTCAACTCAGTAGCTGAGAATGTTCCGCCCCTTGAAGTAGTATCTAAAGTTTTATTAGATACTAAAACCTCAGCATCCAAGATAAAAGATTGTTTGAACACCCCTCTATAACTCTGGGGGGTTCTAACTTTACCATCTTTAGTTATTAATAATATTTTTTCCGTATAACAATTAGGTAGAAAAGTTATATCTGATATATCCCTAGAGAAAAACTCAAATCCCCAGTCGGGGTGATAAGTTATTATAACACGGCATCCATCAATCTTAACCTCGCCCAACCAGTCCTCTGATGTCAAGAGGTGTTTTTGTTCCTCTGGTTTAAGTTCTTTAAAAGAAAAACATAGTTGTGGAGTATGTAATTCAAACAATCGTTTATACATCCCCCATGTTTGAACTTTAGGATACTTATTATAGTAATCTATTCCCAATATTTTTTCAAGCTCTTTGTTGGTAGTCTTAGGATTAGATGGTATAGGAATACCTCGTACCTTGAAATGTTGTAATATTTCCTCCTTTTTCATAATCCCCTCCGTTAATCTGGAGTACCCTCTTGAGAATCCTCTTCGGGATTTATTAACTTCTCAAGTTTTTTCTTAATACGTTTATCCCTTTGAAGTTCTTTTTTCTCTTCTAAGTCTCTTCTTGTCTGCTCTTCTAAAGCTAATCTAACTTCTTCAGCTAAAGCTTCTTGTTCTTTCTGCTTCTTACTTTTTCTTTTCTTTTTGGGTTTCTCTTCTTCCGTCTCATCATCTTCTAAATCTTTTAAAGAATCTGTCGTAACTGCATCTTCATCATTGGTCATTATATATACATCTTCATTTACAGATACAACATACTTACTTGTTTTCTGAATAGCCTTAAGTATCTTCTCAGCAGGAGACAACTTCGTATCCTGTAATGATTCTAAGATAGCTTGGGAGTGATATTCTCCAGAGCCTATACAAACAAAATTATCAGCAGGTTCTAATATAGATAAGTCTGTTTGAACTACAAATAACTTATTCTCTATACCTACAATGAGTTCACTGCCTCCTCCCATAAGTTCTACACCATTCACATCTATGAGAAATTTCTCTTGTCTTAAACAATTAATAAGTGAATCATAAAAAGAAGTATATACATACTCATATATATCTTGGTCAATAAATCTAGGAACTACAACTAACTTGTGAGTTAATATCTGTATCATCCTAAAACTTCCACAAACTCCTATGATAAAATCTCCTACTTGAAAAACTTTTCTCGGATAATTTATCTTAGCTCCAGTAAAACTATTAGAACCAAAACTATCAGTTCCTAAGTATACATAATCCTCAGTCCGTATCCCTACTACACAAGTCATGAAAAATCCCCCACTGAACTATTATAACCTACTATTTTATTGAAAACATCAAATAAATTTCTAATATTCTCTGTCTTCGACTCTATATCTTTCGAGTCGTAGTGTAATGAAAATGTTTTGCACAGAGTAGCAAATTTATAATCCCTATAAGATTCTCTAGTAGCATTCTCTATTAATGGAGCTATGTAAAGTAAGTCATACCCTCCAAACTTAATATAACTATATAGATTATACTCCGTATATAATTTTATAAAGTTATTAAGAAATTCTAAATCGAATTTAATATTATGCCCCACGACAGTCAATTTATCTTTTCCTTTATTGGTAACTTCTTTAAGAGTAGATATGAACTTATAACAAGCTTCTTCTGGATTTCCATAACCTCTAAGAGTATCTATGTCTATTCCATTAAAATCTAAAGCTTCTTTAGCTATAGTGGAAGGAAGTCTACCTCGTCTGGGCTTAATATGAAATGTATTCTGGTCTACTATAGCATTATTGTGTTCTACTCTATAACATAATTTTATTATATCGTCATACTCTGAATTCAATCCAGTAGTAGCCGTGGATAAAAACAGATACATCCCTTCTCCTTTATATCATTCTTAATCCATTATATCACAATATTTAAGATATGTCAATTTAAATTATATAACAACTTTAATAATAGTTTTATTATCACAAAGTTTATCGTGGCTCTTAGCATTGTACGCTTCTATCTCTTTAGTAACATCGTAACCAACTACGTCTCCGTAATTTTGTAAATCCACCTTAATTATATCCCTGTTCTTATTCTTATAGAAAATTCCTATATTCTGAGAAGCTCTTCCCGATAATTGTAATCCTCTATCGGAGTAAGCATTCTGACCACACATACTAGCCGACCTACTATAATTATCAGACACACAAGCTTCATGTAAATGTCCACTAAGCACATAGTCAATAAAAATTCCATCATAAGCATACTTCGCTACAGCCTTCTTGATTCCGTTAGCTAAATCAGATTTAAATTGATGCCCGTGAATTAACAAAACATTGTTACCTGCAACATCTATGACTTGTTCTAGTGGGTCTTCTAAATGAAAAGACACTGACGGAGAACCCATGAATCTAGCGTTAAGCATATTATATAACATCAAATCATAATTGTCAGAAGCTATAATATCTGTCCATGCAATATCTTTAGCCATTCTAGTTTCATTACCCGTTACACCGCAAAAAGTAATTTTAAAATCTTTATTTAAGTCCAAGATAAATTGGGACAACAAACTTGTAGCAAGTAAACAAGCCTTCATTCTATTAGTAGCATTGTTTAATAACTTATCTAGGATATCGTCTTTGTTGAGTAAATCCCCCGTAGAACAGACAGCAACACTTTTAATACCGTTTAATTTAAAATAGCTAACTGCTCTATCTGCTAACAACTTTAATCTCTTAGAAGCTATATGAAAATCATATTTATTATTCTTTAAATTGATTAACTCGTTAAAATGTAAATCAGATAGTTGAATGATACCCATACAATCTGAGCTTACGTTAGTATGTTTAATTGTTTTCTCTGAAAGATTAATACTTTTCAATAACTGTATTAATTCTAAATTAGATTCCTCTAAAGCGTTAGTTAATCTATCTTCGTGTCTAAGCCCCTTACGTTCTATTCTATTAATATCTTGAAGCTTTTGAACCTTACGTCTTAATTGAATGTTAGCAATTAAAACATCCTCATCTACTTCTTTCTCTACATCCTCTTTTAATTCTTGTTGTTTCTGCTTAGACAAATCAGAAGGATATATATCTGACTTAGATAATTCTAATACTAATTTATCTCTATATTCCGAACTAAAGAACATATTAATATCATTAGTTGTGTACTCATTAGATACTTCTCTTATTCTTTTTCTCCAGTAACTTCTTCCCCTGTATTTACCTTCTGAGATACACCCTTGATACAATAACTCAAAAAGCTTTTCAAATTTTTCCATCGTCTTCCCTCTTCCGTTTTATCTATATATAATATAACTTAAGATTAATTACAGCGTTTAGGAATCAGTCTTACTCTGCTGTCGTCTTCCCATTTGAAAGCAAATAGGTGTCCAAGACTGTCTCCCACCTCTATAGAACAATCTATAGGTATTGGGAAGTTAGGAGGATTGAATACCATCAAATCTTCTATTACTTTAGCCCACTGAGTAAATCTTCTTTTGTTTATTCTATAATTACATTCATCATGTACGGATGAGACATAAGCTACCTCACTAGAGTACTTAGGATTAAGAAATATCTTATTAGCTAAGTTCACTAACAATTGCCTCATAATAGAACTTCCAGAACCTTGAATTTTATGAGAAGCTATTGTCCTAACTCCAAAGTTATAAGTTCCTCTATCATCGGAAGTTAAGTAGTGTTTAACTCTCCGAGGTCTTCCGAACATATCGGTTACTGTAAAGTTAGTTTCCTTCTCTGCCTTATTCAACTCTAGGTCTTTCCAAACTTTAAGAGTTATGTTAGCATTCCACCATTTATTATACAGCTCTTGAGATTCCTCTTCAGACATCATAACTCCCATCTGTTCAGCTACCGCTTTCAAGACTGGAGGACTTCCTCCGTATAATAAACCAAAGTTAGCTACCTTAGCTGCTTTTCTTTTTTCTTTATCGTAATTCTCTTCTCCGAATAATTTCTTAGCCATTTCAGTATGAACGTCCCTACCTTCTTTAAAAGGTTCTACGAAGTTAGGTTCCCCGCTAATAACACCAGCTAACTTAAGTTCTTGTGCTGAATAATCCACTGATAGGATTAACTCATCATCGTTCTTAACCCGTATAGCTTTTCTTACATTAAGGTCTGGGCTTAATCCCTCTACAAAATACTTATTAGGATTCTGAGATACATATTCCTTAACATCATCTGGCTTACCGATTAATTTAAACTCATACCCAAGAATGCCTTGGTAGTCATTATCCAACTTGATAGCTTCGTATATAGCTGGTTTAGGCTTAGTTAAATTCTGTATATTTAAATTTATGAAATAATCATTGTCCTCGGCTTTAGACTTACCCCCCGTTCCAGAAGCTAACCTTCCAGAAGCAGTGTCGAATAATTTATAGTTAATCCTGCATATTCCTATGTTAGGGTTATCTGGAAGCGAATCACACTTAGATAGTTTATCTATATAAGAATTTAATTGTTTCTCCAAAGAACTAAGCTCTATCAACTCTTTGACTATAGGATGCTGACCAGATACTTGCAATAAAGCATCCTTAGCAGTACTCATACAACCAGTCTCTGTTCTGACTCCCGTATCTATTCCCAAGGACATTAAGGCTGCTGGTAGCTCTTTAGTCCTAGAACGTATGTTAAAAGGGTATCCTACTGTTTGGAAGATACTCATCTCTAGTTCTTCTATTCTCTTTAATATAGTATCTTTGTACTCGTTCATAACAAGCTTATCTATGTACAAAGGATTCTCTACATAGTAATCAGCAAATGCCTTAACAAGCTTATTATCTAAGGATAATATTTTTTCGCAACCTTCCCTTTTCAAAGTTGGATAGAGAACTTGAAATAGCCCAAAAGTATTTCCAGTATCACAAGAAGCATAAAAAGCACAAGCAGAAGGGTCTACGTCTTTTAATGTCTTGTTGGTACCTAATACTTCTTTAAATTTAGTAGCACGTCTTCCCAAGAAATGTTCCGTTGCTGGTTTTAATCCCATCATACCTTTAGCATTTGTATCTGAATTATAGGTCAATACCATAGTATCAAAAATATTTATCTTTGAAGTATCATAACCTTCCTTCTTAAGCATTGACATATCAAATGTGGCATTATGACATAAGGTTAATTTTGATTTACGTAAAGCATCATAAATTATATCTAAACAATTTTTAGGATTTAAATTCTTTTCACTTTCTTTATACTTCTTGATTTTAATTTTTTTCATAGAAGGTTCAAGAGTATAAAAATTCTCTTTAAGAATTTTTAATGACTCTGGGAAATGTTCTTCTAAATCAAGAGGATAGATACAAGTAGCTTCTTCTATCTTCTCTTTAATTATTTCAAGATAGTCCTTATCGAGGGACTTAGCTTCCATTAAGGATTCTAAAAATATATTAGGATAGTCTATGACACTATCATCATCTGGAGAAAATCCCTCGATACTTTCATTAGCTTTAATTAATTTTTTAAGAATCTTATCTTGAGTAGGTTTCTTGAAATGAATTAATCCTGTATCTTCATATCTTTTTTCTTCTTTCCCTTCCTCATCCCACGAAAGGACATGTCGAATGGGAATATAATATCCCGACCAAGCATCAAAACTAAAAGAGAATCCTATCATTTCATTTCTCCTGTAGTCCAGTCCGTCCGTCTCACAGTCATAAGCCATTACTCTTCCAGTACAATCTCCTAACAAGTCTTTTAATTCTTGTTCTGACTCTATCAACTTATATTTAAATTTATCTTCCCAATTAAAATCTAATGGTACTGGGTCAAAATAATGTCGGTAGTCTATTTTATTTGCTATGCTCACTATAAAATCTCCTCAATTAACTTCATCTAATCTGTAACCGTGATATAGATTGTCTAAAAAGACATCTATTCTTTCAAAGCTATCCACCCAAGTATTATTTACTTTTAATATTACTTCCTCATCCCTTAATCCATTTTTTAACAATCCCAAGTCTTTTATAAGTTTACTGTAATCTTTTATTTCTTTATCGGAAAAATTATCTTTAAGATATTTAAATGGATTTATATTTAATTTTAATTTTAAATAATCATAAGAAGTAAAAAATCTATGTTCTCCCCAACAATGTAATCTAATTACTCCATCATCATCGAAATAAAATCTAGCAGACTTAGACTTACTGTACCTAGGGTCTTCGTGGAAAGGACAAAAGACATTACCGTATCCAACATCAATCAAAGAATCAAAAGGAACTAATTTTTCTATAAGTATTCTAACCTCTCTCTCATTTAGATTCATCGTTGGGTTCCTTCATTAAATCATCTAATGTTATAATATCTTCTATATTTGGAAGAACCTCCTCTCCTATAACAGTTACTCCTTCGGTATTGGCAATTTCTGAAGTAGGTACGTTATCATCCATCCCTATGTCTTCGATATCCCCCACAACAAAATCATCCGCAAGAGAATTGATATCTTGAGTTCCAGTAGATACACTATTGTTAAAGGATGGGGATAACACAGAACAGTTAGTAAAGTTACTCCCCTGAGTCCCAAACACAAAAAACTCTGGCATAATAGGAGAAGGAATAGGTTTATCTGGGGATTCAAAATCTCTGTTCTTTACTATGTGTATGTTTACTACCTTAGCATTCCTCATGGCGGTGGTACAGTGAAAAATCATAGCAGTCATAGCAGTTCTCCCAAGAGCATTGGCTTCAGCGAAGTATGTAGAAGATGCTAGTTTAGTATTAGAAGAGGGTGTCCCACTCTTCTCTGCCTTCTCCACAATAGCTTCCAATTTATCTATAGCTTCTGTTTTCAACTGAGCTAATAGTACTATTATTAAATTATGCTTAACCGCTATCTCTTGTAAGGTATCAACATAATAATTTAAAGCTTGGTACTGGTCTAACTTTAATTTAGGAGGTATTTTGTTCTTAAACAGGTTTAAGTAGTCCACATAAACTAAGTCTAAACCCCCCATCTCGTCCCTCATCCTGAGTATAAAAGCTTCTATGTATTCCATAGAATACTCTTCTAAATCATTAACTCCTGCTATTCTTAAATCTCCTTTACAGGTTTGAAGAAAGTTATCTTTTACTTCTTTAAACTTCTCCTTGCTATCTTCTAATAGTAGAGTCTTTTTCAAGTCTACGGCTGGAATGGCTCCCTGTTTTCCGTACATTTCATAAGAGTGCCTTGATACGATATTGTATAAAACATTTCTAGGAACAACCTCTAAGGTTATGAATAATACTTTTTTACCCTCTCTATAAGAGGCGGTGTATGCTGTTGATATAGCAAATGTAGTTTTAAATGATTGAGGAGGAGCCCCAATTACATTCAGTGTCCCGTAATCCAAACCTTTTAAATAGTGGTCTACTTCAGGGATACCAATCATTACTCCCCTAGGCATAAGTTCTTGACGTTCGTATACATCAAATATATCTTCCATACCTAGAAGTTTAGGTTTAGTTACATCCACATCCTGTCTGAGTATATCTCTTACTTTGGATATATCATTCTTATCAATAGCATTTTTTACTTCACTAATTTGTTTATGTCTTATTAATTCCTTCTTAAGTTTTATGAGAATATCTAAACTAAAAGGACAATCCTTTTTATGAACTAAAATATTATGCAAAGATATAATATAATTTATATCAGGGAATCTTTTATTATCTGTATAAAACTTTTTACAATCTTGAAGTACTTTAGAATATAATTTAATACCATCTGGACTAAACTCAAGTAATTCTATTAACTCATCCATGGATGAGATATCAGTTATCTTATCTAAATGATTTAATACTATAATAATATAATCGCTTAGTTCTTCCGAATCCATTGGATTTACTAATTCGTTATTAGCCAAAACTACTCCCCTTTAAAAATTTTCAGATGTCCCTATAGATTTAGTTTTAGTACTACTTAATACTTTAACAGTTTTATCTTGTAATAAATTAACATCTTTATATATTAAACTTCTATCTGAAGTCATATCAGAAATTTTAAGATGCTCTTTTAAATTTGGATTGGTAGTTAATATTAAATTAATATGTCTCTCATTATCCCTAGCAGATATCACAGGAGATAAACATTGTACTATCTTATCAAAACTATATATATCCCTTGGAAAATATAACATTAAAATATCATTTTCTTTGGCATTATCATACTCATAATTTTTGGACATCATGTCATCCATTAGTTTTTTATAATGTCTAAAAGAAAATCCTTTAAAATTAGGATACCCTGTATTACCTATATAATAAATATTTTTATGTACGACAAAAGAAGCAACTTGCATTAGAGTATCCGTGCTATTGGACTTTATAAAATAGTTATTTCCTCTATGTATCAAACTATCAAGAGTTTCAAACTTCTTGGGATTAGAAGTAACTTTTAAGAAATGCTTCATTAAAAACCCCATGCCCGATATATAAGCATTTCTATACTGTTCTTCCGTAATATTATTATCAAACGGCATAGATAATATTCTCCTCCTCTTGAAATATATTATACCACAAATATATCTTTTTGTAAAGTGGTTACTTCTTTCTCTTGTAAATCCACAACATTTGTTCTTTAAGTTTTTTTATTAATCGAGCATTAAAAGAAGTCAATTCTGCTTTAGGAACTTCTTTGGCATTAAATACTTTTTCTGTTATTTCCCCATAAGAAGATATGAGTTCGTGTTTATATCTATCAACAGTTCCAGTTATCTTTCCTTCTACTTCTATATCTGTAAGTATAAAATGAATTTTAAAATTAGTATGTTGGCTAAATAATCTTTCTATTCTTCCCTTAGCCTGACTAAAAGCCCCAAACCCAAACGGAATATTATAAAAGAACATATTGTTTACAGATTGAAGATTCAAACTTTGAGAACCCGCACTTGATATTAATAAAACTTTTTTAGCAGGGTCTGAGTTAAACCACTGTTTAATTTCTCTTCTTTCTTTAGTATTAACTTTACCACTAATAACTCTATAGTCTATTCCTATCTTATCAAAAATAGAAGATAGAGTATCTATTGTTTCTCTGAAATGACAATAAGTTATAAGACCCTCTCTAAGAATAGGTTTAATAGCCATGAGATACAGTTTAAGTTTATTCTCGTCCTTGTCCACCACTTGTTGTAAATCTATCAACCTAGTAGCATGTATCTTAGTATCCTTCGTTTTAAATAATCCCTCAGAAGCTTCTATGTAAGAATCTATATCCTTTATCTTAATAGAATGTTCAATATACTGAGTATCTTGTTCGGGATAATATTGAAAACATACGGGAGCTATAAGCTCTCTCAAAAGTTCTAAATTTTTATATCCCGTTATTTCTGGGTACTGATGACCCGTTTGCCAATTCTTAATCATTTTAATTTCTACGAATGTATTAGTAAAAGCCGTTTTGTTTTTAAAAATACTTTTATCCAATATATGTACGATATGAAATAAGTCCATTAACGAGGTTGTTAAAGGAGTAGCAGTTAAGAAGACAAGGTATTTAAATCCCCTCCTTATTGCTATCATACTCCTAGTCAACATAGCTTTAGGAGTTTTAAGCTTATGGGCTTCGTCCGCATAACAAGCCGTTCTAAATTTAGTTAGAAACTTAAAGAGTTTACTTAAATCTATTTTGTTAAAATTTTCATATTGAAGTAAAGCTATCTTAGAACTACCCTTAAAAAAATCTTCTATGTCTATGTCTGTTATTAAAATATCGGGTCTATAGTTAGTCTTTCCGTTAAAATCGTCTTGAACTTCCAACAATGCAGATTTAGTACATAGCACTAAAATCTTATCGCATAAATTATTATTTATTAAATCCATGGAAGACTTAATAATAATTACACTCTTGCCCGTTCCCGTCTTCATACTCATCAAAGAAGCAGGTCGAGATGTGGAAAAATCCACAGCCTGTACTTGATAGTCTTTTAAAACTATATCATCATTTAACTTTAACAATTTCTATCCCTTATATATTAGTATCCATTCCCGCATTGAAACACATACAATCCAGAACTTCTAAAGCTTTGAACACATGAGCTACGGTCATCTATACAAAATAATATTTCCCCGTACTTTTCAGGTATGTCCTTAATAAGTTTTACTTTTATATCACAATCTTCTTCAGTTGTATTATCGGGTTTAAGAATCAAGTCATCATGATATATGCTATATTTATTTAACCATTCTTCTGTTTCTTCCCTACTCTTCTCACTTCTAGCAGAAAGAATAATTATGTTGTAGTCGCTTTTAAATCTCTCTATTATTTCAACTACTGGTTTACTAGGAACATCTGAGAAAGAAGCAGCTATATAAGCATCCCAATCTATGTCCCTTAGATAGTCCCTTTTTGAGTAATCGGCAATAGTTCCGTCAAAATCGAATACAATACATTTATTCTTCTTACTCATAGATTACTCCCCAATCCCCACATATTATACTCTCTACCTGTTTATGCAAATCTTCTATAGAACCATCGTTCATTAGTATATAATCAAAGGAATAATCATCCAACTTACCTTCAGATATACTTTCTACTAAAGGTACTCTAGGATTAATAACTCTTATGAGTTTAAATCCTTTTTCTCTTAAATGTTCTGCCTCGTTGAAAAGTCTTACATCCTCGCACACATATCTTAAGTTAGGGTCTAAATTCCCGAGGGCTATCTTAATCCACATATCGTCATTAATCATTCCTCTTCCCCACTTGCTACCCAAAGTAACAAGTAAGAATCTGGGGGTAACTCCTAGCTCTGGTATGATAACCTCTTTTAAATTACCATAAAGCATATCATAAATTTTAATTTTATCGTAACCTAGTCCTTTTAATATTATTTCAATCATATCTTTCATGGGCTCTGCAAACGTAAGCATATTATATTTATATTCTTTTACAAAATATTTAGCCGTTTCTGATTTTCCCATCCTCATCGCAGAAGAATATATACCCACATTAAACATTAACACTAGCTCCCTTAAGTATGTCATAAAGAAAAACTTCAAATTGTCTTAGTTCATAATACGAGATTAAATCTCTGTTCGGGGTTCCCCTAAATAATTTATATTCTATTCTATTCTCTTTATCATTATATTTACGTAAGTCCATCAATTCCAAGTAGTTATCAACAACATCTATAACATCCAAATATTTTTTAGCTGTTGCTTCCCACTTTGTTCCCTCAAAAGAATTAACTGCTTCTAAGAACTTCTCGGGTGTAGTAGGATTCCATCTCTCAGCAAATAACTTCTTAAACTCTGTCTTAACAAAAGGAACGGGAGCTTTTAAATTATCTGACTTATCCCCATCCAAAATTCTAAAGGATAATAGGTTCTCAGTAGAAACTCCGAATTTACTAAAAACTAAGTTATTATCTACAAATTTAAATCCTTTATCGTAATCGTTAGAAACTTTAAATATCTGAGATAATTGCCAAAAATCTTTATCTCCTGAATAAATTATTATTTCTTCATTGCCTTTTTCTTTTAATTCAAAAGCTATGTTAGCTATAAGGTCATCAGCCTCACATTCCTCGTTCTTTGCAAAAGCTATATGGTTTAAGTTGGATAATATATTTACGATATGTGAAGTATCCATATATACTTTAGTTTTATCTTTGTCCCTATTAGCTTTATATTCTTCATTTATTTCTTTTTTAGAACATTTCCCATCCATCACAAAGATAACTTTATGCTCTGGATATTTTTTATATAGCCTCTCCACTAAAAAAGAAAAACCTTTTATACTTCCTACAAATATATTCTCTTCGTCTTTTTTAATGTAATGGTCCTTGAATCCAAAATGAAAACGATTTAAACACCACGAAAAATCTACTATAATAAATTTTCCCAAAATTCCTCCTCTTAACATAAATTATATTAAAGTCATAAGCACCTTTGCGTTATTGGGATTTATCTGATTGTATCCAATTATACCTAATATCAAAAGTTCCTTTGATACACTTCCCGATACTAAATCAGTAAATAAATGAGACAGTACCCTCAAATCAAATTCAATGTCTGATTTATCTTTATCCTTAAACATTGGATTACCGTAAATAATATCTATTAGTCTATCGAATCTGTACTCGTTCAATTTAAAATATAGAGTACCACTTTTCTTATGAGGATATTCTCCCATAAAAATATCTTCTTCTTTTAAATATTCTATATCTTCTGGCTCAAAAATAAAATCAGGTATAAACATACTAATTCCTATTATTACTATTTAATACCATTTTACCACATGAAATTATAAATGTCAATACCAAAGTAAAAAAAGAGCCGTAATTTCTTACAGCTCATAAAAGGGTTGTCGGAGGTGGATTCTATTAAATTTTATTTACATTAGTGTATATGGGTTTACCTGCTTTATTAAAAACAGCTTTCATCTTTTGTCTTCTTGGAGTACCATTACATCTTCCTATATGAATCCAAGGGTTAGACGGGTTCTCGAATATAACTTGGTCTACTATATCCATCAATGGTTTTCCGTTAGATTGTTTAATGTTCCCCAAAACTATATCATTAAATAGTTGTTGTAAAGATACTCCTATGACATGAAAATCCGTAGCATTACCGCCCATGTGCTTAGAAGGTGGTTTTACACTTCCCCCCACCTTCTTATTAACTGCGGGACTTCTATACCCAGAAGTTATTATAAGAGGCTTATTGTAGTAAGCTCTTATAATATCCAAATAATCATTACATAAAATTATAGCATTATTTTTAATAGTACCTGTTGGAAGTGAATTATCTACTCCCCTAACCTGAGTTACAGTAAACTCCCTCTCGGATATGTATTTACTTAACATATTCATATTACACCTCTCTTATTAATGTCCAATTGCAAACCAATAGAAACCATCAGGATTCCCAGAACCGCCTCCCGAAGGATGTTGAGCAAATAGAGTAGCTCCCGTGGTAGACAAAGATACTATTTGTAGTATCATATCTGAAGTAATATCAGCTATACTATTGCTCAGAGTTCCAGTGATATTTAAGCATGCTGTAGGAAATGCTTGGGGGAAAGTTATTGGATAGGAACCTTCTGAAATAGTGGCAGAGTTAAATCCCCATTGCATTATTAAGCCATTAGGTAAAGTACAATATCCATCAGTTGTAAGAGAACTTGGGAATTGACTTATATTAACTACCTGATTTCCAGTAGTTCCGTCTGAAGCACTAAATAATTGAGTAGAGGAGCCAGCTATTCCAGCATAGGTTCCGTCTGCATATCCCTTAGTCATTGCATCTTGAGGATTAGAAGGATTATTGAGATTTATTATGTTGTTGTTATTAAGATTTAAACTTCCCGCCATGGCTACTGACCCATCAGTGAGAATAACGGGTTCAGCTAACATGTTGGTAGGAAGAAGACCTTGAACTTCTTCTCCTCCAGTTAGCATTACTTTAGTGGGATTGAATCCTAAAGCATTATGTTTGTGTATCTGAAGGTCGTCCTGAGTTACATAAACCGTAGAAGCACTCAAATTTATTGTTACTTCGGGTAAATTTACTATTTCTATTAATAACTTCTCCCTAAAATCATATACGGCTCCTTCGCTCGGTACATTTTTATACACCTCTGGGTGAGCTGCTACACAGAATAGTTCATTGTTATCTGTAAATATTCCTACTTCTCTTATATAGAATCCTCCAACACTAGCAGGAACTATAGTTAAAATTTCTAACCATATAGCTACATTGCTATTAATATATAATGAAGTTATATTTTGTCTATATACTTCATTAACTAAATTTTGTTGGGATTGACTAGGATTTACATTAAATCCTCCTCCGTCGCCCCAAGCAAAGTATTTTAAATTGATAGGAGTTCCGTGAGCCAAACTTTCTAAAACTAAGGTTTGTCCTACAGTAGTAAGTATTGGATTATAAATAGTAACCATAATTTGTATCCTCTATATGTAAATAACTTTTATAATATATATATAAAAACCGTCCGCTCACCAATTCCATTTGGATGTATCCCAATCTGAAATATCCCAAATCATAAAATCTATTCCGAAATACCATTTTTTCTCATCCCAGTTAAACACGTCCCATATAAGGTATTCGGTGTCTGGATAAGCTGTATACATTAACGTACCCTGACTCGCAATTCCTATATAGTATGTAGACTTGTCTAAAGCGAATTCTAAGGTAAGTTTATTTATAATAGGATAAATATAATTCCTAGCAAAATTTACTATCTTATCTACAACTTCAAAACCTCTAACTTTAGTAGGGCTAAAAGATACTAAATCCAAAGAAATGGTATGAGGCTCTCCTACTGGAGTTTGTTCATACCAATCAGATAATTCAAAATCTATATCTAAAAGTTTTAAAGCAAACTCAAAACCTTTTCTGCTCCCCTTATTGATATGTATAAAATTTATAAAAGATAAAAATGTCCTTACTGACTCTTCCTCTAAGTAAAGAGTATCTATTATATACCCGTAACCAAATTCATTAATCAGAGAATACACATCCTCCAAAGGAATATCTTTTAAACTTCTATATTTACTCTTAACAGAGTAAAATCTTTGAGCTAATTTATCAGAGTATGGATAATCAACACTAAGAAGCCAATCTACAGAGTCTGCAAATTGTTGCATAGTTTCTTCTTCTCTTCTATTTTCGGGTATCCATTTTCTTATTGAATGATTAAACATGTCTTTATAAAATCCACCCTCCCGAATTCCTACCTATAATATAAATAAAAAACCGTTGATTGATGGTTCAACGGTCAAAACCTTTATACATCTCTTACCTTTGGTAAGAGACTATACTATGGCTACATTGGTTTTAATTTTTATATATTCATTCCAATTATATTGGAATAAGATATTATCACTATCATAGTACTTCCAAAGGATACCTCCATCCTTAGTAAGAGTATCTTCCATAACTAAATCTCCTCCCACATTACTAGTAGGAATAGGATTAGATACTTGTACTACGGTGTTACCACTAGATATTGTAGCTGAAATAACATTATAATATCCATCATTTCCGTTAGAACTCTGAACCCTCACTACGTCATTAGGTAGAAAATGAGATGTCTTATCTCCAGAAACAGTAAAAGTATACGGACTAGAATTATTAACAGCTATTATAGAGTACCTATCTGTGGTTTTAAATAAGGGTAAAGAACTATTGGAAGAATCTAAAAACCCTACGCACTCATAAGAGAAATTACCAGACAACACCGAATCCCCTATTTGATAGTGATGATTAGCTTGCCAGTTTGGGTCTCCCTCTACCTTGGTCTTACATACCCATATTATGTCGTTGTCCTCGGTAAAATCACCTAGTGTGGTAGTAAATGTAGGAATAGAAGAACCAGAATACTTAACAATATCTACAAGCTCAAACATAACATCTATAGATAAAGCATTTATTAAAGTACCTTGAACTAAATCGCCCAATTTATAATATCTGCTAGGGTACCATGTAGGAACTAGCTTACCGTATCTTTGTATACATTTCCATGTCATTCCATTATCTATAATTAAATCTCCATCAACATAAGACCAAGCGGGTTCTGTAGCTCCCGATTGTTGTATAAAATCAGAAGCCATATATATTTTTCCGTTATCTGGGGAGAGAGTTATGAAATCTCCCAATCTGTATTTAGTACTATTGTCTCTAACTGTGGTATTAACAGTTACTCTGGTTCTTTTTATATAAGAAAAATTATCCATATCGTGTTCTAATTGTTCTAAATCAAATTCAGTACTTAGAGATTTCTCATAAGCAGACATTAAAGAAGCTACATCACTTTCTACATCAGTTATGGCTATTACATTATTAAGATACTTTCTTAAGTTAAAATTCAATTCTAATTTAAAATGTCTGGGGTCTGATATTCTAGGCATAGGAACTCCCATAGCCCTTCTTATATCCAAAGAACTAAGAACACTAGACTTCTCATCATCTGTCATAATAGTATAGTCATTCTTAATATAAGTCAAATTTACTATAGCTGGAGAAAAATCAGTACTATTAGTATCTGCAAAGTTATATCCTAAATTTCTAAATTCTTTCAAATAGTCATTTCTAGCTCTTATAAGTACTTGTGTTTCGTGATACAAAGGAGCATTTACCCTTATACTATCGTTACTCTCTGGAGCTATATATGGAAAAGTACTAGTTACTGAAGTTACGGAACCAAAGTCAAATTTAATATCTGATAGAGAATAAGATACGGTAGCTAACTCTATGTACTGAAGCGTTAATGTATCTGAGGGAGAATATAAATAGCTACCCTCTTGTATGTATGAAACATCTACAGCTCCTAGAGGATTAGACAAAGCTACATACATATCGTTAAATAAGTCTTTAAGATTGCTACTGAGAGGAACTATTGTTCCATTCAATAGTATCCTTATGTAATCACTCACATTTTCAGATATAAATCTAAAAACTTTCAATTTGTCTGTGTCTACTATCAAATCTTCTGTTTTTAAATTACCTATATATACTTTGATAGTGGAAGCTACGTTTTTATTTAATTGTGTTTTATCTACTGTTATGATTTCTAAGTTTTGTATAGTTCCCACTTGAGTGTATTCTGGAATAAATCCAGTAGTATTAGGTATTATATTTAATTCTATTATCTCATTCTTACCCCTGATTACAGAATATCCTAAGTTCTGAGATATTCCTACCAAAGAAGTTCTATTTTGTGCATAAGTAATATAGTTCTCTCGTCTAGCTATGGTAACTAGATAAGATATAAATGAAGCAAAAGCTGATAACAGTCTTATTAACAACCTACCTGTAGAAGATTCGTAAAAATCTTTCCACTTCTGAGATTGGGCTTGACTATTATAGTACTCAGTCAAACTATCAAATATCTGAGAAAACGATAATGAATCTAATTTAATAACCATTTTATATATCTAACCCCTAACTGTTTCTACAACTGAAAATTTTTCAGTAAATCCTTTTATCTTGAAATAGATAAAAGCTTTATAAGCATTATTATCTATGTCTGTAACAACCCTAGACATATTCATATCTAACAATACTCTATCATCCCAAAAAGTTATATTATTTACTATATCCTGAAAAAGTATTATAGCATTTGTATCATCTATAACATCAAAAAGATAATCATCCCTCTCAAATCCAAAATCTGGAAGATACAGTACTTCCGTCTTTCTGGTTTTTATTATACTACTAATACTCTGAATTACAGAATCTAAATCTATAACTTCAGGTCTTTTGTAGGAATCATTAGCATTTATATCAGAATACAACATTTATTTTCTCTTTCGTTAAACTTCTACATATAATATAAATCTATAGAGGGGGAGAAGTTGTACCGCCTTGAGGGTCGATGTGTATATGACTTTTTCCAGATTTACCACTAGAAATATTATCATTGGCTGTAACAGTTCCAACAACATTAACAGCTCCTCCTATGTTGACATCTCCCGATATATTAGTAGTGGTAGCTGTTATATTATATACAGTAGTTATTAAATCGGTGGTTCCATCAGGATTCATCCTCAAAACATTACCAGAGACTTGAAAAATATCTATCGTAGTATCTTGATGAATTTTAACATAGTTACCCGAAGGATGTAAAAATTCCCAAGTTTGTTTTTGTTTGTTGATTCTAAAGGTGGTTCCAGTAGGGTCAACAAACCCATAAGAATGAGGGTAGTCCTCATCAAAGGCAGTAGTTCTAGTTTCTAAAGAAGTAACCCCTCCTTTATAATATCCGAAATAGGGGTCTGAGGTAGGATATTCAACAGTTACTTTAGTTCCTATATCTGGTACTGAAAACATTCCAGAGTTAGTACTATTGCCTAAAAATGAAGAGGGTACCTGATTTATCCAAGGTAAGTCGTCGTCTGGAATATACTCAGACGTTCCTACAAATCCGTGATACTGAGGAACTCTAACTCTAACTCTACCTAATTTTAAAGGGTCATTATTGTCTGTTATAGTTCCCTCAAACGAAGATGTCTTTCTATTTTTATCTTTAAGCCATATAAGAGGTTTAGCTAACATACTAAATTATCTCCAGTGTTATTTTGTTTGAAAATTTTACATTACTACGATATATTATATAATCGTAATATTTGTTATTTATTTTTATACTCTTATAATTAACCTTAAAACTTTTCTTATCCACGATATCTTCGTCTGGAAGATAAACTTTATAGTCTTCCCCATCAACCCTAACAGTTCCTACTTCCATATAAGATGGATAGGCTATGTACACATATCCTTTAGGAACGAATATTTTATGTATATATCTTCTTATGCTTTCATCACTGTACAGTTGTTTTAATTCATCTTCATTGATATTAATATCATTATAGGAGCCCCAATATCTTCTGAATACTGCTGAATCCTGTTGATTTATTATAGCTCCGTCTTTAAGATATGCTAATGTTTCTAATAAAAGATTATTCAAACTAGCATTTCCTGTCTCTACAGTATCTGTTAATTTATCCTGTACATACCACCCGAAGGTACTAGCAGTATATTCGGTTGCTTTCAAGGAGGTAGCTCCCATATTAGGTATAACTAAATAACCCATATCTATGAAACTATCGTAAGTTCCTGAAGTTAGTTCTAATATGATAGAATTATCCTCTGAAAGATATACCGTCTCTCCTCTAGTCGATAAATAATCAAAGGTAGTCTTAAGTATATCAAATATTAAACTATCCGATAAAGAGCTTAAAACATGTTCTAACTTAATCCAAATTCCATTATCATCAAATCCAAATAAAGTGGAGGTTAAACTTTCTAACTCCTGAGCAAGTATTCTTATATTAGGTAAATTTAATTTTAGTCCTTTTAAGGATAATAAGTCTTTTATTTGATTCATTACATCATTTATTTTAGATATAGCTTGTGTATAATCATTATTCTCTTGTACCTCCAAAGACACGCTATTCACCTCCCTAGTATAATCAATTAATTCATTAAAAGACTCTCTAGTAAGAACTAGATGAGTTTGAAAATTTTTATTTTCTCCTATAGTTCTAACAACTTTAGATATTAGATATTTCCCAGAATATAATCCCTCTGTTATATTAATATTACTATCGGTACCCTCTAGGTACTCTACCATATCTAAAACATGTAAATCCTCTATATATTTACCAATAAAGGATACGGTTAATCTAGCAGTCGACAAGTTAATCAAACTTGATATATTATGTAGATAGTTATTCCAATATCCAGAAAAAACATTATCGTTAGAAAGAAAATCATAACCATCTTTTCTTTCTACATTAAAAGAATCTAAATCAGAGGTCATGGCTATAATAGGGGATTGGGTAAACTTTACCTCTTGATAACCTCCCTTAATCATATCATAAACCCTGTTTATTCTATTTTGAACCATACTATTAACTGCCCCAGCATCGTTAGTTATTTCTGGAGTACCATTTATCCGTATATCATTTGAGTTAATTGCAGGTCTGTTACTTAACCTATACTTGGGTTTACTTTTCACTTGAGTATCAGAATTAAATAATCTGAATGCTCCGTTCTTAGTAATAGCTACCAAAGGAATAGCCTTATTAGATAATCCCATCCTATACCAAATATCGGTTATAAATTCCCTATAACTTTTTCTACAGCATAACCATTTTTGTAATCCTGAATCTTCCCCATCTATATTTGTTTCAAAAGTGAAAAACCTAGATACTACTTGTTTTATGGCTCCAAATCCAGATACTTCAGTATTTGAGTCAGAAGTAACAGATTCTGTATGGCTTCCCTTCATATATCCTAAAGCATCGTAGAATCCAGATATCTCTATATAAAATCTATTCTGTCCGTAATTCTGTAAATCTTTTTTAAATATTCTTAGGGGTATCGAGACTTTATCCTCGTCAGAACTTCCTATAGTTATTCTTATAACATTATTTTCTATTAAATAACTTCTTAGTTCTGGAATAGAAAAACGGAACTTCAAGTCAAAACTAGGAAGAGTGTTACCTGCTTCCTCTATTAAAGTAAATTCTACAAGGTCTCTGGATTCTATAAAATCCTTATAGTTACCTACTTGCATATCAAAAATATATTGTCCTTGAATTTCTATCATGATTATCCTATTGAAGACTTTTTAAACTATAGTATAAAGATTCTAAGTCAGATACACTAAAATAGTTTAACAATCTCCCCGTTTTTAATTCTGATAAATCTATTATATTATTATACAACATTATTAAATGAGTATATATTACAGTATCATATATTCTATACGATATTAAGTCTGGTCTTTCCTCTTCTACGGTTATAGTAAAAACTCCTTTTACTGGAAGATTTTTAAAATTTTCTAAAAAATAAGAATCCAATACGTCAAAATTATCATCTTTCCAAGGAAGAAGTTTTCCTAAATCATATCTCTCCTTACTTATATATTCTGGGTTGACAAAAAACATTATTGTATCTCCATATTTGGTGTTTGTAAAAACATAGACTGCATTTCATCATAGTAGGGAAGTCTGGTAGGACTTAAAGTAACTGTAAGTTTAGTCCAATATGGCTGACCATCAGGAGTAAGGGTAGTGGAGTATTCTGGTCTAAAACCTTTAATTAAAAGATTCATAGCTCTAAACCATTGACCTATAGTCAATATCACTGTTCCTTTTAATGGTTTCCTATTAATACCTATATTATTACCATATTGTGCTAAGTTGACTGGTTGGTACCCCCAATGATATTTAACAGCTACAGGAACTCCTAATACTGGAGAATTCTCTGGATAAATAGCTTGGTATAGTTTATTAACTATCTCTGTTGGTTTAATAGTACTGTTAGTTGCTATGATATAAAAGCTAAGATTGAATACAGGTATATTGGCTCCAGTCCACTGCTGAGTAGTGTCTAGGTGATTCAATATTTGAATGTCGCTTCCTAGCCTAGCTAACCATTGATTAGCTTTAGTAGAATATTCTCTTCCGAATAACTGGTCAGACCAGTTAGCTTCGTTTTGAAAATCAAAAGGTCCCTCAAGATACCCCAAAATAACATTACCTTGGTCTGGTTCTCCTCCAGTTTGTTTTGGTAGTATTAATTTTACCTTTAGTCTATCATCATTTATAACTCTATCGAAAATATTCATTATGCTATATCCCCATAATCTATATGATGATTAAGTAATTCGTTGTCTGATTTTAATTTTCTAGTTGATTTATCTTTAGCTGGCTGAGGAATAGGTATCATCTGAGCTTTATTATCCGCTATATTTCCTACTGTCTGAGATATGGATTTTTGTTCTGGCATAGTAGCTACTTCGTTACCTATGTTTGAAAACTCGGCAGGATTTTTCACCCATTTATTTTGACCCCCTACATCGTAAGTTAATACGTCAGATGCGTTTAAGCTCTTCATCTCTCCTGTAGTTTTATTGGAGGCTAAAACTTTATAATTACCATCTTTATCCTGAGTTATGTTCTTAATATTGTATTTATTTTTAAAGTTATCGTAGTTAGTTGTATCTACTGCCTGTCCTTTATTAGATAATGCTAATTTTGTAGTATCCACGTTACTGGCATCCATCATAAATTTTTGTCTTTGCTCCCAAATAGACGGACTAGCAGAGGATAATTTATCCCCCAATGAACTAACAGTACTTTTATTCTTTTGATAGGCTGGAATTACCTTTGTGGGGTCTATAGCTTTTCCAGAAGTATCCCTTACTTTATAATGTAGAACAGATTGACCCTTTCCTACTCCCACAACTCTACCAGTAGTCCCAGTCTCTCCTACAACCCCTCCAGTAGGTACTATGTCTCCGAGTTTAACATTCTGTTTACTTAAGTGAGAAAAAGATTCAGTAGTTCCTTTGGGATTTTTAACAAAGACATAGTTACCTGAAAGTTTATCGCTTCCTATTTTTGTAACTTTCCCGCCCCCCAAAGATGATTTAACTGGACTTCCATAAGGCTGTGCTAAATCTAGGGCACCATGTATTCCATAGTCTCTAGGCGAACTAAAAGTATCTGTTATTTTTCCTTTAGTGGGTAATAGCCCTTTTAACCCCTTAAGAATTCCAGCACCCACTCCAGTATACTCACTTTGTACTTGAGCTGGGGTTTTGCCCTGTCTTTTAGCCATGGCATCTATTCCCTTACCAGCAGTATTAGTAGCATTACTTAGAGCTATTCCTCCTCCCACCACTAGAGCTCCTCCCGCTAAATAAGGAAGTAATGGAGCCAATGCTCCAGCAGCAGCGGTTAATTTAGGTAAATCTGTAGCTGGATTAAAATTCTTTACCATATCCCCAACACCTTTACCCATCATTTCAGCAGAGGAGAAAACAGCGGGACTAGCTCCTCTTAACATTGGATTTTCAGCCATGCCTAAAGCAGCGGTTTTCCCTGTCATTACTACTGCAAAATCTGCTAAATCAGCAGTAGTCTTTTTAAGCTCTCTAGCTAAATGTGATACTGCTCCCCCTTCATCTTTGCCTTTTCCTCCCTTGCCTCCAGTTTCCCCCTGTTCTTCCAGATAACCTTCTATCTTATCATTACTTCTTTGATTATCGGTTAATAGTCTAACTACCTCTTCTAAAGATACGTTAGCTTCTTTCAAATCAGTATCTAATTTCTTATAAGGGGCAAAGGTAGCAGTTTTAAATTCCTTCTCGTTTTCTGCATAATATTCTAAATTTTTATCTAGCTCCATTAAAATATTTACAATCTTCTCATCATTAACTTTACCCGTCTTTAAAGTACTATCTAACAATCCTTTGAGTTCTTTGCTCAAAGCTAAATCCTCATCAGAATAATCTCTGAGAAAACTAAACAGGTCTAATTTAAAATCATTACTAATCTTCTCATCTTTAACCATCTTCTTAAAATTAGTCAAGATATCTTTTATAGGCACTCCTATCTGTTCTTGACTATCCGACAAAGCATCTTTCATAGTCTGTACAAATTTAGCTAGTTCTTTTTTCTCTTCTAACTGTAATCTCTGTCCAGATACATATCTATCCATAGTTTTTTTAAAGTTACCGTCTATCTTAGTCATGAGGTCTATTAACTTTAAAAATCCCTTATCGTCATTAAGACTCTCTTCTCTTCCCTTTTTACTAGAAACTTTATCTTTATTGTAAGAATTCTCCAATAATTTATAATAGAGAACCATTTGTTTTATAAGTTTGTCTAATTTATCATTAGTGGCTTTCTCCCTTTGTTCCATGCCAGAAAACATCTTCGACATTGAAGATGTTAAATCCAAAAATGGATTATTCTTTATTGGTTCTTTTGGTTCGTTTAAAGCCATGATTCCTATTTCTTTTTCTCTTTTATTAAGGATTCCCACATATATAATATTTCTGAATAAGGTATATCCATAATATTTACAATATCTGCTACTTCATTTCTAGCCAAATGATATTTCATTTCTAATATCATATTCCTGTCCACGAAAGGGTCTGGTTATTTCTGCCTCCGCATAATTCGCAGGATTAACAAGATATTCAAAATGACAATCAGAACATTTGAATGGTATCTTAGATAATCCATGATAAAGTAATTTATTGATATATTCTACTTTTTCTACATCATCTCCTACTAGGCTATATATTAAGTTATAGGCTTCTCCCGAAGGTAAGTTATCCACGTGTTTAGCAAAAACATATATGACATCTCTTATTTTATCTAACTTTAATATCTCCAAGTAATCCCTAATAGTTAAAAATTTAAAAGAAACTTCTGTTTCTTTAATTCTAATTCTTATAGGCATCTTAGGAATCTCAGTATCCTCAAAATCCATATCTTTTAATTCTAGGGTTCTCGAGTTTTTTAAATCACAGTTAGGACAGAAAGCTTGCATTTGAAACAAAGGAGTTCCAAGACTTGCTATCTTTCTTAACCATCCAATATAAACAACATCATAGAAAGTTAATTCATATTTATCCATTCCAGTAGCCCTTACACCCTGTAAAAGATATTCATATAATTGTACAGCATCCATATTAGAGTTATTTATCTTTTGTAAATCTCCCAATGTATAAGGATTATAATAAATCCTAGTAGCTTCTGGGTAAGATAGTTTTTTAGAAGGTAGATTCTTAATCTCCACTTCTGGTAAAAATTTGTTTTCCATCCAACAACCTCTCCTGTTATCCTAAATAATCAATTACTAAAAAATTAACTGTTAATTCTCTAGCAGAGGAATCCCGAGAGGACATTTCTACTTTAACATCCCCCCTAGGAATTACTTTATATTTAGTTTCTAATACGATATTTCTCTCAAAATTTAATTTATACACAGATAAATCTCGATAGGAATCTTCTAAATAGTTACAAGTAACTCCATCATGCACCTCTAAAAACCAAGCACGTAATGATTTTTCTATTATACATTCTTCTGTATCATATATTGTCATACTTATTTCTGGTATACCTTTTTGAGAAGGTATCCTGAAATTATTATAGTTTGGTAATGCTATATCTTGGGTAACTATCTCTGGTAAGTTTTCTGTAACGGTACTAGCGGGAATGATGTAATTATCCAAAGGACTATTTATACCCCCCTGAAGTCTTACCATGAATAGATATTTAGCTCCCCAAGTAATATCGAAAACGGTGGATAAATCGTCCCTCGAAGAATTATTAACAACTCCAGAAGAAAGAAGTCTTTGAATATCGCCTACCTTATCTGACAATGCTCCTAGAGAGGATATCTTACCTAAGCTATCCTTAGCATTTTGAATTCCTTCTTTAGCTACAGAATCCGCTGTCTGAGATATCGCTCCAGTTAATAATTTAGGAGTGTATTTATCAACCATAATTAAATCCTACCTCATTCCTATTTATAATATAAATTATCTTGAGGTAGTATTTTTAAATTTAAACTCGGTAGATAGCTAAGATACGTTCTATTGATGGGTCGCTTTTAGCTAAAGCACTCGCTTCATTAACACAAGTAGCGTAAACAAATTTCTTAGATTGAGCAAAACCTTTAATAGTACAGTCTATTCTATATTGATAATAGTTACTCCCATAAATATTATTGCTAACAGTTTCTTCTTTCGTTTCCTTGGAACAAGAAATTGCTGGAGGAGTATTAAACATAACCCAAACTACAAAAGCTATGAAAGCTACTACTAAAATAACAACTGGATTAATCATCATAGCTATTAAAGAACCCATAACTAGGATACCTATCAAGATATTAGAAACAAAATTGTCTTCCTTGGTTTGGTATCTTTCTATATCTAACATAATTCAGTCCTCTATCTTAACCTTATATAATTAGTATAATATAAAAGAGGGTTGTTGTCAACCCTCTTTAAGCGTATTATGAACTTTTGTAACGTATTATACCTTTTGTCCATCTGCCAAGAAATAATCGAATCTCAAAGTTATTTCTGGGTTTATTGTAGCATTAGAATCTCCCGCAGGGCTTCCTATGGTATGAGACTGCATCCAGCAATTTTTAAGAGTATACTCTTAAAAATTGCCATTTTCACTGGCTAGAGGTCTTAATACTATAGTAGGACAAATATACTCAGGTTTTCTTTTTTGGGTACCTGCCCCTGGTTTCCAAAGTAACTCTCCCCAGTCTCTGATAAATCTTTCAATGATACCATTATCACTTTCAACAAATGTTAAAGTGATGGGGTCATACGTCCTTAATCCTGCTTGGTATACTTTGTGTCCATGAATACCAACCTCTATTTCTTCATTAGAAAATTTAGGGTATTCTGAAGAAAGAGCACGAGCGTTCAAAGAATCGCTGTTGTAATTTCCAGCATTAGCTATAGCCGATGGAAGGGTAGGTATAATAACTTCCCATCTATACAGAACAGCAAAATCCTGATTGTTGATGATTTGAATTATGTCTGGTCTAGTCATCTAAAAGACTCCTATCTATATTATCCTAGTAAGTTCTGAGCTAAATTTAAGTCAAATCCAGTTCTTGTGATAACCACTGACAGTGTAATAAATTCTGCTGTTTTAGTTGGTTGCACAAATAACCAGACGTTCATTATGTTATTGTCTATATCGGCTGGAGTATTGTTTGTTTCATCACAAACAACTTTATAATCATAGACACCTTTTCTGGATTTTATGTTATCCATATAAGATTCCATACCTGTTCTTATTAATAATCTTGTGAAGTCGTCATTAAATTCAAACAGATAATCTTCTAAGAAAGCTGCTAAAGCTGGTTCTATGGTTATTAAAAGTAATCTCACGTTCAATCTATCTAGTGCTGAAGGTCTAGCAGATAATGTTTTTTGACCCCAGATAGCTATCCCTTTTCCCACAGAAAATTTAATAGGGTTAATTCCTGAATCATAGAGTAAATCCAATTCCCCTTCAGTAAATCTTCTTTTGGTGTCAAGTACATTAATCATACCTCTTTTGAAACCTGCTGGAGCGAACCATATTTCGTAATTTGAAGAGGTATCTGATATAGCTGCTGCTGCGTATCCGTCAGGTGCCACGAATATATCTCTATCATTAAACCTGTCTCTAATTTTAACGTGGGGTGAGTATAGAGCAGAGTATGAAGAATTCAGGTTAAGAGTGGTTTTTCTATAAGTAACTATGTCCGTCATATAGTTACTTGAATCTTCAGTATAATATGGAGTAGACAATATACCAACACAGTCTTTTCTGCTTTGGCACAAACTATCTATAGCTTGTTGATATGCTACGGTAGCCCATCCTCCGTCCATTATTACTGTTAAAGGTATCTCTGCTTTGTTATTCAATGTATTAAGAGCACTAATCATATTAGTATCAGTTACTGATAATCCGTCTAATGCTCCAGTTAATGTCAAGAAGGTAGTTTGTTCTTTTATAGTCTCAGTACTGACAAGAGAAGTATTATCTATTGCCCTAATATAACTAGAACCTAATAGAACATCTTCTATGTAGATGTTTTTACCATATCCATCTTTAGCATTTACATCTCTCGAACATGTAAATACCTCTAAAGTTTCTCCAGTAGATTGTTTATACACTTGAATCTGAAACGCATCTGGTTCTTTTACAACGTCTGGACTATTAGCATAAGTAAATAATTTTATCTCAATATCATTAGCCCAAGAACCTTGATTAGCTCCTGTTATAAGGAATAAGTCATCTGATTGAAATTCATAAGTTTGTGGATTTACTAAACTGTTTCTAAAAATGGTACCGTCTACTACGTTACTAGCTAATGTTTCGGATACTACAACTTCTGTATCTCCTGCTACTAAAGTAGCACTTACTACTGTATAAACTCCATCATTTCCCGTAGAGCCTTGAACTCCTATTTTATCTCCAACATGACAAAAAGATGTTAAATCTGTAGCCATTGTGAATTTTTTGTTAGGTTGGTCTACTGCTGTAATAGCTCCTATCTCAACATCAGTTAATTGGATGTTGGTATTAATAGTAGATACCTCTTTGTATATGCTACCGTCTGCTGTAGCATCGGGAACAACTTCGGATACTACAACTTCTGTATCTCCTGCTACTAAAGTAGCACTTACTACTGTATAAACTCCGTCATTTCCAGTAGAGCCTTGAACATTTATAGAAGTAACTCCTGTAAAGGAAGCTGTTAAATCTCCAGTTAATGTGAATTTTTTGTTAGGTTGGTCTACTGCTGTGATAGCTCCTATTAGAGTATTAACTAATATAGGAGTTTTTCTCACAACTAAACCACCGTATGTGGAACCATTATCGGCTCTTACAACCCATAATCTATTAGCTTTTGATAAATAGGCTAAGGCAGAATAAAAAGCCATATTATATCCCACTTCTACTCTTTGATTAGGAGTAAAATAGTTTAATAAGTCTGTATCCGAAGTTACAAATATAGGCTTATTAATATCACCTTTTGGTGCTGGGATAGCTATAGCTGCATAAGTTCCTAAGGAACTTGGAACTCTTGTAGAGATATCAATCTCTTTTACATTTATGCGAGGTGCTGTCATTATTAATTCTCCCGTATCAAATTATATTAATTTTTGTATTTTTAACAGAGGATTAAGTGCTCCTTCTATATCGGAGATTTTCTCAACAAAGAAACTTTCCCTAGGAGATACTACTTTAGATTCTCCTTTAAGAACTATATTTATAGGGTAATCTGCTCTGGAAACGATTTTTGCTTCAAACATTTTATTATAACTCCTAATTAATACTTCAATCCTATTTATAATATAAACTATCAACCATCTATATTTATTTCCTCGTATGGTTGGTTCATAATTAAATTTCCCATATCTGGAACATTTTTTATCTTTAAAGATATATGTTTTATTAGCTTAGAACTTGCAATTCCAGAAGGACCCCCTGAAGCATTTTCTTTTTTTATGACGGGATACTCTAAATTAAACGAATTAACTAAAAAGCATATTTCCCCTCTTGATTGGTCGTTATAGTTTTCAAATTGGTTAGATTCAATATCTTTTAAAAATATTGTAGCTGGAACTTCCATTATCGTATTTTGTTTAATCATGATTCCATCAGCTATAGCAGAATTTATAGATTCTTGAACTATTATTTCTGTGGTTCCCGCTACTATGATTGAACTTACTACGGTATAAGAACCGTTATTACCAGTAGAGTTTATAAGTAACAGAGAGTTTAGAGGTTCTAAAGTAAATTCTGCATTCAAAGTAAATTTTTTAAGTCCTTGGTCTACTCCAATTACAGTATCCAAATCCAAATAATCTGTTGGAACTTGATAAGTAGTCTGATAATGTTTGGTTCTGTCGTAAGCCATTAAAAAATATTCTTCAAACTCCATTAAATAGGTAGGGTCGTTAGATACCCAACAAATATTAGTTTGAGCTTGCACATTCTTAACAGTATATAAATCTGCCGATAATGCTCCTACGTTTCTATGAGATGCTTTAAATTGTCTTGGTTGTGTGGGAACAGCATTTAAAACTCCTCTATTATACATAGCAAAAATAAAAGGTTCCCCCCTATCCTCATAAACAAATTGAGATAATCTTTTGTATACCTTGTCTTCAAAGCTAAAATTAATATTATAAAAATAATGCTTGTTCCCTATATCTGGAAACTCTAAAAAATTAAAGCCAGAATTAACTTTCATATCTATAAAGAATCTTTGTACTGCAAACTGATAAAACATATTCTTTCCTTTAAGTAAGTGGACGTAAGTATTGTTTAATCATAATAGTGCTGTGGTCTCCAGTAACAACTCCATTAGCATCTGTAGCTAAGGCACCAGTAACCACTTTATCTATTTCTGTTTGGAAAGACATCTTAGCCCCTCCTAAGAAAGCATCTATCCTAGCTCTTGGGGGTATCCTTTTCTGTTCATGAGTTATTATGTAAGGTCTTTCGTCTCCAAAGAAGCTTTCAAACTGAGTTAAATTTCCTCTCATAGCATCTGGTTTTATAAAATTAACTATAAGGATTTTTCTATTCGTTTCATCTGGAATAGCCTTATATCTTACTTTTCCAAAATCATCAAACATATCATCCAACTTATCTGGTAAGTATACACTACAAGGGAGTCCAAACAAATCTTCGTATATGTCTAAAATATCTGGTGTTAAATCCGTAAAAATCTGCAATAAATCTGTAAGAATTGACGACATCTAATAATCCTCTCAATCTAAATATAATATAAAACAAAAATGGGACAGACCTCTCGGTTGTCCCTTAGTAATTATAATATAAAATTATCTTTCGTTTATGAGATTATCTAAATGTTTACTAAAATAGAAGAGAACTTCTCTTTTATCAGACTCTGTAGCGTGGTGGTATTTCTGTATCTCTTTCCATACCTCTTCTTTGCTCAAATCCTTCCATCTATTTTTTATGTTGTTCTCTATCCGTTCTATAGTTCCAGTATAACCTGTTTTATGATTTCCTCCTCCAAAGTCTCCTACCCCTTCATGTTTCTTTTTCTTTTTAGTCGATTTCATTTTCTTAGAGGCACCAGCACCCGATAAGTTATAATTCTGACCTCTGGCATCTACTACGCTCAAAGGAAGTTTAGGAAGTGCTCCTAAGTCAGCTACCGTTCCGTCCTCTTGTATTTTTGCTCTTCCTACATTTATAGCTTGTATTAAATGTTCTTTTACCTGTTTAGCTCTTTCTACTACATCGTCGGATGCTCCGTAGGACATTCCTTCGTCTTTTATTATGCTGTCTAAGGTCTCGAGAGAATTGTGTATATCGTCAAGAGTACTTTGTAGAGTATCTTCATATATATCATAGTTTTCGTTTATTACTTTTTTTATTCTCTTGAAAGACATTTTTATTACCATCCATCTTCTTCGTTATCGTAATCATCGTAACTGTCTTCTTCTGACTGTTCAAAATGGATACATCCAAAGTTCATACCAACCATGTGGTTTCCTTCTTCTACATACACTCCAGCACCATCTATGTTTAGTTCATTATGTTCATTGACATCTTCGCTAGTACATTCACCCATCAGTCTGGAAGATTCATTCTCTTTATAAAATTTACACTCGTGGCAATACCCAGTCATTATTCTTCCTCGTCTCCAGATAATTCTTTGTGTAGTTGTACATAGTGGTCATAGTTATCTAAATCTGCTTTAGACACTGAGCCAACACCCATACGTCTTCCTTCTTTTTGAGCTTGCATAGCTTTAACCTTAGCTATAAATTTAGCTTTCTCTATCTGTTCTGGAGTTCCTGCTCCGACAGCACCTCCAGTTCCACCCTGAACATCTATCGCATGGAGTTTAGGAATGTTATTTTTTATATTATCCATAAAGCCTTCACTTTTTTCTGGACGGAATTTAACTTTAAGTTTATCCATGAGAGCATCAGCTTTATTACCAATCTCTGGGTCTTCCGATTTATGCCAAACTTTAATATTGTTTAAAGCTCTTATTACCTTGGCATACCCTTTTTTATCTACTAAGTCAACATAATGTTTAAAAGGAACTTGCCAGAAGTTTTTATCCTCTGGTATCTCTAATAAATCACTATGTTTAACTTTAATCTTGACTTTGGCTTTTTCGTCGAGTTTTAGAGAATCAATCAATTGATTAATTCGTCCGAAATTTTTACTCTCCATCTTATTTTCCCCATTATCTTTATTATCAATTCTATCCATTTTATCTTTAGGAGATTCTTCTTCTCCCCCTTTATCTTCCGTAGATAATTGATTCCATTTTTTATTTACATATTCATCGTCAAAAAAAGGTATTACAAACTTCACTCCCTTATAAGAAGAATAATTTTCTTCTGCTTTGTCTCTAAAAACAAAAGTTCTTCTTACTTGAGTACTGTTATAATTTCCATCATCGTCTACTTCCATATAATGAAATATCATATTGTCATCAACACCATTTCCATATATAAAAGAAAGTTGTCCGAATTCCTTAGCTAACTCTTCTAATTCATCTAAAGATAATCCAGTAACTAAATAAGAATTTTCCAAAACTCCTTCAAAATTTCCTTGAAGGGGAAATACCCTCGTATTGGGATGAGTTTTAAATTTCTTTAAAAGAGTATAATTTCTTTTATTATTAACAGAGTCGGGTAATCTTTTACCCATACTATTTTCAGCAGTAATAATACCAATACTTAAATTCTTTCCAGACTTTCCTCTTAGTACTTTTTCCACATCTGAAAAAATAGTTCTTTGCTCTGAGGTTAGCATTTTTAATCTCCGAATTTAGTTTTCCTAAATATAATATAAATATTACAACCTTGTTTTTCTAAACTCAAACTTTTTATCGTTTATTAATCCATATAATATAATAGACTCTTTATCACAATCACAAGAAGTTTCCTTACTTCCTAGTTCCAAAGTATTAGATACTAGTTTAATATTTCCACAAGAATGACATTCTAAGATAGAATAAGTATTCATGGTTAAACTCCTAATTCGTTCCATACTTGTAATATAGTGCCATAACAAGAATATTCTTTTCCTATCTTATTTCCATCCTTAGTCAAATTCATCACATCTACTAAAATAGAAAAAGGTAACTGTTTTATCTGAACTTTATAAGAAAGTTGTTTTAACAATTTAACTTTATCTTTTTTATTTAAACTTATTGACCCGTCTTTCAATATTCTCATAGTATCTCCTTTAACAATATAATTTTATAATAACAAAAAGAAGACTATATTTCAAGTCTTCTTCTATAAGTTTGTTACAATACTTATTATTGATTTATTCTTCTTCCCCCCTAAACGTGGGACAAACCTCCCAAGACATATCTTCAACACCACAGGTAATTTTAGTTTTACTACAAGTTCCATTAACTTGTTTTTGAGGACAAGTTAATATAGTTCCCAAACTAAAACCGCAGGAACCACAGGTGTCCTCTTTTATATCTATCTCACCGCAACTGGGACAGAAAGCTCTCGTATCTTCTGACATGTTATCCTCCCCTTAAACTTTATATACTATAAAGATAATCCATTATTCTGTAACATGGCTGCAAACTGAGCTAGGTGCTTACAAAGACCTTGATATTTTCTAACATCTGGATTTCTGGGGGCATGAGTTTTTGTTTTCCTGACATAAGGTTTAAATCTTCCTCCAAATTGAATACCAGCAAGCATATTAGACCAAGACCATGTGAAGTAATAATCGCTACAGGAGCAACGCACCAATACAGATTGTCTTTTCATATCAAACTTCTTTATCCAATAAAACTTATTTTGATACTGTATCCTAAAATGTGTATTGGGGTCATAGGTAGGATTAACATTAGTATTAACTATAGGTTTTCTTACAGGTATCTGAGGTTTCTCTGAATCTATTATAGTAGGTTCTTGAGTTTCTTCTTCTGCCTGTACTGTTTCCGCTACCTCTTCTATTATTTCACAATTCATAAATAATATATTGGATAAGTGAACTGAGTTTTCAGTCAATCCCCAGAAAGAAGCGGATATAAGAACCGTCTTAGTTCCTAAAAAAGGAACTATCTGGTTTATTTGTCTCTTAGGAGATTGAGAATAATTTCTTCTCCAAACCGCTGGTTGCCCTTTAGCATTGGGTATTTGTGTAGCCTTTATCCATATTTGTTCTAGCGTTAATCTAGCCATTTAATTTTCCCCGACAACTTATTACTAATATTATATCATAAATTAATTAAAATATCAATAGTCTTCCCTATTGCGTATTAAGTTTATTATATCTACATTATTATTCAGTAAGTCTTTTTTATCTATTGATATAGAATTAATCTTATCTCCTCCCTTAAATACATCCAATAAAAATTTATTAGGATATTCTTTAACAGTCTTTATGTCGTAACCTTTTTCTCTAGCTAATTTAATTACATTATCCAATTCATAGTTAGGTGTGGGTTTGGAATAAGTATCCAATATACCCACTTCTTCTGGACTTAAAACTCCTTCTACTAATTTTAATATCCTTTTCATCATGATTTTAATTCCCATAATTCATTTAAATATTCTACTACAAAACTAGCCTCATCTTCCGTATCCATGTTTTCCAACCATGCTACGGGTATTGGAAATACTCTGGGATTTCTTTTAGTATCTAATATAGGTTTTCTATTAGACAATATAAATAACTGAGCTAAATAAAAACTAGGGCTTCTAAGTTTACCCGTAACTTGAACTAAGTACCCTTTTTTATTAAAGGCTGGTAATAGTAACTTATTCACCTTATCCACTACTTCATAAGTAATAGGTAATTTAGGTAATTCTCTATAATATAATTTATTACCATAGTACCAATTTCTTATTTCATTTCTATCTTTTTCATGTATCTTTTCTATAAAAGTTTTAGAGATAGTTTTTCCTATCATATCTGAAAAAGCGTTTACTAGAGGCAGGGGGACTGCTCTTAAAAATCCAGTAGCTAATCCTCCCAAAACATCAGCTAATTCGTTTCCTACCGTGGATAAAACACTTTTTCCTACTCCCTTCAATAAGGACAAAGCAGGATTTTCTTCATTTATTTTATTACTCAATTCTATTATTTTATTAAACTTCATTATTACTAACCTTATTTTCATTAATAAGTTTATTAAAAATATCAAACAGGGGAACTTTCTTGTCCCCCAACTCAAAAACTCTAGTCCTGAAGTACTCTCCTAGAGTCATTTCTTTCTGACCATCATTTATTATAGTATCCTCGTTAAACATCCTCTCAAGTAATCTTCTGAATTGTTCTATCTGAGGCTCATTAAAAGATACTCTATCTTGGAGATACTTATCATAATGGTATTTATCATCACTAGACGTTTTTATGCCATTCAAAGTTTCAGTGAATAATTGATTACTGTAAGGTTTCTCCTCTGTAGCAAAGTGAATTCTTGTAAATAATAAATAAAGTAGGAACAAGGTAGACTTATCGCTAGTGGGTGTAAAAGAAAATCCATAATGTATACATAACTCAATAATAGATTTTAACTGTGTCTCAAACCACTGTACTAATTTATTAATACTAGCTTCACTTCTAGCCACTTCTTCTTTACTTAAATAAGATTGTTGATTTTCTGGTTTGAAATCTGGATTATCTGGGGAAGTATCCCAATCACTAGCTATCTGTCTAGCTATTTCCTCAAAAGTAGTATCTTTAGAAAAAGTGATAGTTAGAAATTTCTTTTCGGCATATATCATAATCTTAGGTCTGTGATAATCTGACCATTTGTTTTCCTTATGTGTTTTTTCTCCCCAAGATTTATTTTTATAATAATCGTCATCTACATCAAATTTTATCGCTATTCTCCTGCCTTTATTAGTCCAGTACACACTATAGCCGTTTTGATTAGTTCTTAAAGCTTCTTGAGATAACAATTTATCCCCATCTATCATAGCAAGTATCATAGATGCTAATTTTCTGGATAACCTTTCTTCGTCTTGAGAAGACATACTGCCAGCTATATAGTCCTCTTTTCCTCCCCTTAACTCATAGATATCTACAATTTTAAAAGAATCTCTAGTTAAAAATATGGTTTGTTGAGGTTCCCTAGGATTAATAACAGCACCTTTTTGATTCTTAGCATTATCTATTATACAATCAAAACCTGCTTTCAGAAATAAACCTGTCTGCTCTTTTCCAGAACGCATCTCCAATTTTACTTTCTCATCACTACTCCAAAAAGGTTTCTTTCCCGATAATTCATTTACATTTTTTATCTGAACTACGGACATAAAAGCTTTTCTCATAGCATTAGACCCTGTATATCCAAAATACTTCTTAGCTCTTTTCAAAAGGTCTTCGATTTGAGAAGGCTTAAACCCCATGTTATTTAAAATTATCTCTATTTGCCTATCAGTCATCTCTGTTATATACAGGGGATTCTTAGAATTATCTTGAATAACCCTAAGATATTTAGCGTTTCTTCCATACCATATATCAGCAGGGTAATCTATAACATACTTTAAAGGATACCCATATATGCCTACGGGGTCTGTGTGGTTAGGATTGTCGTAGGGATTCTTATCTATAGTGTTATCATTAAAATTTGAAAAATTAACATATACTCCATAATCGTCTTTCTTCTTAGTATAGTCTTTTCTGAATTTAATAAAATCTTTGGGATATAAATCAGTCCAAGATATTTCATTAATAATATCTTTTATATCTTTTAAAGATTTATTTTCATTTTTAGGAAAGCTATTGAATAAATTTATGGTAGATAAATCCAAAACAACTACTTCCATTATATGACTATCTTCATCCTTAGTTATAACAGAAGTATAACCTTCTCTCATAATTCTTTTAGCTAATATTTTCCCATTAGTAGTCTTGTACTTACCATGAAGATAATCTTTCCAAAACTTACCATCAGTATAGAATCCTAATTCTAACGGGTTAGCTTTAGAGTTAAATTTAGCATATATAGTAGCAGTTTTACCTAAACCTTTCCATGACAAGGTTTCTTCGTCGTAGGGTTCATTGGTAACAGAAAAACTAATACCGTATAAATCTTTCTTATAGTCCATACCCCAAACTTTGGAAGTTTCTCCAAACTTATTTAAATTAAAGCCACTTCCTAATATGTTAATCTTTGCTTCCTTGGTAGTGTTATGTGCTAATATCAATTTAGAATAATTCATTATTCTATAACCTCATAGGTTACATTGTTATCATTTAGATATTTTATAAAAGCATCATAAAATTGATTAGCTATTAAAATATTGGGAGAATCTAGTTCTCCATTCTCTATATTCAAATTAAGCTCATCTCTTAAGTCTCTTCTTTCAGACCTAAGCATGCCCCCTACTCTCATCTCTTGTAGAAATTTATCTCTATATATTATAATCTTTGTTACATAATCTAAAAAATTAGGTATTTCTATACCCTCTATAGCATAAATACCTTTACCTACTACTCTTTCCTCTGCTTCTACACGTTCTGGGTTACTTTTATCTGCATAGTTATAGTAATTAAAAGGTTCTATTTTATACTTATTAGATAATTTATCCCCATCCACTATAAAAACTATAGCTGTACCAGATATACTTCCCCTAGGTACTTTGTTAAAATTTTTATCCCTAGTAAAAGATATGTACCCATAACCACCATAACCGCTATCTGGTTGTCTCCTACTAGATTTAAGAGAATTCTCTTTAAGAATATGTATAAATTTATCAGCATTAGTAAAATGATAAAGAGTTCCTACCTGTTTACCTTCTAACATCTCTATCAAATTTTTAATCTTTTTAATGGACATAATACACCTAATATACTAACTTACTCATAGGAACCCCGTGAACTAACTTTTGTCTTAGTAAGTTATCATGAAAGTCTTTATCCAGAACATTCATTATTTTGCTACTCTCCACTTCTGGATATACTCTCTCTGGTGTTTTAACCTTAAAAAATTCAATATAATCAGGATTATAGTAAACACCCTTTACTTTATAGTTCTTCTTTAATTGATTAGCTACTTCATCATGTTCTGCATCATCAAAAGCCCATACGTAAAAGTCTCCGTTAAGAGCTATAAAAAATCTAACAGGAGTTTTACCTCCTCTAGTCATTTTTAATATCTCCCCTTTACTGGGATTAACAAAAACATCTATGAGGGCATCTTTTTTCCAACTGGTTTTTACAGAACCCGCCCACTCTTCTTTAACATTATTACATAGTTTTAATATTTTGTCAAACATGTCGAATCAATACCCGAACTCGTACCACTTATCATTGTTATTAAGCATCGTTTGTAACTGGTCTTCTAATACTCTAGCACGGTCTAGCATGGTATCCGCTTGCAGAGAGAAAGGAAGTCCCGCAGAAGGGTCTAATGTTGCTTGATATTTCAAGCTACCGAATGACCTTAGTACAGCTACAGTGAAAGCTAACATAAAGGGTCTATTACTTATATCAAAGTCTCTTATAGCTTTTCTTTTATTGTACATAGTAACAGTTATATTACCCGCACTTGTATCAGTAAGGGTCATATTTACTTTCAAAGTACTCAAATCTATAGTTCCAGAGCCTAAAGTACCTCCTAGTGTAACAATATTACCTACACGTGATACTTCCGTAGCTATATGTTTAACATTAAGAACATCCGTTTTAGATATTTCTAAGCTACCTTGTTTATAATTACATCTTAAAAAGAAATCTATAACAGATTCCCCGTCAATGGTATATGTGGGAGTATCACTTATCTGAAAATTACCTATTACATACTCTCTAAGATATACTACGTTAAAAGTAGATGAAAAAATAGACTTTAATATCCTAGTATGAGGGTCAAACCACCACAAATTACGTGCTATGGGAGCACTATTTCTGTCAAGATTTGGGTATAGTGGATATTTTAAAGCTAAAACAGATAAAGCATTAGGAATGCTAACACCATTTTGATTTACATTCACATTTAAAATATCTCTAACAGGTCTCTTGTTCTGCAATTGTTTAGCAGTGTATACAAATAGTTGTTCTAAATTATCATCATCAAGTCTTAAAGCTTGTAAAGGTATAAGAAGTTGACCTTCACTTATCTTAACTTGCTTTATAGCTTCTTCAAAAGTCAAAACCATATAAATACTCCAAAGATAGTTTTATCCTACTTAAAATATAAACTATCTTTGTTAAAAATATTATGATTTAGGAGTATTCTTCTTAGAACCTTTCTTCTTAGCAGGTAATGTATTTTCCGACTCTTTTATTTCTAGGTTAGGGTCTATCGTAACATCTCCTACTAACTCTTCATCTTCTGGATAATTATTATCTGATAATTCGTCTGCATCTAATACAGAAGCATCGTCGTGATTAAAATCTTTTAATTTATCTAATAGCTCTATATTCTTTTTACTAAATGCTATTTCTTCTTTAATCCCTTTAACTATGGCTAAGTTAGGTTCACTATCTTCAAAATTAAATGTAGTCTTCAAGTAAGTTTCTATTTCTTCTTCAGATAAGGGCATCAGTTCAGATTTTATATCCTCAGAGGAATCAGTTTTCAAAGAAACATATAGTTCGTTTAAATCCTCATTTACATTTTTATTTATATTAATAGCCACATCTCCAGTTACTCTCCTATTAATAGGAATTAACTTTCCCTCGTCAGTAACTTGGTTGAATAAAGATTCTTCTGGTTCCTCGTCGTACAATCCCATCTCTTGGGAAAGCCTTGAAAGTTTACTCAATCCATCTTCTTCTATAATTTCTTCTAAAATTATATCGCCTTTAAATATTCTTATAGTCTCAGTAAGATGATTTATATAATAGTTATCTAATAATTCCTCTTCACCGTCTGGAGGAATATTAAATACTTGTTTCATTCCATTAACACTCACACCGATAACCCTATTAGATTTATTTATTAATTTATATCTTTTATCCATTAAAAAACTCCTTATCGAACTACTAATATATTATAACATACCTAATTTAAAAAGTCAACATTAGGATATCTTAGATTATGCCTATAGTATACCATGATTATTATATAATGTCAATATAGAAATAGAGATGGTTTTTAAACCATCTCTATTATTGATTCTATGTTTATTACAGAGTCTTATACTAAGTTCTGCACGTCAATCTTAGTAATAAACCTGTTCACGATGACCTTCATGGCTGACCAAACCAATGCGTACCCTTGGGTTTTTAACACATTGTTTAATACTGGTAAACTTCCGTTTACAACTAAAGGCATATATGGACAGTAAACAGCAGGAGCATCGAAGTTGCCTGTACCTTTGTAGATACAATATACAGCACTGTCGTCTATTACGTCTATCGCTCTGATTACTGGAATATTTTTGTTGTACATACCATAAAGTGTAGGTCCTGAAGAAGCAAATCCAGTTCTTTCAAATAAGGTTCCTAATTGGTCAAACAAGGCTGCTGCTTTAACACCACAGATAATAGCTGTTACTTCACCACGACCTGCGTTTTGAGCAATGTGGGAAGAAGCTTCAGCGATTCTGTTTCTGAAAGCAAGTTTGTGTTCGACTTCGGAGGTTCCTGCTGGAGCTGCTGAATCCCATACGATAGGAGTACCGAAAGAAGCATTAGCTATTCTGCTAATAAGAGTGTTTCCCAATTCAGCGTTTATTTCCATTGTAAGGTCGTTAATCATTTCTGTTTCAGCATCCTTACCAAAGGTTTGTTTTAATTCAAACGCTTTCAAGCTACCCATTTCACTTCTTAATGCGAACACTTCGGCTCTAACATCAGCGGAATCGAAACTTGATTGAATCGTAGGAAGGTTTCCGTTTTCTTCGTATTCTGTACCAAACTCAGCTCTAGCAACTTCTACACCAGTAATAGGGGTGATGAAGTCGATAGTTACTAAACCTGTAGCATAGTTAATAGTACCTGTACCTAATGCTCCACCAACTGGAACAATGTTTCCATTACCATCATCTATTAAGGTTTGGGTTGTCGTGGAAAGACTGATTGTTAATTGTCTTTCTCTAACAGGTGCTGGAGTTAAGTTGAAAGTATAACTTTGTTGAGCAGCTATCAATGTTCCTAAGTTCTGATAAACTTTCTCACCAGCGAAACCTACTGCTTGTACTTGAGGTTTAGCAATAGCATTTCTAAGGATGTCATTTTCACTAACATTTCCTCTAGTTGTTCTAGCTTTGATTTGTTTGAAATAAACAATACCTTGTTGACCTTTAATAGGTTGAACTGAAGCTAGTAAAGGAAGAATGGAAGCTGCGTAGTTAGCTGTGATAACATCATAAGCGTATTTAGGTAATTGACCTAAATCTTTTAATGTACCAAATGTTTCACTTACCATTTTTTTAGTGTTTTCAAACTGTCTAAATTGTTTTCCTAAGATTACATAATCCATAGGGGAAATAGCTCTTACTCTTGCAAGTGGTGATTCTTCCAAGGATTCCATGTAAGGCTTGTAGGTAGGGTTCTTTAAGAAGTATTCCGCACCTCTTAATACTTTTTCATTCTGAGTCATCTTCATAATTTTAAATCACTCCTGTGGTCTGACGTTACTTATATCTTACAAACTATCTAACAATACATCTATATATAATATAAAGAACTATTTTGATTTTTCATTTTTGTACTGTCTGAACAAATTATAGACAGGTGGTTTATCCTCTTTCAAAGACTGTTGCTGTTTTTTATCAACAACTTTTTTCTCTTCCATTCTAACTTCTTCTTTAACAATTTTTTTGTTTTTAAGGTTAAGTGATTGAAGAATACCAACTGTTTGAACTTCTCCCAATGTTTCTAACATGCTTCTTACGTTTTCTATAGGAGCATTGTATTCTCTCGAAATAGAAAGAACTAAATTTTCATTTTGTTTTTCTTTTTCTTCATTTACTAAATGTTCCGCTCTTGAAATTATTTCTTTAACTTCACTAAGAGGAATACCTAAATTAACAGTTTCTTCAAGAACATATTCAATAACAGGTATAGCTTCTACGATAGAATCTAACTCACCAAGTTCTGACCACTTTTCATTGTCTTCTGTTAATTTTTTAACTTTTCTTTCAATCTGTTCAGGTCTTCCTAATTTAGCATAAGCTTCGAGTAATGAACCAGACTTCTCTAAATCTTCTTTAAGAGTGGTAATATCTTCTATTTCACACTCTTTCAAATGATTCTCAATAACTGCTAATTTTTCTGAAATCTGATTTTTTTCTGTTTCTACTTCTTCTGCTTTAGCTAATTTTTCTGTAAGACTAGCTATCTCAGCATTTTTCTTAATAACTTCTTCATCTAATTGTTTTGCTTTAGCTTCAGAAATAGCTTTCTCTTCCCTAAGTTTCATAACTTCTTCGTTAAGAGAATTCTTTTCTGTTCTTAAGTCTTCATAAATTTTTTGGGTAAATTCCATCTCTAGTCTCCTCATGTCTTCTTTTATCTTTTTGATATTTTCTTTAATCAAAGGATTAGTTTCTGTAAAACCTGGATTCAATACGAAGTCAAAAGTTTCCAAATAATAACTATTTTCGTCAACTATTGGCATACCTTCGTGAGTCTCGTTGGATTTATAGTCCCCAGATGCTCTGGAAGATACTTTTATTCTCGAACCTGCTTTCATAACAACATAAAGGTTTCTTCCAGCAGGAGTACCTAGAATATATGCCTCGCCCATACCCATCTTAGTTTCTTCGTCAATCCATAATTTAGTAACAATATGAGAAACTTTGCCATCCGTTATATCTGATTCAGTTATACCTCTATCTTCATGACCTATACAACCAAACATAACTTTATCGTCCAGTCTTCTTCTTAAATCTGGATGACCTATAATAGTTTCCCAAAATACTTTAGGATAATATCTTTCATTTCTTGAAACACCGTCTGGAACAAAGAAAACACCTTGAACAACTGCCAAGATATTTCTACCGTCTGCAACAGATTTATTAGAAGATTCATTTAAATAATCTTCTTTTAATTCCCATTTATTATCGGGTATGTCCCAAAGCTCATATTGAAAATTTTTACTCATTACTTTCATACTCTCCAAAATTTATTGTTTTTGAATAGATGACTTGATTAGTTGTTTCCGTTTTTTTCCAAGATGCTAAATTAAATAAATTTTTAATTTGTTTATTGTGAGGCTCGAATTGTTGAAGAGCATGTACCAAATCTGAAAAACTTTCATTATTCTTAATTGATTTTAATACATATTCTTCTATTTCTGTATCCTCGTCCATAGCTCTTTTGTCTATTGTTATCTTTACTTTTATAGTTTTATTCTGATTTTCTGATGTTATATCCCAGATAAGAGGTGCTGTGGTAGAATTTAAATCGTATTTAAAGTGTCTTAAACTTAAGGAAACTAGAGGACTTTCTATATTTACATCTCTGGGTATCCCTACTTTTTCAGTCAACTCTAATACTTTTTGTAATTTACCTTTCACCGTCTACTTTCCTTCTTCTTATTAATAGTGAATGTTTTTTGGCTAATTTTGCTTGGGGGGTTCTCGATTTCAACCTAGCTTTTATTAAAGTAGCTTTATTGTGTAAATCGTCTACCTCTTCCACATCCCCCAACTTATTTCTAATGTTCTTAACTCTTCCGTGTTCAACTTTTTTAGTGAAAAGTTCCTCCTTTAACTCGTCCTCCTCGTCTTCAGAGTTGGTCTCTTCACCATCATGGCGACGTGGTGATTCTGTTATCTCCACAGCAGACCCACCACCTTCGCAAATTATTCTAACTAGTTCATTAATTCTTTTAAACATTATTAATCCAATAAATCAAACATGTCGAATTCATCAGCTACTATAGACTCGTTAGTAAAATAAGTACTTCTACTTGATTCAAACAACTCATTTTTAAATTCGTTATATTCTTCATCTTCGTCGCTTAAGGATTCATTTGGCTCTTCTTCATCTTCTTCTGAACTTTCTTCGCCTTCTTCATCCTCTTCGCCATACATATCATCTTCGTTGTCGAAACCTTCACCGTCATCTTCGTAATCTTCTTCGCTTTCTTCCTCTTCGCCCTCATCTACATCGTCTATAAATTGTTGAAGAGTGAAAGCGAAGAAGATTATATCTATCATAATTCTAGTAAACATTATTAAAGCATGCTGAACTTCTTCTGGAGATGATTCAAAAGCATTTGTTAATTTAGATAAAGCATGAACATTATCCTCATCTCCATCTCCGTCAACATCTTCTCCATTTTCGTCATCTTCTTCGTGGTCTGAATGTTCTTCATCATCCAAACTTTGACTATCCAAAGATTCTTCATCGTCTTCTTCTGGTTCTGCTATAGCTCTAACAGATAAATCTTCCAACTCGTCGTCTTTTTCATATTTAAAACTAGGAGTTAGTTCTCTAAGACTTTCTAAAAGTGATTTTTTCTTATCCATCTTCAATTCTCCAAACTTATATAATATACATATTATGTATTAAGCCTCTAATTATAATATAAATTAGACTTAATTAATTATAAAATTAAAACGTATCAGCTACATTAACACTACCACCACTAGGGGTTTCTGGAGGTGTTGGAGCCTCTGCTGTTATAGTTGGAGTTTCTCCTGTAGGAGTACTAGAAGTACTAGGAGCTCCTTGAGGAGATTGAGTAGATAATTGAGGACCTTGGAAAGAAGTATTTCCTCTGCTAGGAGTTCCAGAAGGAGTCATAAGTTCTCCCCCCCTATCGGGTAATGATACCCTACCCTTACCATCAGCATATAATTTTAAAACTTTTTGCATTTTAGGGAAAGCAGCGGTATACATTTTAAAGAATTCAAGTAACTCTTTACTGTCTACTTCTAAAGCTATCTGGTCAGATGAAGAAATCTCGTTTAATAAAGCTACAAAATCTTTAAGTGTAGTCATTACTGCTACTATTACTTCCATATCGTCCATTAAATCCACATTAGTAACAGATTTAAATTTTACTTTTATATCATTTTTCTCAACATAATACCCCTTATGGAATAAATGTTTCCACATTATATCTTTGATACCATTACCGTAACATGTTTGAATATTTACTAGCTTGGTAGAGTAAGCAGAATAAACTTTTAGCATATCTGTCTTACCTAATAATTGGTCTCCGTATGCTAAATAAAAAGAAGGAACTCCCATAGCCAAAGCTATGTTTTTCCTTACATCGTTTATTCTATTATTTAAATCAGAACTATCAAAATTAAACTGTATTTGTTCTATACCACCCTTACCGTCTGAGAATCTTGGGATAACTTTAAACCTAGAAGCTGTCTGTAGAATATCTCCTACGTTAAGATTTTCCATATTTAAGGCTTCAGTGTTCATACTGTTAAGTATGTTCTCGTATCTGTCTATAGCTTCTGAAGTATTAGTATTATCCATATCTGCGTTCATGTCTACAGATACTATAATGGGGGCTAATACCCTTTTCAACTCTGAGGCTAGGGCAGTAGTCTCTAATACACTTAATTTTTTAACTGAAGATAATACGGGATATATTACCGATGTTCCAACTCTTACAGACTCTGGAACATCTATAATATCTGTATCTGTTTCTACTTTTACTCTCAGTCTGTTGTTATTTAAACAGAAGTGTACTATCTCGTCCTTATCTATAAGCTCAAACTTAGAAGCCTTTCTGTTAAATCTGAAAAATGAATCAATATCTCTTCCCTTATAAATAGCCAAGTAATCGTCTAAATCACAATTATCTGTAATTTCTACTACTCCAACACCTTTTACTATCTTAGTCTTAAGGAAGTATTCTCCCATTAGCATAAAGTCTGGAAGAATATCCGAAGAGAGACCAGCTAAATCATGCTGGTCTACAAACCCGTCCATTATTTTTTGTATATCTTCATCTGTTTTATATCTTTTTTCTCTATTAGGAGAATATTCTATGGATATAAATTTATCATCAGATACACTACTGAAAGCATCGTTATATAAAGAAGTCAATAAAGTTTGTACAAGTTCATTATCTCGTACAGTCATTAAATTTTTTATTAAATCTTCCCTAGACTTGAAACTAGCCCCCATCTGTTTCATTATCTGACCGATAACATTACTTCTGGAATAGTCCCCATAAGAGTCCACGGGTAAATTATATCTGTTAGTTAAATCAAACGTCTTAGTACTGTCGGGTTTTAAATCATAATGTCCCGTTAGTCCTCTAAATATGTTCATTGCTTGACTTAATTCAAAACCGCCACCAAAAGGCATATAAAAACCTCCGAATAAATCTACTTATAATATAAATTATTTAAAGTTCCATGTTTTATTTATCTGTTCTTTTTGTTGTTGTGTCCTAGCCTGTCTCATTAACTGAGATAAACCAAGTCCTAAATCTGGAGTCAGTCCATCTTTATTAGACAGGTCTACGTAAACCTGATTTCTGTTCATATAATCTTTAGAATTGATACATTTCCAGATACCCCCACACACAGAGTCAGCAATATCTTTGCTGTTATTTGATATATGGTCTATCTTCTTTTCTAAATCTCTTAGCCCTAACAGTTCTGTTATTAGTAGTTCGTTTTTAACCCCTATTAGTTTATTAGTATACATTAATTCTCTTAAAGTGTAATAAGGTTCCTTAGTTCTATCCACAGATAAATATTCTGTTTCTACATTACTTGTTCTAAGTAACTGACGAGTAACATCTCCTTGAAACATGTCAGTAGTTATAACTTTAATAGGGTATCCCATTTTTATCAATAAAAATAAAAAATCTATGACTTTAATTATATTTATTTCTTCCCCTTTTTTGGCTTCTATCCCTATAGCAAAATCTACATAGAACATTCTTTCTCTTTTTTTAGTTACAGGAATACTAGGATTCTCTATAGTAGGTCTTATTTCAAATTCCTCTAGTGTGCTATATACTGAAGATAGTCCAAATCTATCTTTCTTAGTAGCTATATCTAAATGAACAAACCTGTAACTATCCTGATGAAGAGGTTTTTTAAAATAATCTAAACTATGAACATAATTCTCTAACTTATCGTTTGGGTCATTAAAACTCATGCTAATAATATCATTTTTGAATCTGTTTGGATTAACAAATAAGTTCCTAACGAGTTGTTTAGATTTAAACAAAGATATATCTGCATGAACCCTACGTCCAGCTACATCCCTTATACTCCCTATTAATCTAGTACCACTAAAATCTTCATAATAAGTATAAGGAACATCTATTGTATTTTCTTCCATCTCTGGAGAAATTATTTCTTCATCATCAACTAATCGGGGGTCTCTTTTAGAATCCCCTAAGAAAACCCTAAAAGTATCTTTTGTAAAAGTACCCTTAACTTGCCAAGCTGACAAGTTATCCCTAAAATTTCCGAATGGGTTAGTCTGTATTTCTTCAATAGCAGTATTTAAATAGTCTTGTTCGTCTATGGGGGAACTTACTAACCATAAAATACCAGGCATAAAATCGCTAAATTTATCAAACCTAGATTTTCTTCTCGTCTTGAACAGGTTATGAATATCTTGAGCTTTTTTTATAGACTCCTTCCCTAAGTAATAAGAAACTTCGTCCATTAAACACCCGAAATTCATCTTACCTAATAAATGGTTAATATTTGAACCAATATTAACTAGGATGATATCGTTAATTATAACACCCTCGTCTGAAGCAGTGGTTCTAGCTTTTGGAGTTGCTTTTCTCTCTATAAAATAGGGAGAAGTATTAACCATCCCCAAAAACTTAGAGAAAGCAACAGAACTTCCCTGAGCTTTATCTGGTGTCATTATTGTAAAAGCAAAAGGGTCTAAGCGTTTTGTCTGTAAATAATAGGTATAGGGGTCTTTTAAACACATCAATTTGTACATTTCATATACCATAGAGGCTATTGCTATAGTCGTCTTACCTACTCCTATTGCAGTTGAGAGAATAAATTCGTTATACATGTTAATACAAGGGTGCGGATGTACTTCTTGAAGTAGTTCTAACCAGTAATCGTATATCTCGTCCCCTAAAGAATTTCCTAAATAATAAGGGTCTTTTATAAAAGTAACTATATCTACAGGTTTCTCCGTATAAGAATCTTCTTCAGCATAATAAATAGCCTCCCCTTTATCCCAAATGGAAAGGTCTTTGTAATTGGTAAAAACATCTTCAGTATAATTAATCCTCTGAAGGTAAGTCATTATTTTCTCTAGCCCTTCGTTTCATTTCATTAACAAATTCTCTTATTCGGGCATCCTGTGGAAGATTTCCTCCTTTAGCAGGAGGACTATCTTGAAAATAAGCTCTTATTATCTCATTTTTTGTTGAAATATCATACAGTTTAGTCAAAAAACCAAGACTAGCGTACTTAGACTTAACCACGCTATTCAATAGCTGTATTAAATCTTTAGGTTCTAACGCAAAGATAAATTCATCGGAACACAAATACTTCTCTATCTTTCTAATTATCCTGTTACATTTTCTAATACATCCCATTTCGTTTGAAACAAGACTCATAAACTTGTCAGGTGTCAAATTCCTCTTAATACGAGTTTTATTCTCAACTAAAGATTTTACCTCAGAAGTGATATCTATTATTTTATCTTTATTGTCGTTAGAATCCATCTTAACCCCGTACCCTTAATCAACTAAATGTTTATTTCCATAGAATCGTTGTCGATTATTTCTATAAATTCTTGATAAATATCTAAAGTCTTAGCTTTATCTATTTTCTTTTTAGGATTGACAGTAACCTTAGAGAATATCTCTTCAGCTTCTTGTATAAACCCATATAACTTTTCTTCTTTAGGAAAACTTACCTTCTTACCAGCACACATAAAAAAGAACTTAAAGATATCTACTCCAACATCTTTGTATATAGAATATAAAGTAGGAAAGTCTATATTCATGTTCCTACTAATATAGAACAAGATACAAGTGGTTCTATTCACTGGTATTTTTAACGATGGTTGAACTGTTGTTTCAGCATGTTCCATAATAAATCTTTCCTCACCACATCTAGCTTATGTAACTCATTTATATCAACATTTTCTAATTCTTTTAACTTTTCATATTGCTTTACGATATCACAATAGTATTCTATATCCTCATAAGCATCGTCATACTTTAGCTTACCACAATAATTTTCTACGTTGTCTAAATTATCGTCTTCTATTTCCTCATCTTCTAACGAGTCGTTAGCCTTTAGCCTTAACTCATCTTTATTTATATATTCAAAGTCTAAAGATATAGGATTTTGATTATTTATCAAACGATAATTAACCTTAGTACAGTAATTCCTAACTATTGTATGAATAAAAGTCCCTAAACATCCTTTATTAACATCATAGTTTTGGGAAACTTTCTCATAAATAACTACAAAACAATCATTGATATTATCCTCATTGAATTGTTTTTGTAACAGATATTTATTTAAAAGTCTTTTAACATAAGCAATTATTTGAAAATAGAACTCTCTACTACAGAGACCTTCGTTATCATAGATATCCTGTATCTTTTTATAATTGCCGTATAATTTTTTTGGTGTTTCAGACATATAGTTTCCTTAATCATTCAAATTGAAGTTATGTGAATTATCTATATTATCATTTAAATTCATTTTTTTATCTTCTGTTTTATTTTCTTTTTGGGGTTCTTCTGGAACCACTTTCAGCTTGCATTTACAATTAGGACATTCTAACTCTAATTCCTCGTGTTTATGGTCTTCTCCCATTCTAGTATCCCTCCTGAAAGTCTTGTATAAAATCCACATTAGGTAGTTTATTGTGTTTCAATAAAATGGAATAGATAACATCATGTTTAAATTTAAATTTAGAACTGTATGTTCTTAAATTAGGTAAAAATAAATTACTTAATTCTACAAGTTCTAACACATTTAATAATTGAAGTTCTTCTTTTTCTATGTACCTTCTTATTTTCTTACTCTGAGATTTATTTATGAGTTTATCTTTCTCGAAGGATAATAAAAGATTGATGCAGGATTCAGAATCAGTATTAATATTTTGTAAATGTTGAATAGTTTTGTCAATATTAGTTTTCTTAGTATTGTCGATTAAATCTAAAAAATATCTATTATGGTCTGTCTCTGGAAGAACTTCATTTTTTAATTTTATCTTCGTATCTGGAATCAATATTTCAGAATTTTTCTCCGAATCCACCGAACTAATTTTGTAGAAACCTACATTAACCACCATCGATTTAGAGAATAAAATAGGATAGTCAATAAAAGTTCCGAGCATATAGGTATCATTAACCACCTTATCCGCAGTCATAAAATATCTTTGATATCCCGCTTTTAAATCCTCCTCTATAAAAATCCAATCATTGCTAATAGGAACCCTATCTCCCAACTCAGTAAAATAATCAGAATCTAACAAAGTAACAAATTCCACTATATCATTTCTTTTTAAAATTATTAATTCCTTGTCTTGAGGAGTAAATAGCTGTTTCTGATTTAATAATAATTCCATCTGAGTTTCTACGGGCTGTTTTATAAAATAATTTACAGGTATTTTTAAGGTTTTAAGAAAGGTTTCAATACCTGAATTAGACATTTTAAAAGGATAATTGTCCTCGAAAAATTTATCAATCTCCTTAACACTTAAATTATAGATTTCCCCGTTTAAGTATTTATCCCTAATTAGTTTCATATATTCCTCCTAAATCTTCTATAGCAAATTTTAGTTTATCTAAAAAAATATTTAATCCCGAAGGATTACTTAAAAACATAGCACAATCTTTATGTGCTGGAGTAACAACTTTATGCTGAACATGCCAATCTGTGGAAGTAGTTAAAATTCTATGTATTCTATTTTCTTCTTTATTTACAGATTTCTTACCTACGTTGTCTATTTTATCTTCATCATTATCGTAACAAAATATTATCTTAGAGACAGTATTCTTAAATATTTCTAAATTGCTAATAGTTATCTCAGAGCCATTTAAAGCTAGGCAATATTTGTAATATTGTTTTAACCATATAGCATCTTTAACACCTTCACAAATTATAACAGGTTTGGTATAGTCAAAATCAGAAAAATCCTCCCACCCAAATATAGGGGGAATGTTGTTTTTATAATCAAAAATAGTTCTATACTCTTTTTTATCATAACTTCTCAAAACAAAACCTATGATTTTTTTACTGGGGGTAGCTAAAGGAATCATCCAAAAACAAGGATTTTCTTCAAAATACTTCCAAAAACTTTTAATAGGATACTGATATTTTATAGTATCCTTAACAAAAACTAAACCCACAGGTAATCCCTTCTTCAATTGAAAACATGTATAGTTTTCATTAGTTTCTGGAACTAACCCACACACAGGTATAGAATGTTTATAAAGTTTTATAAAATCCTCTAACAAACCCAATCCTCAATATTCACCCATAACAACATTATAACATAACACAAAGGATATGTCAATACCGTTACAAGATTAAATTTTAATTAAAATGAGGCAAGTATTACAAAACGCTAAGATGACAGAGTGTGGTCAATGAGCAAAAGTAATTTAGCCTAAAGTCAGTGATGACAAGATACAATTACTACTATGTAAGTTTGTATAGTTTCATTTCTTGTTATTAAGATTAATGATAGTAGTTTTCCATATACAATCCAAGCTTACTCTTCTTAACAGGTATTAATAACCTATTCTCCTCAAAGAGAGATAACTGTGAACGTGCTTTTTAACCTATTATTATAACAGGTTAGGGCTTTAAAAGAACAACTGTATGGGAAACTTCTGTAACTATTTAAGTGAGATTGCTTTTTTTATCAGCGTTTCACCCAGTACATTCATCTCTACGAGATGGTTTAACAATTTACTTACAGGGAGATTTCGTTGTTGCATACAGAAGAGTATTAACCATTTCTTCAGCATTTTACCCATCTGATAACATTTTAGCATATTATAACAATTATGTCAAGATTTTAATTCCTTCAGTTTCCGACAAGATACAATTACTACTATGTAAGTTTGTATAGTTTCATTTCTTGTTATTAAGATTAATTCTCTAAAGAGAAAAGAAATATAAATATATTTATATAATATTAAACTCTATAATAAGGAGTTTTATAAACTCCCATATCTCCAAATAAGTCTAACTTATAATTTCTTTTATCTGCTATTCTTTTTTTAAAATTATTACTAATATTTAACTCTGCTAATTCATTGAAAAGATTCTGAATAAATTCAGAATTAAATAGGTTATGTAATCTATCTGTTTTCTTAAGATTGTTAAAACTAACTATTAAGCATATAGAATTACCGTCTCTATGATAATCAAATTTTGCTTTATACAACTTTCCTAAAGCTTCCTCTTTTTTATACCTGTCTAAAATTTTCATGACATCGTAGATATCTGATTTAATTATTTCCTCTTCTTCGTCATGAAGAACATCTTCTTTTTCTAAATCTAACTTATCCATTATCTGTTTTATAAAATCTAAAGACATAAATCCACCCTGACGTATTATGTTTTCTAAATATAATATAAAAATATCCGTCGATTTAGGGTCGACGGATACAAACTTATTATAGTTAATTATTATACGCTAGGTTTAATTGAAGGGTTGCCTCCAGATTGTACATTTTTGTCTACTTTATCAGCAGTACTTTTCCTTGTTATGATACCCATAATGTTATCAATATACTGTTGAAGTTGTGGGTCCATCTGACCTCCCATAGCAGATTTAAGATATTCAGCAACTCCTAGAGCCCCTTCTTTTCCAGTTGAGTTAGGATTCATAATTTTTTCCAAAGCACTCAACATAAGAATATTTTCATTCATTAATTCTTCTGACTTAGCCTTAGCTTTACCTTCTCCAGATATACTTTTAGGAACAGTGTGTTCAATGTCTGGAGCTTTATCGTCTTTAGATTTAGCTAGTTGAGCTTTATCCACTCTTTTTTTAACTCTCTTAAGGTCTACTTTTTGAGTAGTACCTTCCCCAGATATATCACTAGGGGTAGTGTGTTGTATTTCTACTTCTTTAGCTGATTCTTGCATCTTTCTTAATTGCAGTCTAGCTATAAAGTCATAAGAGCTGTCGAATCTTTCGTTCATTTTAATACTCCTGTTTAATAATTATAACTTGTGTCTTTATTTTTTAAAACTCTCTTTAGTTCTTGTTCCAACTCCATATTATCTATTACTTCAAGAGCTTTGGATAAAGTAATTAAAGTTGGGTCAAATTTTCTAGCAAAGTTTATAATGTCTTGTACTTTATAGTTATCCCCATAAACATTACAAGTCTCTTTTTCATTAAGAACACTACAAAATTCTATTATTTTTTGAAATTTACTAATCATAGTGAGTTCCTTATAATATATCTATTTATAATATAAACTAATGTCTTCTACAGTTTATATTCCTTTATGTATTTTATTTTTTTACTAGATACTCTACTTTCGGAATGTTTAAATTCATGGGAACATTCAATACATTTAATAATTTTTGAAGTTACTATTACTTCAAAACAAGTTATTTTACATTTGTTCTCTAAAACATCTATTTTTTTATCTATTGTTTCTTTTATATTTTTTGTAATTGTCCTAAAAGTTAGGTTACTTCTACATTTAGGGCAATTGTGAACATAAGTATCTTTTAACCTCTGTGTCAGCTTATTAGAGACCTCTTCTAAAGTTATTTTACCTATTAACTGATTCAATAAAGTTTCTTTTAATAAATTATTTATCTTCAAATTTTTATTTTTACATAAATCTAATAAATCTTCTTGTTTTAAATTTCTTAGTTTACTATGTAACTTATTTATTTTATCATTTATAAGAGCTTCCCTGCTTATTTCAAAAGATAAATCATCCTTAACTGAAACAATCCCCACCTTATTTAATTTATATCTCTTTAAAACGCTACAAACTTCTTCAGAATGTTTATGATGTATAATTAAGTAGATGTAGTCAAAAAATTTAAGATATGTCCTTAGCTGAGGTATAAATCTCTTTAGATTATCTGCCTCGGACTTTATTTCATATCCTATAAAATGCTCATCTTTAAGTAATGCGAAGTCAACTCTATTCTTCCCATTTATATCATATTCGTTAATAAAAATTCCCTGATTAAAAAATTCTTTATTTTCTAAAATATACTTTAATCTTATATCTTTATCTTTAATCATACCCTTATACTTGATTATCTAAGCCTAAATATAATATAAACCTTACTTAGATATAAAATATTCGTAAACTATATAATCTTTCTCATATCTTTTCCAATTTATCGGGTTAAAAAATCCTTTGAAGAATGACCCAGAATCTTGAATAAATTTATAATCGTTTAATAATTTTTTTAAAATTCCCCCTAACTTAGTACTGTTTCTTTTATCCTGAAAAAATTTTCTAAAATTGTTATCTAATAGTTCACTTTCTTTTTTAATATATAATTTAAATGAAAGCCTGTTTTTACTGTAGTATCTAATCTCTGCCACTCTTTTTGGATTGTAGTAATTAGTTAAGTTCTTGTTCCAGAGGGTTATTTGGCAATCTAAATCATTCATAATTAACTCCTTAATATAGTGTATATCATACCACCAATAATCAATTATATCAATACATCTTGACAAAACATTAACAATATGTTACAATGTATATATAATAAATAAGGAAATATTAAAATTATGATTTATTTTTTAGACAATAATCCAGAATTAGCAGGAATCTATTTGTCGGATAAACATCTATCTTGTCAACTGGGAAGTGCTTGTACTGTAATTTGTACGGTATTGGAAAATTACACCGATTCTTCTATGCCTCAAAAAGTAATAAATAAAAGTAACGCTGTAGTTAGTTGGGCTAGTATCTCTAAATCTAATTTTGAATGGTTAGTAGAATACGCTCAATCCGTGCAACGTCATTTTTATACCATTTATGGTAAATATCATAATACTACTATAGATTTATCTTCCATTATAGTTCCTGAATTACCCAAAGGAGGACTTATGGAATTTCCTCAGTTACTTCCAGATAGGTATAAAATGGAAGGAAATTCTGTAGAAGCCTATAGAAATTATTATGTTATGGAAAAAGCTAAAATATCCAATTATAGACAAAAAGCTCCAGATTGGTTTTTAAATAAATTAGACGAGACCCAGAGAACTCTATACATGGATTATTTTGAACACATAGGTACCAATTTAAGAATATACAGGGATAGTGATACAGGTATTGTTATACAAAAAAAATTAGAGGATAGTTGGGTATCCTTAGGTAACTTAACTTTAGAAGAGCAAATACTGATTGAGAGGATACTGGATAATGGGTTTAGGGAAGGATAGCCTAGAGGAGCTGGTTTTTGAACTTTACCAGTCTGGGGAAAATAGGGAAGAGTTATTGAAGTCTTTAATCTGTACTTTTATTAATCTAGCAAATATTGATAAAGATTCAGAAGTACAATTAACAGCAAAAAGTTTATTAGAAACAGCAAAAAATTTAATAATATAAGAAATTGTATTTTATATTATAATTGAATACTATATACAATTTACTATGAAGTTTTTCTGAGCAGGTTTCCTCCTTTACTGCTCAGTTTTTATTTGTTATATTTTGAATATAGAAATAGAGCCTCATAAAGGCTCTATAACGACTACGTATTTCGATTTATACAGATGATATACGAGTAATGATTAATCTGTTAATTTTAACAATATCTGATTACATGTATTTCTTATCTCAGATATAGATATCTCTAATTTTTCATTAGTTTTTGCTTGACTGTCTAAGAACATTTTGAACTCTTGTCTCAATAGATATCTTTGGTCATTGTGTTCTAAGTTAGTATTTTTACATTTAATAGTATGGTTCTCTATTAAATTCTCTGTTTCTTCAAATATTTCTTCTTTTAATTCTTCTTTTAATTCTTCTTTACAGTCTTTTACTTTTTTATCTATCTCAGAGCTTACCCCTTTTTGCAAATTGTCCTCATAATATTTTTTAATTATATCTTCTACTACTTTCTTAAATATCCACTTACCTGCATATTTTATAATTAATACTATGATACCAATGCTACTGGCATAGTAAGCTGGTATACTTAAAAAGGATAAACAATCTTTTAATGTAGTAGCACCTAAATCTATCATATTTAATTTCCTCGTAAAATACCATTCCCTAAATATAATATAAATCAACCATAATAAAACAAGAGGGCTTTTTACACCCTCTTGTTTATTTATTTTTTAGATTAACTATTATGCTAAAGGAGCTTCTACGTATTCGATAAGTACCGTAGCAGAACCTATAACAGGAGAACCAGCTACTACGACTCTAGCAACACCTACGTTAGTTGCACCTACTGTCAAGAAAGGTCTTGATTCGTATGCGTTAGCTGTTTCAGCATCATTATCTCCAGTAGCTTGAATTTCTAAGTCGGTAGCACCGTCTACGATAACTTGAAGAGTAGCACCTGCTGAATAAACTGAGTTTATTCTAGTTGTTACTGATTTAACAATAGCATTTTCAGGGATTGATGTAGTGGAACTTACGCTCGAAGTACCAACTGTTATCGCTATGTGTTTTGCTAAACCGTTAGATGTAGCGATACCAGAAAGTAAGTTAGCTTTTGTTATTTTCTTGTTAGTGCCAGAATCGTTAATTAACAATTCATCACTGTCGTCTGCTGATGTTGCAGCCGTTAGACTAGCGATGTCTACATAACTACCAGAAACTTTACTATCTTTAAGTAAAACACCGTCTATGCTAACACCATTAGCAGGTGTTAATTCAGAGATAGTGTCCACTTTAACAGCTCCAGAGAAGGATTTGTCTCCTGTTACTGTTTCAGTACCAGCTAAATGGACAACTGCTGAATCTGTAGCTAATGTTGAAACGTCTTTACCATCGACTAAACCATCTTTAATAAGAACTGTTTCAATGGTAACACCAGCATCAAGAGTAGATTCTACGATATCATCAGTTTTTATACCACCCGAGAAATCTTTTTGACCTGTAACAACTTCAGCACCTGATAAATGGACAACTGCTGAATCTGTAGCTAATGTTGAAACATCCATACCATCGACTAAACCGTCTTTGATAAGAACTCCATCAACAGTAACACCAGCGTTAAGGGTAGATTCTAAGATATTATCTGTTTTAAGGTCATCTTGGAAATCTTTTTGACCAGTTATTGCTTCAGCACCAGCTAAGTGGACAACTGCGGAATCGACTGCCAAGCCAGCAACCAAGTTTGATTTTTGCATTTTTCTATAAGCTGTAGCAGAAGCATCGTATATAGGTAAGAAATCTCCATCTGCTATGCTTGTTTCTTCTGTTAATGTATTAAAGTTATCGTCAGCAGGTCTTCCAGTTAAATCAGTATAAGCTTTTGTAGCTAAATCTGCTAAGGAAGAACCTGTTTTGTCTATTTTAGACCATGCTATAGCTGCTGTAGCAGAAACCTCGTTGTTTGTGATTCCGCCAGCTTTAACTCTTAATATATCTGTATTTATTTCAATGGTAGAATCGTCGACTTTAACTTCTAAAGAACCGTCGACATTTTGACCTAAACCAGAACCCGCCACATCAGCGTTAATTTTATCTTTATCTACTGAATCGTTTGCTAATTTTGCTGTAGATATTCCTAAGTCTTTAACTCTTAACGTATCTGTATTAATTTCTATAGTAGTAGCATCTACGTTTACACTTAGGGTATTACCTGTTTTTGAAAGTCCATCACCAGCCAGAACTTGACCAGCACCAGAGAATTGAGCAAATGCTAACGCTGTTGTATCAACTGTGATAGGATTATCTGTAGTTAATACAAAACCTGCATCGGCTAAGGTACTACCTGCTTCTACGAAGAAGAATGAACCCGATACTACTTCGGATGCAGGGCTTCCATCAAAATCTGTAGCTCTTGTTAATACGAATGGATTGGATACATCACCGACAGCAGTTACAACATAAATACCGTTATCTACTCCTGCTACTTGGTTTTTAACTAATATTCTATCACCTGCCACAACAGCAATACCATCTATAGATAAAGCACCATTAGCATCTGCTGTTAAAGTCTTACCAACTTGAGAACCAGAAGGTGTACAAGCAGGTAACACGTCCACACTAGCTAGTCTAACAGGAGCATGTACTGTTAAACCCTGAGCTACTGAGTCTACGTATGCTTTTGTGGCTGCATCTTGAGCTACTGTAGGGTCTGCCACACTTGTTAATTTAAAACCACCCATTGATTGAGCTGCCGTAAATGCAACCGTACCATCTTTTTTAATAACTGTGGAGTCAACTGCTAATGTTGAAACATCCATACCATCTACTAAACCATCTTTAATAAGAACTGTTTCAATGGTAACACCAGCATCGGTTGTTTTTTCTGTGATAGTATCTGTTAAAACTGAAGTATTGGCTGTTAAACTGTCTACTGTAAGATTTTTTAAAGCCGAACCATCAAAACTTCTAACTTCAAAACCGTTGGTTACTTTTCTAAGCATAATGCCTTTAGGACCACCGATTAAGAAATCAGTTTTCATAGTACCTAATAACACTGAAAATAATGACATTCTAATTCTCCTACTCTTTTCTACTACGTATGTATAATTATATTAATTTTTGGCAACAAGCCTTCATATATAATATAAATTAAAAAATTTGTACTAACTTGAAAATATTACAATCTTTCCAGAACCAGTTATAGGATTTCCTGTAAAGTATATTTTTACTGTAGTATCTGCTGGGTATACATATTCGCTTCCAACTATGTAGCTACTTGCATAGGTTACATCATTATCGGTAGAAGTCATTAATCTTGAATTGTCTCCAGCATCCCCAACTGTTATACTTCCCACATCGAAAGGATTATCTATTATAAGTTTTATTTCTTCTATATTTAAATTAGCTTTTAATATCCCGATATCTAAGGAACCAGAGATAAAATCAGAATATATGAAATCTAACTCTATTGAAGGGTTTCCTCCAGATAAAGCAACTTCAGCTTCGTCTACTATGTTATTTAAGTTAGCATCGTAAACGTCTTTAACCATGATACCGTCATGACCAAGTTGTTTACCGTCCAATATATCGTCCTGACTTACAACATACCCATCCAATAAAACTAAGTCTGGGAAAGGAGATATGGCTTCCCTTACCTGAGCTTCTGTAAATTGTAAAGGTACGTTTATAGTCGTATCTTCTGCTATCTTTAGATTTCCTAATAGGTACACATAAGCTGTATTTTTTAATGATTTATTTTTAATTCTCATTATTTATTCCTCTCTACTATTTATAATATAAATGAAATAGAGTCAGTTCTCAAATATAATATAAACCCAATCCTTTTGGGATTGGGTAGAAATAAATACGTATTTATGGCTGACAATTTTTAGTCTTTATATAATTTCATAGTAGTAAGTTGGGGTAATTTTGTACCTTGAGTTTGTTCTAATAAACCTTCTTTTAGGGTATATATTTTTTCAACAGATTCAAAATTATTTATATAATAGGGTTCTGGAAACAGAGCTCCCATAACTATCAGAAGTTCTTTATACATATCTTTATATAAAGACTTAGCTTCTTCTGAGGTATCTAAAATCATAGCATATATAGAAAATATTGGAAGTATTCCCACCTCTCCTGTTAAATCTTCGGAGTCCACCACTCTTTCAAAATTAAGATAGGCATTTATAGCTACTTTTTTATCTTCAGTAGATATTAATATAGTATTTTTAACTACGTTTACTATCATTTTTAATTCTCCATGATAAACTATTATCTATGTCGGGTAATATCTTTTTATTATTTAATTTTATAGATGCTATATAGGATTCACATATAGTTCCATCGTTTAATTTTATCTCCGTCCTATTGCAAATATGGTGTATTTTATCTAGGTATAATAATATCTCTGAATTGACTTCATAGAGTTCTCCTTTTATGGGATAGTCAGAAGGTTCTAAATCTGACATTATAGGGTAATCTCCCAAATCATACATGGTATAATTAGACTCAGTAATTCTTTCACCGAAGAAAAAACAATCGGGATTATTAAATATATCCGACCTACTAAACTCCGATTTAAGAAAATTATATATAAATATCTTAAATTTCTTATCTTTATTATTTTCTATGAATAATAAATCTTGGATATTAAGATTGTTCATTTTATAGAAAAAACCTCGAATATTCATTTAAGTGCATTATAGTTTCTGATAAACTATCTTCAGATAATCCGTCATAATGTTCTCTGTCTTTATCTGTATATGAAAAGAAATCTTCATCTACATTATCTAAAGCATACTGAACATCTTCTAAGCTTATAATACGTTCAGAAACTTTTTCTTCCTTCTTATTATAGAATAGAGTTTCTCCCGTATAGGAATTACGTACTACTCCGTGTTCATATAGGCTTATTTCAGGAGAGGTATTTTCCACACAATCATCATAGTTGTAGAGTTGTTCATTAATCATTTTTTGGTTCTTCCTTCTTTTTGCTCTTTTTACTTTCTTTTTTTATTCTAATTTCTTCTGAAACAATGCCCTTTTTTAATTCTTGTAATTTTCTAATAACTAAGGATATGGCACCTGAATCAAAAAATATAATATCTACTCCTTCTTCAGTTATTTTATCTTCTATCCTTAAAGTATTATTAACTTTAGTTCTACAAATACCCAAGGATACTTGTAGTTCATGAAGACCAAATAAAACTTGACTATTCTTTTCTGCTCTTTTAATCATTTTTTAAACTCCCATTTCTACATTACTTATTCTTGTTTGTTTATTATCTTTATATATACTATGTTCTTTTATCTTTCCTTTTATAGGATAAAAACTACCTGCTGTTAAATCTAAAAACGTATTAGACATGTATGTTAAATCATTACCTTCATGTTGAAATTTATAAATGTTACATAACCCAAATCTTGTTTCTGTTTGTATTCTAGTTAAGAATTTTACGGTACCTTGAAAGTCTTTACCTACCTCCCCCACAAAACTTTGATTATTTCTATCCAAGAAATCTCTAACACTTTTATAAAGAAAGGATACTGTATTTATATCTTGGTATGACACAAATTTTTTATCGGATAATAATTTTATACTGGCTAAAAACTCGGATACCCTTCCAGACATTATATTTGTATTGTACAAATTAATATAATTTTTAGCTTCTTCAATATATTCCTCACGAGGGATATCATTTTTCATTAATTTATTCCATGCTATTATAGGAGTATTATTAGAAGTATCTTCTTTATTATATGTCCATCCCCCAAAAGCACTTTCTTCTTCACATACCTGTATAACACTGGCTAAAAATATTTCTATAGGAAAATAGTTAGCTATACTACTTGTTCTATCTTGTAAACTATTTATCATTTTATTATCTAAGATATCTACTTTAATAGTCTTCAAACAGTCTTTACAGTATAAAGCAGTAGTACATTTTTTCCTAGATACTTCGTTCACTAAAAGGTACGATTTTTTAATTTCTTTCAAACCACAACACATTTTTATTTCATTTACGTCTAATATATTAGATATCTTACCACCAGTCAAATCGTAGTCTATCTTAAAATTTTTCAAATTTTCAAATTTGGATAGTTTTGCTAAAATAACTAAATCTTTTTCTTTATTAGGAATAAATATTGGTTTATTTTGTAGCATTACCTCGTATATTTTTCTGTACCTTTCACTATTGCAATCCTTTTCATAATAGCTGTTTAATATATTATAAGATATATTGGATTCTTGCAATTCTATTAATTTATTTTTTGTTACAGCTATTTGAATCATATCACACTCCGAAGTTAAAATAGGGAAGGTAGGTTAGTACCTTCCCATATTTATAATTTATCCTCTAGTTGCACCAAGAATGAACTTATATTTTTTACTGAAGTCTAAGAAAGTTTGAGTAGAAGCCATTATAGTTTGAATGTTAGCGTCTAATCTTAGGATATCTCTAGCCAACAATACTGCATATTCACCAACGAAACCGTCTTGTAGTGTATATCTAAATATATTTTCCAATTGTTGTTTATCTGCTTTCAGTGCTTTAGCTGTTAAGCTAGAACAAAGAGCAAACATTACATCAGGGGAATTAGGGATAGGGGCTTGTTTGAAATTACCTTCTAAAATGTATTCTGGATTAGGAAGTTTAGAATACAATTTAGTGTATTGATAAAAGTCAAAACTATTTCCTTCTCCTATTAATCCAGAGATTAAAGGCATAGCATCTTCTACACTTAAATAGTTAAGAACTTCGGATACTTTTTCCCAAGAACGAGGTGTGGGGAATGCGTTATCATCAGAATTAGCATCAAATTTATGTAACATAGAATTTTGATAGTTAAGATATCCTACTACTTTTTCAGAGATGCCATTAGGTAAAGCCCAAGCTTTCCAGTCATCAATTTCTACGGTTATTTTAAGATGGGCTAATCTATTAGCTAATGCTTTAGGCATTTTATAAGCTACAGACTTATCGGTTACTTCGTTACCAGCACACATAACTAAACAGTTATCAGGTAATTTGTGCTCTCCTATCTGTCTATCTAAAGTTATCTGATAAGCTGCTGCTTGTACAGTGGGAGGTGCTGCTGATATTTCATCCAAGATTAAAAAGTTCATGTATTCGTTAGAAGGATTCATGTTGAATAATTGAGGTCTTAACCATTTAGCCACAGTTGGTTTTAATTTATCAATATTTTCTTGAGATGGATTATCTAGTATGTCTTGGTCATCCACAGATGGAACAGGGATACCTCTTAAATCCACTGGATTAAATAATAATAATCTTACATCACTCGTATGAGTTTTTTTACTAAATTTTTTACCCAGTTTTTCAACTACTTGACCCATAGCTTGAGATTTACCTATACCAGGGCTTCCCCACAACATGATAGGTTGTACTTTTTTAAATGAGCCTGTTTTTGTGTAAACATTTCCTGCATAATTAACCATAAGATTAATTAATTCATTCACTTTGAGTTTTTGTCCTAAGTTTTCAGCCATAAATAAAGTTCTCCTTTTTAAATAAATTTTCTACTTGAATTCTTTTCATATTATTATACTAACAATATAATTTAATTAAGTCAATACTTTTTCTTTTTATGTTAAGTTATTTGTTACAATTATTTCTTACCATCGTTTAGATATACAGAACGTCCAAAGGGAGCTTCTTGTATATGATTTTGAGTGAATATCCAAAGGGTAGGGATGCCCTCTGCGAGTTCCTCACATTCGTCATAGTAACATTCACCGTCTGTCAATAGAACTATACCAGCTATGTCTTCAGTTCTAAAATCATCCCTTTTATGGATAGCTTCAAAACATACCCTGAAGCATGTTCCTCCGCCAGACCTAGGTTTATTTTGAAGGACATCTTGAACATCCTCGAACTTCTGTAAACTAT